TGTAAACCGAACCTTCCGGATGGTATTTAGCCCCCTGCTCAATTTTCTTGGTGGCGTGTAGTTCTGGGAACACCGCGTCAAGAAGGTGCATGGATTCCAGCGCCTCAAAGAACACAGAAGGCTTGGGCGCTTCCATCAGCACCTTTTTCAGCTCACCGAACACACGATCTTTTGGCAACCCTAGAATCTTGTCCCTGTCGGCACACCGGCACAGACCTATGGTGGTGTGGTCTATGTCAAATCCGAGGGTAGCAGCGAACCTAGCAGCCCTCAAGGGGCGCAAAGGATCTTCATGAAAGGTGCTGGCGCTGGTGTGTCTCACAACCTTGTTTTTTATGTAGAATTTCCCGTTGAACGGGTCGATGATTTCTAATGTAAAGGGATTGAAATAGAGGGCGTTGAACGTAAGGTCGCGCCTTTTAGACGCTTCCTCCACTGACATCATGGAGTCAACTTCAACTTCTGCCCCCTTGCCGTGACCTTTGTCCCTGCGAGGGAATCCGACGTCGATTCCGTCAGCTTTGTAGATACCATACTGAGCGCCTACATAGTCAACTCTTTCGCAGACATTGAAGAGAATCTGCTCAAGCGTTGCTCTGTCTATTCCGAATACTTCAATGTCAACGTCGCTTGCAGGACGGTCCATCAGCATGTCTCTGACTACGCCGCCGGTGATGTAAGGTGTCCCGCCTGCCTCAGCTACTGCCAAACAGATTTTAATTGCTTTGGTTTTCATCTTTATGCTCCTTCTTCCGATGCGTCGGAAGTTAAATTTTTCAAAATACCCAGCTTATCTTAACCCACTTACCGTAGGCCGCGTATTTTACGGGATTAGGCTCAATACCCCTCACGTCTGGGTAACGAGCATACCCGTAGTCAAACCTCTCACATAGACTAGCTATCTCCAGCCACCGAGTTTCTCCATTTAAGGTAAGAGGAAAGAACAAAAATTTAGTGACATAGCGGGTTTCACCGTCAGCAGGAGTAGGTTTCTTTTTAGCTTTCCATCTCATGTTTCCCTCCTAGCTTACCTACAACTTGCCTAGTTCTATGTACTCAACCAAAACGTAGTCTCCAGGTAAGAGCATTACCTGAATAACTTCTACCTCTTTATTCTCTATGGTAGGGATGCCAGTGGTAAACATTGATTTGCCGTGTACGCTGTTAAATCCTAGTCTGGTGATCTTGCTACCTTCTTTGCTCTTTTTCATGATGGTATCAGTCATAGTATCCTCCAAACTTCCGACGTATCGGAAGTTATTTGCTGCCTGCCGGGTAGGTAACACCATCGATGGTTATTTCTTCTCCCAAGGACATTCCTGTGTCGGTGCGGATGGCCACGTCGTTAGTCCACGAAGTAACACCGCCGTTGAAGTATTTAGTAGGTTTTCCTGCGTAGTGCCTGTGGTTCCCAAGGAGAAGTATTACTTTCGTATCCACCGGCACCTTTCCCCAAGGCACCTTAGGCACAGGCCTTTCCGTGGCGTACTTGTTGTCGCCGTCCACGTAGAAAAGGGTGGGTTCTGCAGAATATTCAAATCTATTCCCGTTTTTGCAAAAAGGTAGCGTAACTCCAGTATTACCTACCTTAGAAAACAAAACATATACGTTTGCACTTAAAGGTGTAATGTTGGATACCTTTCCGAACCCATAAACCCTATCGTAAACCTTATCTCCCGCCTTAGCATCCGCAAACCGCTCTTTCATGTTAGCTCTCCTTATAGAATTCGTTATATGCTGCTATGGCTGCTTTTATCTTAGGCCATAAGATAGCTTTTATTTGGATGGACCCGCCATTACGCAAACATGCATGTATGGTTATACCATTGGCAATCTCTAAAGGTACCAAGTACGAGGTCACAGCCCAGGGTACGGAGTTCTCTCCAATAATACCTACACCGTTGAAGCTTAAACATACATCTTTGTCAGTAAAAGCATCTAAGCATCCTTCATATTGACCACCAGCAAACTTTCCCTTTAGTGCATGAGTAGCCTCAATCCATATGTCAGCTAGTTCAGGCGCATTGTGCTTTAATTTGCAAATTGCCTTTATATGTTTGGGCATACCAACTCCTAAACTACTTGTCTCTGTAAAACTCGTTATAGGCTACTATGGCCTCTTTGACTCTGGTGTAATAATTTATATGAATATCTTTTATAACACAGTTATCTAAGTTCTTCCCCTCACCCAAGAATAAGAACATTTCTTCTCTAAGGTGTATCCCCCAGCTTCCACCAGCCTCTTCCTCTGTCTTAAAACTTGGGGCATTCCAAGAGGCTATTATTACCCCATTCCCGTTAGAGAATGAGTAATTATGGTTACCGTCGTTAGGACAATTTGGATAGTATCCTCCACCGAACCGACTCCCAAAATGAGTCTGCTTGGTTATTTTTAAATCGAATGTGTGTTTATCTTTCGACAACACAGCTTTAGCCTTGAGTTCTCTCATTTATACCTCACCACAACTTTATAAATCTAGGATCAGGAACTCTTCCTAATATTTGGCTATACTCGATGAAAAATGTCTCCCTCCAGAGTAAGCCCCAACGAAACGAAAGCATAAGGCCAGACGGAAGTATGGCTTTGCACCTGCCTTGTACTACCTCAAACCCATATCTAGCGGCAAACCACTGTCCTATCGCTACAGGCTTATCCTGACAGTCAACTTTTATGTCCTCAGAGAGCCTGTGTAATTCTTTTTCGTTAGCCATTATGCCCTCGCTTAATTAGGGCGCACCTATTGGTATCGAACCAATGCCAGTCTAGCCTACGTGGCTAGTGCTCTCCTTGAGCTAAGATGCGCATATTTGTTAATTATCCCAATACCTATGTGGAAACTACGGATAAGAGCCTTGGAGTGTTATTGGTACTCAATTTTCACTACTAACTGTTTTGGCACACTAACTAGCCTACTCGGTCTTCGTTACTTATCTTTACAATTCTTTTCAAGGGTTATTTCGCACTAATCACATAGGTAAGGGGATAATTACTCGTTTTGATTTGTCTCTCGGCCCAAAACGAGATAAAGGCCGCGTGCTAATTTGGCTCAATACATAGTTAAGTCCCTCCTTTTCCGGGTGGTGGTAACGTTATGATGACAACAAGCATTATTAACAGAAGTATGAACGTAGTGTGAGTTCCAGGTAACACGAGTCGAACCCTCCTATCCAAGCCAGCAGGTTTTTAAGGTTGAGCATGAATAGTGCTATAACCCCAAAGGCAATAATGAAGTAAATAATCGTCACGACAATAATGTCGATCAATAGGTCTTTGTACATATTAGCCTCCTTAGCAGCTCGGAAGAAACACGGCAGGAGTCGCTTCCAAGTCTCTGAAGTACTTTTCCTGCTCTTCCTTGGTTCCTTTGGTGAATATTCTGGTAGCTTGCGCTATGAGTTGGGAGTAAATTCTTTGCCTAGCTGCTTCGATGCCCATTGTCACAACCTCCTATTTCTTCTTGGTGCTTTTCTTTATCGAAGTTATTTTTGTTGTGACCTCGAAAGTTATGGTTAAGTTCACCTTGCAGTTTCTGCATACTACTTGTACTTTATTAGAGCTGGCGTAGTTATCTATGTCCAAATATCCTGAGTGACACTTAGGGCACTTGCCGGATACTCCTGCTATTTCGTGCTGTCTGAGGCTTACTGCTACCTCTGCACTAGGAATATATTCATTCCCGTTCAAGATAAGCTCATTGATCTGTTTTGTCAGCTCTGGGTTTGGGGCGCAAGAGTGCCTCAAACATGTACGGCTTCTATATTTTCTGGGAAGAATGCATCCCTTACCTTTTCGCCAGAACCCATCTTTGCTGTCAAAGAGTTCTGACCTGACCTCTGCGCCTTCGATAGATATTTGGATATAAGAGTCGATATACCCGTGGGAGTTGGCACACCCTGTGCAACAGCACCTTTCATTAGTGTTTTGGTGTCTATGTATAAAACAAATACCATCCACAAATGAGCAGCCGTAGTCTATTGATGAAGTAAGCTCTGCCCTGCGCTCGGATTCTTCAGTCGTTATTCTTTCGTGATATTTAGAGGTTTTAGTAAATTGCGAGAAGTACTTACGATTTTTCTCAAGGTCTACCATGACCTTTCTCCTTTATTGGCGTCCCCTGCAAGACTTAAACTTGCGTTTCTCACTTGAAGGGTGAGTGTCCTAATCACTAGACGAAGGGGACTAAAAGTTTATGCGTCAAATCCTCCGCGTCGCGGAGTTGATACACATTTGCTATCTACGTACTTCCGAGTCTCAGAAGTTGCTATGTCGTACAGCTCGTTGGCCTGTAAAACTATACCAGTCGCTCTACTATTATTCCTAAGAGTCTCCCCACCCATCTGACGTGAGGCTATGAGGTACTTCAGAACGAATTCTTCTCGGCTCATATTCTACCTCAATCCTTTATTATAGCAGTGTAAGTTATACCCAGCAGCCTTACGCTGAAGCATCCTTGCATGAAGCCTCGCTATGTCAGCCGTCTCTTTAACAGCCAGCAACTTTCCGTTCAAGTAGATGTTTCTACCATCTACAGAGAAACGTTTCATGTGACCGTCAAACTCAGGTTTCTTAACCGGCTTGTGGGCAGCACAGTGAGTTCCTTCAGTAGGACAGCCACAGGTCTGGCAGCAGTTGGAGAATACAGCGTTCATGTTTGTGTTCTTCATGGGTGTTCTCCTTTGGCTGACTTCCGATACGCCGGAAGTTGCCCTCAATCCAGCATTGAGTTATGTCGAAAATTTTGGACGTAATTTGGGCGCAACTTGGTATACAGGCGCAGCTAGGCACCACGCAGCAAGCGTATTGTGGAAAATGAGATGAATTTACGAGATGAAATTTAGAAGGTAAGATAGAGATTGGTGTGTAAATAGTTGATTAAGCGCTATTTTGCACCTGCCTATAGCTCAACTCTAAGATGTAAAATCAGCACAAGTTCCGATGTATCGGAAGTTGGATAACTCTGTGCTGAAGGCTAAGCGGTAGTGAGGTGGGTGGATATGTAGAAATTGGAATTCAAGAAGGCGATGCCTTTGATGAGGATTGCTGCTTTGGTAGGAATTGCTGCGAGGAACTGTGCTGTGATGAGGAGCTTCAATTTGAAGAGAAAAAGTGGCTTGGGAAGGAACTTTTTCTTTTTGCTGAGGGTTTTAAGCGTATGGAGGAAATCTTGCTTGCGAATGTTGGAAGTAAGCATTGGTGAAGCCTCCTAGGTGTTTAATAAATTGCAACAGTCACTAATAAGTGACTTCGACAGGCGACCTCAAAGAGGCTCTTAATACCTATCTGGTAAATCTGGAAAGATCGGCCAATCACGTACAAAACCACCAGGTCTAAGTTAGGCAGCCTGTACGTGACCGGCCTGTGACTCAAAAGCTACGTAGAAACACACAACTCCGGCTATAGTGCCTTCCACTCTCAACCTCTCTTAACGTAGGAATTTTTCCAAGAATGTGGTTGCTAACTGTACTAACGCAGCTATGAGTCAGTTTGGTAGGAGAGGTGGGAATCGAACCCACGACCTATCGCTTATAAGGCGATTGCTCTGCACCAAGACTGAGCTACTCCCCTGAATTATACATTAACTTTTTCTTTCATGACAAACCTAGATACGTCTTTACCAGTAGGGCTGGTTACTTGGTAAATAAGTCCTAGTTCGGCATCTTTTATTGCGGTCAATACCTCCTCTTCGGTGTTACAAGGTGTCTCTTTGGCTCCGTAGCAATGGTATGACGTAACTATGTAGTTATTCATAACTTGTCCTTATTTGGCGTCCCCTGCAAGACTTAAACTTGCGTTTCTCACTTGAAGGGTGAGTGTCCTAATCACTAGACGAAGGGGACTGAACTATTTTATTTTCTCCTCTTTCGGATAAATCGTTCGAACTATTATCTTTCCGCTTCTCCGCAGCCTTAAGTGCATTTCTTCAGCCGCGCTAACAGCTAAGAACAACGAAGTGTAAGGAACCAGTCCCTCGCCCACAACAACCAATTTGTAAGTAAAATCACGTGTTTCTGGGCGATAGTACCTTAATATGATCGTGTTAGTGAACTCAAAAGACATGGTACACCTCCTAGTCTTTGACGGTTCTCCTCACCACTTTCCTACTTTTCTTCTTGGCAGTGGAATGCACCAGTTTCAGCACCGGCTTCTTGATGTGCCAGAGACGGGCAGCATTTCTCTGCTTCATCCCTTCTCCTTTTTTCTGGCGCTGAAGGAAAGTTTCGCCAAGACAAGACTTCTCTGCAATGGCATCGACGTCTCCATCGTCTCTGGTTACATAGACGCAGTTAGCAACCTTCGTAACCCTGTTGCAGATTGAGCACAGCACCGGCTTGTCGTCGTTCACGATGTCATACCAGGTGAAGTGTACTATTTTATGTTCCGGTCGAGCTGGAAGATCGTCTGTGAAGTCTACCATGACCTTTCTCCTTTATTGGCGTCCCCTGCAAGACTTAAACTTGCGTTTCTCACTTGAAGGGTGAGTGTCCTAATCACTAGACGAAGGGGACGTAGTTCCGATGCATCGGAAGTTTACTTGTTGGGATAGAACTTCGAGCAATGCCCGCAGCACTCCACTTCCACGTCATCATGCTCCTGGCAAATCATCCCAGAAAGCTTTCTTTTGGCGTGAGTGCAGGTAAAACAGCACGCGACTGTGGTGTAGCCGGCAAACTTCTCTTTCTTTTCCATAACTTACAACCCTCCAAAATTATTTTCATTATATAAAAGATTTTACTTGACAAAATGCAAAAAGTGTGGTATAATGTGAATCGTTCCGCTGGTCGGAACGATATACCTATAACCTAGGTATGTCCTTACCCTCGATGATGTTAGGATGACACCAGAGGAATAGGATTACCAATGCCAGAAGGATATCAATTACCCCTACCCAGAAGATGTACTTGTTAACCTTCACTTACCCTTCCTCCAAATAGACTCAGAAAGTAATCTTTGATTCTTCTTCCAAAGCCACTGAGAGCTTTTAACTTTCTTTCTATGCCCGTACTTCTGCTCATTGAGGATTCGAGAGGCTTCTTTCTTGAACTCCGCTTGTAGTTTTTCAACCTCCGCTTCATCCATGCCTCCTTTCTCTCTGCACACCTTTCCCATCTGAGCCGCTAAGGACTCAGGAAGCCAGATGTACTTTCCACAACGACGACACTTTCCTATAGCTTTATGCGAGTGGTTAGATGTCCTCTTCATTTCCCACCTCCATAACCTCTACGAGGCTCATGCGGTAGATTTTGATGAAGACGCCACTCTTTATGCCGTGATAAGCACCGAACAGCAGGCACTCCCTCATAGGCCCTTGCAGTATTTGCAAGATTTCTTTAGGGTTCCTTTCTGGCGATAGCCCCTCCATCCTGAGGTAAAGGCTGGCAAGTACGTAGACTAAACCGAAATCATGGTATGCTACAGGCTCCCAACCTGGAAGCGATAGCACGTAAAGATCCTTAACTACTATTTTAGATTTCATTTTCAGTCTCCTCGCTAGCTTCCTAGTGCTTGCTAGCTGCTTTGAGTTCCGATGTGTCGGAAGTTACAGGTCAATCACCTTCTTATATCCCAGGCCTTTGAGTACTGTCAGCTCTCCATCTTCAGGGATGCCAGAGTACAGGTTGGTGTTGTAGGTAATCATCTTCCTAGCCTCTATGAGGGCATCGGGATTCTTTTCCGGCATGATGTAGATGCCGTCACTGAGCATGATGGCTTTCAGGCCCGATCGCGGAAAGTCGATGTGGTCGGGAGCTTTACCTCCCTCCACGTACATACGCACGCGTGCAACGTTGAGGTTAGCCTTAGCCGTCTCTTCGGTTTCTGCCAAGCCGCCGTGGAAGTTGGCTTGGAGGTACACATCAAAGCCTTTACGGCTCAATCTAGCGCTAGCTTCCCACATGCGCCCTTTGGCCTTCTCTGTGCCTGCTGTCATGGAAAGTTTTCCGGTGACCTTGAATCCTGCGAGAAGCAGAGCTTCATAGTAGTTGATGTGACGTTGCATTTTCATGGCTATCTCCTTAAATCTGAGTGTTTGGTTATTTAGCTTCGTTTATCCACCGAATGAGCTTCACGAAATCTTTGCCGTAAAAGAATTGGCTAATGATTTTCTTGAGCCACACCTTGTTTTGGGCGTATGCAGGGTTCATGTTCAGCTTGGTTAGCCGATAGGCTAACTCGTCGCTGGTTATTTCACCTTTAGCGTAACTTTTGAAATGAACCTTGGCCGCGCCTTGAGTATCAGACACTTCAGTTGGTTTGTAGAGTGTCGATAAGTCCAGCTTTTCGACCACTACAACTACTGTCTCATCTCCGTCTTTCACAGTCTTTCTGACGTGCTGAAGATGCTTGCGCCACAACTTCTCTTTTTCTTCGGGCGTTAGCTCTTTTTCTTCTTTCTTTTTCATGTCCGCTCCTCCTTCCAGCGACTGGGGTTGACTTCCGATGTGTCGGAAGTTTGATGGTCCCGTTTTTGTTTAGTCTCGCTTATGGCGCAAGCACTCGCGGAACGGGATAACCGCACTTCACCCCTTTGATCCTCTTACACATTGGGGCGGAACCTTAGAAGCTCCGTATTTGCCTTTTAAAGGCACTTTCTCTGTTTAACCTAGGCTACCCTACCAGCCACCTCATCGGCGGCCATATAATCACCCGCCTTGACCGCAGAACGATAGTTTTTGATAGGCACAACTGCCTTGGTAACCTCTTTTGCTTCCGTTTCGATAACTGCCGGGAGGTTTTTGGTGCTAGCCATGCCTGAGTAGTTCCAGGAACCTCTGAGATGTCCGAAGTTAGCAGGATGGGTGACATTGCACTTACCAGCGCACACACCACATTGCCCTTCAACCCAGGGAGTGTCCTTGCCCACACTTCTAAATCCGAGCCTCAACCCGCAGGGAAGACACACTGCTTTGGGGTATGGTCGGTTACTGTTTACTGTCATTTTATGTCCTCCTTCAAACTTCCGATGTGCCGGAAGTAACATTTCACTTTAACAAAATTATGGGTGGTAATTAGACGCAATTTTAGAGCATTTTTTAGCTAGTTTTAGGTCTGCTCCTCTCCCGGACGGTTCCAGTTATATAAACCTGAAATTAAACATCACTTCCCTCTTCATCGACAAGGATCAGGTTCAGTATTTCAAGGGTTTTGTCCAACACCTTTTGAGCATCGTCTTTGTATTTGAATCCGGTCAAAGACAAAGCAGATTCAACCTCGCTTCCGTCTTTGGTGACTACCATCATCGGGAAGTATTTTCCATTTGTCCCTGCCTTTAATTTAAGCTCTATCACCACATTAGCTACGATCTTAGTCATCATGACAACCTCCTAGTTTACTTTGGAGTTTGCTGCATGTGTTTGTAGCAAGGGCATTTTCTTATTTTAGTGTTTGAGGTAATAAACCTGCAACCTTTACGGTATTCGCAAGTCTTGCAAAGCATGTCTGTTCTCCTGTTAGGGTTCCTATCAACACTCAAGATCACTGGGTGTATACTCCTAGGCTTTGGCCGACCCAACGGGAACGCCTGAGAAGGTAGTATTTGATCTGGAGTGTTGAGAGCAACCCTAGAGGCATCGTGTACCTCTAGGGAAGACATTACACCTAGTAATTAGAAGTGAGCCGCACCGCCCAACATCTTATCAGTAAGGAACTGAGTTCCTGTACGTATGATGCCGTTCGGGAACGTGAAGAATTCGCAGGCCCCACCATTCTTGATGCGCTTCATTTTCTTTTTGTTGCTGGTTTGGTCAACCATGAAGTACCTGTTCATTTTATCACCTCAGAGTTAGGAACAGGGCGGCCAGGAAGATTCTTGTCTCCGTCTCCGTACTGTTCTTGGTAGTTAGGATCACCGCAACCTGCTAGGAATACTAACAGCAGCATCAAGGCTATTGCTTTCATCTTATGCTCCTTAACTTCCGATGTGTCGGAAGTTGATTTAAAAAGTCCCGCAGCCGAAGGAGGGTAATTGACCGCGGGCAAATTGTTAGTTCCACTGGAAAATGTCTCTCCAGATAGCGAAGGTCTGCACTGTGGAGGTTTTCCACGAGGCTCTCCGTAGGCCATACACTCGTATGGTGCACTGGTCAAGCGCTACCAGTAAAGGCAGCACCGGCAATGCTACAACACCAAATACACGGTTATACCACTTTCTAACGATCATGTTAGTCTCCTTGCCTGCTCTCTTGTGCAGGCTGTTAGTCTTCCAATTTAGGATACTTCTTAAGTATCACTCTCAAGGTTACCCAAGCAACCAAGTAGCTAACCGCCAGCATTCCGAGCAATTGAAGAAAGATCATAATGCACCTCTACTTCCGATACATCGGAAGTTAGAACGAGAAGGTTAAAGTTACAAGGCTAGCTTTGGGGTTTAACCTGTCATATTCAGGCTGTATACCTCTCTTCGCGTTCTTCATTAGCCGATGTTGCGAGTAACAGTAAAAGTAATGCTGCAAGTATAGCTTTCATGCCGCCCTCCATTCTTTGAGAGGACCGCCTTTCAGTGAGAACTGGAGTTCTCCGGTTGCTTTGAAGATCATCCAGGCGTCATTAGGAAACACAACGTAGATATCCCCTAAATCCCAATCCATGGCTGTTCTCGTATCCGTGAAATCTATCTGCGGAAACTCCTCAGAAAGGAACTCAACGGCAGCCTGTAAGGTGTCATTGAACACTATGACATCAGAAGAATCCATGAGCCTTCCGGCTCTAGTTTTCATAGGGAGGGTTACTACGCGGCCGATGACATCAGTAAAGACTGTCATGGTGTTGTGATAGTGCTCTCCAGGAATTAGCCTGTGATGCACTAAAAGGAACTTGCCAAAGGCTTGTTTGTTGATGGTACGGCTTTCAAGTAAGAGTTTCATTTGATACCTCCCTGCCTGCTCTCGTGTTGACTGTCAGGCGTCTTTGAGTTTGTACTTCCGATATGTCGGAAGTTGCTACAGGTTGTTTTTAAGATAGCGCATCATAGAAACGATTTCCTTAGCAGCTAAGTTACCAAACCTAGCCGAAGTTTGCACTGTTAAGAATACTTTCCGGTCGGACTTATCCTTAAGATTATCAGGGTATGACCTCCAAATGTCATCCCCAAACTTCTTGATGTTAGGCGTTCCATCCCTATTCTTTTCCAAAGAAATCTTTTCAGACCACTCTTTGTAAAGTCTAGCAGACTGGCCTTGTGTAGGCGCTGCTGTCAAATGTTGATGCTCTTCGCCGAGTAACCTTAAAAGCCTCCAGTTGCCCTGCTTTATCTTGCCTTGGTAGAACGCAAGGGCAGCCTCAAGGGCGATGGTAACACGCTCATCCTTAGATGATATGATAAGCCCTATTATTTCATCTTCCATGGCTGTATCCCCTGCCTGCTCCCTCAATCTGGCAGGCGTCTTTATAGTGGTTGCTGCATACTTCCGACATATCGGAAGTTAGAACCGTAAAGCAGACGGATTACACCTGTATTCTCCTTTTGTGGTCTTGAAACATGAGGCTATAAGGGCAGAGAAAAGTCTCTGACCAGTAGCGTAGTAATCCGCCTCTGCTCTCGTGTGAGGCTGTTTGTGGTGTGTGTAGTCGCAGTAGTAGACTTTGCCACCTTCAGGCCAGCGGATTAGGTGGACTTTTTCTATGTAGTTCCGGCGTCCTTCAAAGTTAATGGCTAGGAACTCATCGCCATCATCGTTTTTGAAGAAAGTCCCTATTACTGTTTCAGGTGAAATACCACAAGCTAAAGGCAAGCTCATTTTTGTTCTCCCTGCCTGCTCTCGGTTGCAGGCTGCTTATCAGACTTCCGACAATCGGAAGTTGTGGTACAAAGCAACATTGAAAAGCACCCTGAAGATGATTTGCAAAGTAGCTTTGGTTCTGGGCGGCGGACAAGGCTATAGTGAAGATCACATTGAAAGTAACCTGCCAAGTCATGTGCCAAGTCATGTGCCAAGTCATGTGCCAAGTCATGTGCCAAGTCATGCGTAGGGTAATTTTGAAGGTGACATTGGAAGTAGCTAAACCCCCAAATTATCGTCACCCTCACATTGAAGCCGACCTTATACAACTTTAACAAGTTTATGGGTGGTAATTCCTCCTCATTTCAACCAAAAAACCCAAAACAATTATTCAATTTACCTACCCAGGTCCAAAACCCAGGTTTCATGCGGGTTCACGCCGTCGGACATTAGATACAAAAATAGCAGATAACTTTCAAAATTACCTGCTAAATTGTCTTAAACAAGACTTCCGATGCATCGGAAGTTTATATAGCCTGTAGTATTCTAAATCATATTCACTCCTCTTAGAAGGTAACTTTCAAGGTTACTTGCTACGTGACTTTTAAGGTCATACTTCCGATGTATCGGAAGTTACGTTGCTAGCACCTTGAAAGTAACTCGCAAGGTACAGTTTCAAACTGCCACACAAGGTCCTTTTCATCGTCTGCAAAGGTAGTATAAAAGATTGTCAATTCAAGCAGCCCCTTGTCTATCTTCATTGATACCATGTTGCCCCCTTGCCACTCTACCTTGTGGCTTGCTTTGATGTAACTTCCGATGTGTCGGAAGTTTGGCCTAGCCCCCTTTCAAACTTCCGATGTATCGGAAGTATGCAAGAAGTGCTATATATGCGTTTCTAGATTAATTAAAATACACCAATGCCAGAACGCTAATGAAAGCGCCTAGCATTGAAATGTTTTAATTAGAGTAGAAGCGGCTAAATCTTAGCTTCCATAGTAGGCTCCAATTTGCGCCTAATCTGTTTAAGCAAGTCAAGCGCGAACTCTGGCGGGGTGTCTGCGTTGATATAGTCTATCTCTTCGAGACTGGCCGAAAGGTCCATCTGTAAGGCGCGGAATTTTTCACGCAGACGGTGATTTTCGACCGCTACTGGAAGCGGAGCCGCTTCCGGTTTAATGGTAGCTATAGCGTCAGCCACTACCTTTTGCACCTTTTCCAGAACGTCTAAATCAGTGTAAATGGTGGAGAGCATACCAACTGCGAATTCATCAGTAATGGTGCGCTCAAGATTAATTAAAAAATCAGATACCGGCATAATGCCCCCTTGCCGCTCTCTTTCGCGGCTTGCTTGAAATGAGTGTAGCGAGGGGACATTAAGCCCCCTCGCCATATGTCCGGCCTAAGCCTTTTCAGCCTCAGCCGCTTCTTTTTCCAGCTTAGCTTTCATCTCCCGCTTGTAGGTGTCGAGTTCGACATCCATCGCCTTGAGTTTGGGAGCCACAAATTCAGCGAAAAGCGCGGTCATGATGTCCACGATGGTCTTGGCTTCTGCCACCGGCTCGCCGTTGTCATCAACTTCAACGAATTTCCGGGTGATCGGCCGCAGGAACGGGGTGGCAGCGGCAAGGCCCTTTTCGGCCGCCTTGAGCGCTTTTGTATCGTCATCGAGTCCGCGAATCCCCAGATGCTTGAGGAGTTCGCCTTTGTTGTTGCTGACCCAGCGGCCCATGCTAACGATACCGATAGCCACGTGGTTACGCTCTTTCGCTGCCGACTGGCAGGACATGAAGCCCGGTTTTCCGGTGGCAGGGGTCTTGTATTGATCTTCCAGCGAGGCGTAAACGCTTTGCATGAAGGTGTTGATGTCGGCCTTGCCGGTGATCGACAGGTGAATGGGGAAAACCCTTGCATAAGCCGCGTAGAGTTCAGCGCTGGATTTTCGCCCCTCTTCGTCATTCTTGCCGATCAACTCGAAGCGGGGGGCGTTCACGCGGCTCATTTCGAGCAGTTGTTCCGGGGTCACTTTTTCCCGAATTTCGTGGCCGTCTTTCACGGTAGCCTCAAGAGCAAGCGCCTTGAGTTTGTCTGCGAAGGTTTTTGCCGGCGTGGTCGGTTTCTTGGCTTCCGCGACTACCTGTGCGGCCGGTGCCTGAACTTTCAACTCTTCTGCTACATTGGCTTTTTTCGACATGGCTTAATCTCCTTGACTTGGCTTTTCGCCGGGTGACTTCCGAGCTATCGGAAGTTTGATCCCAATGTGCCCCATTGGCAGGGTTTGGAGTTCCGAGGCTCGGAAGTATGCAGGAATTCATATATGCTGAATTCCAGGCGCACCTCTGGCCTTGGACTTTCCACTACATTAGAAGATACAAAGAACGACTCAATGCGGGAAGCCCGCTTGACAGACTCTATACTGCATGACGGGTGCCAGTTTATGCCAACCTGGAAAATTACTTGCTAAGTTACTGTAATTACAAGAGAAAAAACTTTGTTAGAATCAACTACTATACCCCTTGTTTAGTATTTCTATACCACGACCGTCAATATAGTGGCGGTTTATTTAGTTAGTAAATTATAATCTGTAGTAAATACAGCTACTTAGCTAAAAAGTGCCACCGTCAATCTACTGTCGCTTTTTGGAAACGGTGTTCTATAAATGCGTAACCTGCTGTATTTGTTGGGCTTTTGCCGTAATGCAAACCGTCAATATAGTGACGATATGCTGTAACATGCTGTAGTTACTGCGCTATTTGACTTGGCACATTACCTGCAATAGCGCCCGATCGGGCGCGTTCTACTAGATAGATCATCGTTCTACCTGGCATAACACCTACATACCTACTTTAAAAGTAACGCACATGTAGCACATACCGTGCCAAGTCTGTAAGTATCCGTATTACCGTTGTTTATCGGTGATACTGAATATCATATTCACACTGAATTGACTTTGATATTCAATAAGCCTGATTCTGATATTCATTTTCAATACAATTGATAATGAAATTCAGTACACTTGCAAATGACTTTCATTATCATTATCAATTAGTTTTGATATTCACTTTCAATATCATTTGAAAGTGATATTCAATATCATCTTCCGACACGTCAGAATTAATGAGCCTGGTCTAATATTAATTTCCGATAATCTGGCACGATACTTGCTAGGGCACGGATCTTGCATTAGCATATTCCGTGCCTCATTTGTTATGTTTAATTACAAGATCATAATGTTAACCTCCTTTAATATGGCACGGTTTTTGTTTTTTCATTTATTGTACCATAGAACAATGTTTGATTGCTAGAGCGGAATAGTTAAACTTTGTTAATTAACCTGGGACAATGAGTGAGATGATAATGACTTTCATTTTCAGAGTGATATTGAAAGTCATTATCAGGTGGGGGCGGTATTGATATTGAAAGTCATTATCAATTGGCCTAACCCTATCAGTTCCACCTTAAAAATTATTTTAACCATTATATAACAACAACTTGAAAGGTTACTCTAACCACTACTATAAACACCAACTTTAACCATTATATAACAACAACTTTAAATATTACCTAACCATAACCACGCAGCCGCCATAAACATTATATAAACAACACCCTAAAGATTACTTTAATAACCACATTAAATACCTCCCACCAGATAGCTAAAAACAAAAACGCCTACCCCTTTTCAGGAATAGGCGAAATTTTTCTATAAAATAATTTTTCAAAGTTTATATAACCTAGTCCCCAAGAAGAACAATCCTATCGGGATCACCTAGGTTAATTAAAGTTCTATATAAGTTAACTCTATCAATCTGTCTAAATACTGCAGAAGGGCAATCTATCCACACAGTACCTATCTTTTCAGGTAACTCAGCAAGTCCTTGCATAAGCTCATCTGGTGTTACTGCATTTTTAAGGTTATTTACATTAAACCTTGGAACAACCACTACACCGTTGTCCTGAACTCGACTCCTGATATATGAGGTTACCCCAGCCTGCCTACCAATATTGACTCTAACTGTAGCAAATTCAAGCAAATAATGTAGTTTGCCTATACGGTCTGATGAAAACCTCTTACAATTTTCTTTATTAAGTTCAAGTAATAGATCTAGCGCTGCATGAAATACCAACATATTCATTAATTACCCCTCCCAAGCCATTATATGTTTGGCCAGAAACACTGCATTAGTAATAGGATTCTCAAGTATGTAGTCGCCTAAGCTAGTCATACCACGGTAAATACATACTTCGGAGGAGTATCCGAAGTATTCACCAATATGCCAGCCGTAGACCACGCTTTGACCATTTTCATAATTATCTGCCATTTTGACCTCCATTAGCTCCAATATACGCCCAAAATGCTGCTCCGAAGCCTATAATTAGTAATAATAAGAAGCAAAGTATCGTAAATCTCAGCATAAATCTTCTAAAAATAAAGGGCCATTTGCTTAGAAATGGACCTTTTTGGTTACTTTTCCAGTAGTCTTAGCAGCACTATAGCACTTATGTTCACTATGATTAGCACGATAAGACCATCTATGAAACGTTTGAAGTAGTACATGTTAACTACGCTTCCTCAATAAGTTCTACGCGTACACCCTCAAAATCAAGGAAAAGGTCATCTACAATAAGTCCAGTCTTAAGCTGGAAGTCATTTACAATATCAGTGAGCTGCTCTTCGAGAGCAGTCCTAAGCGTCAGTTCAGTTACAGTCATTTTAGTTTCCTTTTAGTCTTCTATTAGGTCTTTGCAAATTATGCAATAGGTTTCTTCATACATCAGTAGCCAGCGTCCACAGTTTTCACATCTGCATTCTGGGCAGCCTTTGTCACTTTTACAACTACAAAAATGTTTCTTTACAGATCGTGCGTTTGGTGTCATTAGAAATCAAACCTCGCCTGCTTGTAGTCTTCATCCTTAGCCGCCCTTAGTCCGTCTGCAAAGGCAAGAGCAAGTTGTTCCTGCGTGTCGGAGAATGATTTAACAAACCTTACCCTGCAGTCTGCTTTGATCAAGTCAACCTCATCATGAAAAAGATTAAGCACCTGTTCATTAAATCCTCTAGCGTTTATGTAGCATGTGTTGCAAGTAACTATTACTTCTATCACAGTTACTTTATCGTAGTCTTTTACCTTAGTTACTTTAACTTCACTGCCACAACAGGGACAGTAGTATTTCGTTGACATTACAGTACCTCTATATTGGGTGAGGAAGTGTTTGCTTCTTTTTCCACAGCTTCATTCTTCTTGTTAATAAGATACATGCTAAGGTAGTTTTCTGCTACAGCATTGTACCATGCCGTTTTAACTAGCGCGTATAGCCCGTAGATAAAATCTATAAGCATGAACGGAGTACTAATAACTAGAAAGAACAGTGCTGTTACCCATGCCAGTATATGCCACATCGTGCTTTTATTCATTAGTTAGTTTCCTCAACGTAGATCAGATGTGCATCTTTAAAATACCTTTCACATCTTTCTGCGAAAGCAATGGCATCCTTGTAGATGCTTGGAGGGCAGGGACTAACGTGGGGGCTAAGTGCCCTGCCGATAGCAATACCAAAAGCCTTCTCTCGGTCGAACTCATCTTGAGGGCAGCAAAGGGAGTAACCTACTACGATCTCATCCCTAATGGTTGTTGCAACGAGCATTCCTACCTTCCTTCGCTGACCTTTCCTGTTACGATAAATGTATTGACGAATCATTTTTACTTCTCCTTATTAAAATACAACGTTACGTTTTTCTTAGTCCCAAACTTCTTAGACCACTTTTTAGAAAATGAAATTATGTCTACTCTATTTTTCCACCGAGGGTGCATACTATCTTTTACTAGAAACGTTCCGTAGTTTTCTAGTATGACTTTGTCTCCATCTTTAAGATGGTATTTCTTTCTTAGGTCCTTCGATACAGCCAGAATGCCGGGAACAACTAGTTCCCCGTCACTGCCATATAGAGGAGTATTGTCAGTCTGAGCTGGTACAGGATTGTATGAAGTGACGGTGACCTTTATGCTAGATAGATTTGACAGGTCAACTCCGAGCACTTTGTCAGAAACCTGCTTGTATTGTTCTAGTTTCTGTAGTGATTCCTGTAGCTGATAGTCTTTGAGTTTAATTACACCATGTGCTGATGTTAACATTACAATTAATACTACAGATAATAGTGAAAGTTTTATGTTTAGTATTTTATGAAACATTATTTTCCTTTGAATTAAAGAGCGCCTTAAGAGTACACAGTACGTCGGGAAAAGGAGGGAAACCCTAGTACCACTGCTTAAAGCGCTCTCTCATTATTTATGCTTGCATTATACCACACTTTTGTTAATTTGTCAAGTAAAATCTTTTATATAAAGAAAATAAATTTTAATCCAGTTCTGCAAATACTTTGGAGGCATCTGACCGCACATCATCATCAAGAACTACCGCACCAGTAAGAGGATTATTTTTAGTCTGGTTGAGTAAATATATAAGTCCGTTATCCCTAGCGTATTTAGGCTCTGCTTGTTTCCAGTCCCCAGAAAAAGTGATACAAGACCCTTCTGCTAGCCGAGTTCCTATAAGCTTAATCAATTTTTTATCTAGGTCTTCTGCTTCGTCAACGAGTGTCCACGTATAAGCTAGAGACTGGCCTTTTATATAGTATGGAATCTCGAACTCCAACTGTTTTGAAATTAACATCTGACGCAGCTGAAATTCTCCTCCTTCTAGATTTTGTTCGATGGGTTTATAGAAAGGCTCTATTTTGGTATCTTTGTCTCCCTTTATAAATCCAATTTCCTGCCCACTACCTATGGGATTTCTTACCAACATTATTTTGGAATAGGTTCCTCTTTGCATTACATGGTAGAGTGCCATCCTAATATTAAGTAGAGTCTTGCCGCTACCATAGGTGCCTGCTAGTATCTTGATGGGTATGTCTTTATCGTTTAACAAGTCTAAGGCACAAGCTTGTAGATCATTAAGGGGCTTAACCACCTTAGAAGGCGGCAATTTAATCTGAACCATTTTATCTTTGGACCACTTTAGTTTGTCAACTGTAATGCCACTATCATTTTTTACTATAAGGTATTGATTTTGACAAAGATCAAATACATTATCATATGGATTTTGGTACATGTCTGCCATAGCAGCTTCTGAAAGAATAGCAGTCTTGACCCCTTTGTAAGTATTCTCATGGTCATCGTATGGATCACTTACAAGTACCCCTCTCGACTTTGCTTTGTTGGTTAGCGAAATGTCTTTAGTCAGAAGCCCCGCATTATTTTTTAGAGCGCATTCCAGAATTAAATCATCGTTATTACTATACCTTTCAGAGGAAAATTCTATATCAATATTTGGATCTTTTTCTTTAATGGCTCTGATGGCCCTTCTAGCTTCAAACCCAATACGTTCATCTGTTTTTAGCTTATCCAATTCCTGAAGAACTACAAATGGAATTTTTATATTTGGCCTATCTAACACCTCAGGATTGTAAATCAAAATGTTTGTATCCACTACAATAGTGGTGTCTACTTCTGTAAGTCTTTCAGATGAATAGTTCATTCGTTCTCCGGTAATTAAAAATAATGGCTGAGAGACTAAAAAAATCTCTCAGCCTCAAGTGTTACTTAACTTCAGCTTCTCTAGTATGTGAACAAAAGTCACATCTTTCTTCTTTTTCTCTGTACGGTCTGTATGTTCCTATGCCACAAACCTTGCACCTTTCTGTGCCACTAGCTTTACAAATTTCCATTTGCGTCTCCTATGGTGCCCGCTGTAGGACTCCAACCTACACGACCTAAGCCATCTGACCCTAAATCAGACGTGTCTAGCAATTCCACCAAGCGGGCTAATCAATTGGAGCGGGTAGTGGGAATCGGACCCACTTCTTCAGCTTGGAAGGCTGAGGTAATACCAATATACGATACCCGCATTTAATTATTTTAGAGGCACAGTAGCCTGTGCAGCTCTAAGTGTATCAACGTTAACTGGCTTGTCTAAAGTAGGAGAACAGCTAATGAAGCCGCCTATGGCAGTGTTATTAACTGTGATAGTACTACATCCTACTAAAGATAAGCATACTAAAGAAAGTAGAAGTCTCATTATTTTTTAACTTTAGGTTTTGATTCAGAACCCTCTTCCGTTGGCATGTCGCCAATGCCATTCTGCTGTTCGTTGATTTGAGTCTGTAACTTGCCTACAAGACTAGCTACTGATTTGAAAGGAAGCTCTGCGAGCGCAGAGCCAATAATTTCAACATCTTTTTCTGTTACCTTCAACGTGAATTTCATTTGTTCTCCTTAGTGTAAGTTGGAGGAGGGTTGAGGTCTTGATCCCCAAACCGTTAGGTTCCTTTAGATTTCAAGTCTAAGCCAGCGCGCTTGTCTGGTTAACCCTCCTAATACTAAATTATATGCAGTTTAATTTAAATATTTATTAATCATTTTGGTAAGAATACTTTGCAGCCTGCTTGCTACCATACGCATCTTTAAACCATCCACTACCTTCAAGCTTAAATGAAGTCTTACCTACAGTCCTATCTTCAATGGTCAGCTCACATTTGCACTCAGGGCAAATTTCATTGCCATCGTCAGTAGACTTCCTAATTACTTCAAACTCATGACCACATTCTTTGCATTTGTACGGATAAAGCGGCATTAAAACCAATACTCCTTTCGTTTAAGTTCGTCTTCGATGACATCATCTACAAACTGCTTGGCACCTTTAACGATTCTATCTTTGCGTGCATTGGAAGCTTTATAAAATTCTAATTCAACCCTAAGCCTAGCAACTTCGTTGGTTAGTCTATCTATAATTTCTTGCATCAGTTACTCCTTATCAATTTCTACTTTTACTTTACTATTATAAATTTCAATCATCATAGGGTGACATCTAAAGTTATCAGACATATCTTTCAAAACACCCTCTATTGCTAAAGAGGCAGCTACAGATATCATAACTGAAACCTCACTGATATCATAGGTCTGCTTATCAGTTTTACTTAGAGATATTACAATGTCAGGTTGTTTATTTATTTCATTAGCAAGTTTAATGTAATCTATCATTATCACTCCTCAATTATTAATGAATGCATTATACCACACTTTTGATGATTTGTCAAGTAAAAAATGCATAACATTAAAAATAATTTTAAAGTACAGGGGTAATTGGCAATAGAGCTATCTGTTGTGGGTTGGTAAGTGGTGCTAGTGTACCTTCTAGGTTATAGGTATATCGTTCCGACCAGCGGAACGAAGTTATTATACCATATAAATTCAAATTTGTCAAGTAAAATCTTTTATATAAACAAAATATATTTTAACATCGGATGAATTTTTACTTGACAAAACACAAAAAGTGTGGTATAATAACAACCGTTCCGCTAGGAACGGTATATACTATAGTACCCACAGGCTTAGACTTCCGATACATCGGAATTACCAATTACCCTCACACCACCTCCAATACCTAACACTAATAAAAATGAATATCACTTAAGATTTTACTTGACAAATCATCAAAAGTGTGGTATAATGCATTCATATAAAAAGTGCTAATAAAAATTGATCTTAACCTGTATATAATACTATTGATAGGAGTTTTACATGAAGTTTAATATATCCAATTCTGCAAAGAGAATTACCCCAGAGAAAGTTAGAAAGGACAACTCAAACATCTGGAGGTATAGTACTCACCTTCAGTCTGAACTTAGGAAAGAGAATTTCTCTAAGGCAATACCTGAAGCATACATAGCTTATAAAGAAGCTCTGGGGGAAATAGAACTTGTGTCACCTTACGATGGTGTAGATCTTAGTATGGACTTAGAGAAATTCAAAAAGAAACTTAGTAAGCAGGACAGAGAATTATTCAACCTACTGCTATTAGGAATGAAGCAAGAGGACATAGCGGCAGAAGTAGGATGCAGCCAGCCCTTAATAAGCATTAAGCTAAAGCGACTTAGAGATCAATTTAAAGATTTCTATGGTGAGGACTAACAGTGAATGACACAGATCTTATTTTGGCAACCGACCTAGAAGAATTTGAAACACCTCTTGAAGTAAAAGAGGTAAAACCTATGGTCATGTCAGTACAGAAGCACGTTGTGGCTGAGCTAATAGCCCTAAAAGGATATACAGTAACTCAAGCAAGTGAAGAAACTGGCATACCTATTTCAGCTATAAAAAGATGGAAGAAACATCCAGACTTTGCTAAGTTGGTTAGAGACATGATCCTAGAGAAAGTAGACGATATGCGTGCGTATCGTCTTGGGTTGTGTATGCAGATGATAGAGTCTAGGGTTAGGAAGGTAGAAGAACTTGGGGATTACAGTATGTTGTCTTCTAAGGACACTCTAGATATTATGGATTCAATGAGAAAAGATTCTGAGAAGCGTGATGAAAGTGAGCAATCACAGTACATGAAAACTATTGAGGCACTACTGGTAAAATCCTCCAAGCCTGTTGTAGTTCAGATTGAGGGAGGCACTAAAGGTGATTAATTTATTTGTTAGAGCTAAGGATATTTTGGTGGAGGCAAAGGAATTTCATTTAACTAGTCCTTCTTCAGTATTCAAGCTATTTATTTCTACTGTGCTGATACAATTTGCCTTTCTAAGTTTGGTGAGTGTCGGTACGCATAATGCAATCCAAGATGTTCCTATGGTGGAGAATATATGCTCCTCAGCCCATTTTTGGTGGGGACTTCTAGGACTATTTGGAGCTTGTAGTCTAACATTTGAAAAGTATATTAAGGGTAGCATTGGAGTGTTAGTTGCAGGTTATCTTTCAGCGATCTCTTCGTTAGCCCTGCTTAGTTACGACTTTATTACTACTAAACCGCCCGTTCATACTGGTGGTATTTTAGCCGCAACTGCTGTGGTTTTCCTCGGAGGGATTTTGTATGGACGTATTAAAGGAAGATAACTTTGTCAGGCATGAAATTTGTGATCTAAAACATAAGACACTTGACACAGAAGTTTCAGAGGCAAAGGACAGCATTAACGAAATCACGCACCCTTCTACTGGATACATTGCAGTAGCAATAGAAGCACTAGAAAAGAAAATTGATAAAGTAGACGCTAAGATTAATGGTTTGATTATGTTTCTTAGCTCTACTGCCGCAGGTGCCGCAGTAACTATAGGAGTAGAATTCTTTATCAAAAAATAGGAATTCAATTAATTTATGTCAAACAAACAACCAGCTAAACGTAGTGCCAAAGTACTAGACTATCTTAAGCTTAAAGGAAACATAGATTCCTATGCATTCTTGGAGCACGCAGGAAATGTGCCTCATGACGGGCAGCGTATGTTGCTGGATGCTTATCTAGAAAAAGTAGCCCCAAGCGAAGAAACTGCCGCTTTGGGGCTTACTTTTGATTATAAGTATAAGACCTTTGTAGCGGCATGTGGGCGACGTTTTGGCAAATCTTTCATCGTATCTAATCTAGCAGCAGAAGAAATGCTATATCCTAACGCTAGAGTATTGATTTGCTCGTATCGGCTAGAAAACTGCAAAGTTATTTTTAGGCAGGTTCGAGAAATAATCAAGAGTCTAGGGATAGAAATCGTAGCTGACCGGCAGAAAGAGTTGGAGCTTGAGTTAATCAATGGAGCCAATCTTTGTGTCGCCTCAAATGATAACGTGGAGAGCCGACTTGGTAACTCCGTTTCGTTGCTAATCATCGACGAGGCGAAGCTGTTCCGTCGAGAGCTTTACGAGATGTTCCTTGAGCCGCAGTTGGCCGACTATGCGCCGTATTCAAGGACGATTCTTATCAGCTCCCCTAAAGAGGGGTGGTTAGAGGAATACTACGAGCGCGGTAAATCAGAGGACATAAAGTTCGCTGACTACTGGGCAATGTCCCTACCTACTTCAACAAATCCTACAATATCCAAAGACTTCTTGGCAAGGATAAAGGCACGTACTCCACCTGATATTTGGGAACAGGAGTACGAGGGTAAGTTCGTATCTACCTCTGGTAAAGTATTTAAAGAGTTTGATCGTAAGGCCAACGTATTTTCTGATGAAGATTTTCCAAGGTTCTGGGACATGGTTCGGAGTGGGGCGCATCCACTTTTTCATTCTATCGACAGTGGTTATACTCACTACTTCGCTGGAATTTACTGCATGTATGTTGAGGATATGGATACTTACTTTGTATTTGGAGAATACCAGCAGAACAAGACTGTAACTCCTTTACATGCAGAGAATATACATAAGTATGAACGGCTTAATCACATAGAGCCCTACGTTAGGTATGCAGATCCTGCTGGAGCCCAGCAGATCGCAGATTTGACCGAATACGACCTATATTTTAACCTGTCTGCAAAGAACCTTAGAGAGTCTATAAACACACTTAACACGTTGTTCTACCAAGCTAGCAAAAGAACCAAGAGAAAGAAGATGTTGGTTCATAATAGTTGCGGAGAATTGATCAGGCAGTTAAACCAGATTCAGTGGAAAGAAGATAGTGACAATATGGCTCGTGAGAATAGTAATGGTAGCTCAAAGCCTTTTGCTCATGATGACAATAATACTGACTGGGACTTGATAGACGCCTTTAGGTACGGAGTGTTCAGTTATCTAAAAGCAGGAAAGATAGACATAACTGTAGTAGATGAAGTAGGGGTAGATTACGACCTAGACGAAGATGAGTCTAGTGATGCTTATTCATTAGAACGAGAAATGGCTCATCAGGGTATGTTTAGAATTTCTACTTACAGTGATGACTATGAATATTAGGAGATAATGATGGAATTGTTATCCAAAATGCTTGGAAAAGAAAGTAAGCAGGGCGAGGCAGCAGGCACTAAATCTGACTGCCTGTTCTCTGTTACAGATAGGCCCCCCGTAGATTATTCTGCTAAGGCTAGCAGGGCTGATGTTGTTAACTATAGAGGAATAGGGTCCACTACTTATGGGTCAGGACAGCCTCCAGTTATTTATGATAATGCTATTAAAGCAATTCAGGCATACCCTATTGTATACGGGTGTGTTAATGCTATCAGTGAGGCTATAGCGTCTCTAGATATTAAGGTATATCAGGTCAAAGGTGGAGAAAAGATCGAAGCATTAGACCATCCTTTTTATAGCTTGTTCTCTAAGCCAAATCCTTATCAAGGTAGCTATGAGTTTCTAGAGGAAATGCAGCAGAACTTGGATATAATGGGTAACGTGTTTATAGCAATTGAGAAAGGCCCCGGTACTCCTACAGGCATAGAGCTATACATTCTAGATCCTAAGTATGTGGCTCTTATACCAGACCCTAAAATTAAGGTTAAAGAGTATAGGTACTACATCAATGGAAACGTTGTCAAGTATAAACCAGAAGAGATAATTCATATTAAGTACAGCCATATTGATGACCCTTACTACGGGATGCCTCCTCTTAATGCGGCTACGGAAGTGCTTAAGTTCGAGAAAGCTAGACTTGCATACGCTAATCAGTTCTTTACTAACAACGCTATACCCAGCGGAGTGCTGGAGACTGACGGAAACTTAGGAGAGGCTTTACTTAAGAAACTTCGCAGGGACTGGTACTCTTTGCACAGAGGACTTACCAATAGTCATAATGTTGCAGTTCTGCAAGGGGGGCTTAAGTACAAGGCCATCGCTAGCCCGCTTAAAGATCTTGATTTTGATATGCTCAAGAACTTAACCAAAGAAGATATTCTTACCATCTTTAAAGTTCCTGAATCAATTCTAGGTAACCAAGCTGGTACTGGTAGCAGCGAAGGACAAGCGGCCCTTACTACCTTTTGGAGAGGAAGCATTGTTCCTAGGCTCCGACGTATAGAAAGCGCTCTTAATAGAGGTCTGTTTGTACAGGTATTTGGTAATGGAACTTTTGTGTTTGAGTTCAACCTTAAAAATGTTGAAGCTCTACAGGAAGATCGTGCAGAACAAGCTAAGTATCTGCAAGAGCTAGTAGCCTCTTCTATTATGACTCCTAATGAGGCTAGGATGGTAAGAGGACTTCCTAGGATGGAAGATGAGTATGCCGATAAGCTTCTGGTGAGTAATAGTTTCTTCGGTAACCAATTGATGCCTGTTGAAATAGCAGCGGCTGGATCAGGTGGGGCTGGAAGCACCGCTGAGAAGCCAGCAGCAAAACCTAAAAAATAATATTAATAAAATTATCGACAACGCCGTATATAATATAGTAGTTAATAGAGGTTAACCCAATGGCACATAATGATATTATAGATCAAGGCGCAACGTTTTATAGAGTAGTTACTGTTTACTCTAACTCAACGAATACTGTTGTGGTTGATCTTACTGATAAGACTCCTAGATCTACTTTGATGCTGCCTTCTGGTCAGCATGTTCAGGACTTCAGCTGTGCTATCATTAGCGCGGCAGGAGGAACTATAGCATGGTCTATGCCTAGAAGCATAACTGCAACGTTAGAAGCTAATAGGCAATACTTGTTTAATATAGACTTAGATGACGCAGACGGAGTAACTACGGATCGTGCTCTGAGTGGGCAAATTACAGTTAGGGCTGGACAGGTACTATAATATGTGGGCATCAGTTGCTAAAAGTGTGTTATACACAGCAGTTTCAGCTTTTATTAGCTCAACTGTTGTATCTTTTCCTATTTTTGCTACTACAACTAAACCACACGAAGTATTTGTTACGGTATCTGTTGAGCAGGCCGCTGTTTCTGCAGAGGGAATTCTTTACGACGCAGTTACGGGTGCATTTCTTTACGACGCGGTTACAGGTAGACCGTTGGTGGCATAGAGGTACTAATGGCAGACTCAATTTCCATACAGCAGCTATTTCAAACTGCACCTGAAGAACTTGTACCAGTCGATGAAACCTACTTGGTGTCCATAAAGAATGATGTGATCCAGCGTATGGCGTATAACCTCGTAAAAGGAAAGTCAGCTTACGAGGTCGCGGTCTTGAGTGGATTCATTGGTACGGAGGAAGAGTGGCTACAGTCTTTAAAAGGTGCCGATGCACCTGTTTTGTCTGTAGAAGAACGAGCAGCTCAGTTGGCTACAGATTTGTATTCATTGGGTCAAGCTGCTATAGTAGTAGGCCCAAAGATTGCGGGTACAGACCCTCCTCAAAGGGCTTCCACCACACAAGGAAAGGTAGATCATCTTATATCTCTGGGAATACCTTCCGACTATATTCTATGGAATATACTCGGAGAGGTTAATGAAAACATAGTTCTTTCCGCCGATAATTTAATATCCGTAGTTACTCTCACAGAACCTCTCATCACTCTGGTAGGGGAAGCTATGGCGGCACAAGATTTAACTGTGGCCTGTGTGATAACCGAACCCCTGCTGACCCAGGTAAGTAACGGAACATTTGCATCTGAGAATCTCCAAGCCTTAGTAGTGATTGACAGTCTTGAGATATCCCAAATCATCAATGGGACGTTTATTTCTGAGGAAATGGCTGTAGCTACTGTACTTTCTTCCCCAGATGTAGTTCAAGTAAGTAACGGGGAACTGGCCTCTGAGAACATGGAAGCTTCTGTTGCAATAGAAGAACCATCCTTACATGACACCAATGCAGTTATTATGGATGCTGAGTCCATGACAGTTGCTAGTTCCCTCACTGAACCTGACATTACTTGCACTGGAGGTATTCTCCTAGCAGAGAATGCGGAAAGTCTCACAGACATAACAGAGCCGAGCATCAATCAGGTATCCAATGGTGAGCTGACCGGAGTAGCTACTACGGTACAAGTCACGTATGTTGAGCCTGAGATAGTACAGCTTTCCAATGGCGAACTTACTGGGGCATCTTCCAATATTTCCGTGAGCTATGCTGAACCTAGTATTACTCAGGGTATCAATGGAAATCTTGTTTCCGAAAACATGACTTTAGAGAGTTCGTTGACGGCCCCCGCAATATCCCAGGACTCTAACGGAATCATAGCATCTGAAGGGATGACTTCTGCTGCCGCCTTAAGTGAGCCTGATCTTGTAAGTGGTACTACTGAGCTTACCGCAGAAAATATGACTGCATCCACGGATGTGACTGCACCTGTAATTACCCAGATAAGCAATGGGACGATGACCTCTGAGGCTATGACTTCTGCTACCCAGGTGACAGAGCCTGCCCTTGGTGGGGTGAATAGCTCGCCTACGTTTACCCAACAACCTACGTTTGTATCAGCAACTAATACTACCATCACAATTTCATACGGTACAAGTGATGTTGATGGGGACCATTACAAACGAGAAGCTAGTTCTAATGGCGGTGCAACTTGGTATGACGGAACAGTTGAGGATGAAACTCCAGGAGAGGGAAAATCTGCTACATTCTCGGGACTTACTGCTGGGGCCTACTATGATGTAAGACTCAAGATTACACCTTTAACAGGTGACCTTACTACGGTATATAGCAATATGGTCACGATGTATACACTGCCTGCTGCACCTACACTTTCAAGTGTGACACCTGCTAATAATCAGAATACAATTGCATTTACAGGCGCCGCTGCCAACTCTTGGAACATCTATTGGACTGATGACGGGTCCACTCCAACTTTAGCCAGTAACAAGATCACTGGAGTCACGTCACCTCATGTGCATTCAGGCTTAACTAATGGGACCACTTACAAGTATGTAGTCACCGCAGTTAAGGTATCAGGAGAGTCTGGTGTAAGTAATACAGGTACAGGAGTACCAGGAGCATATCCTATTGCTCTTACTGACGGAACCGTAGTCACTACAGCACCTATTAACCCCTTAACTGCTTTGGTATATAGTAGTGGTTCACTGTCTCAAACCGCTTCTGATACTTTCCAGATTACTGATACTACCACGGCCAAAAACGCGGCATTAAAATTTACAGCAGGGACTACATTTACCCATGAAATAGAGATTACAGCACGAGGTGCAGTTGATGCCACCAATATTATGTGGTTTGCTTTGCATGATACGGCACCGCTATCAAACTGGAGTTCAACCAACTTTAGCAATAGTCGCAAGATCATTGCAGGTTTCTACAATGTATCAGGTAACACAGGAGTCGCAGTATACTATATCAGCACTGGAGGTACTGCTACCTTCTTACAGTCAAATGGTAGCTGGAGCACTTCTTCGTATACCTTCCCATTAAGTTCTTTTACTGGGAACCAACGAGTTAGTATACAGAAGGATGCTACTAACTATATTATCACGTTGAAGAATGGTGATGGTACCACAGTAAAAACAGGTACCATCGCAATAGCATCAGTTCGTAATGGGTCAGGTACAGATTATGCTGGGATTGGTGATTATTTAACTGATTACACGGCTACTTTCACGTTTAAGATTAGGCAATAGGTAGATATTATGGCTTATTCCGATATATTAGCTAGGGTAGTAAATGGTACTTCGGTCAAATTAGTAGTGATCGGAAACTCCATAGGCTGTGCCCAAACTGCAAATGACATCAATGGCAATCCTGTAAATCCAGGTGGGACCCAAATTGCAAGTGGTTCCATGATGAAGAAATTGATTGGAACAACTACCACAGGTGCCGTAAATCCCAATTTTAATGGCACTTGGCCCGCAAAAGGATGGATTAACCAGCTATATACCTATCTCAAAAGTAAAAATACAAATAGCATCTTAATAAATGAGTCAGGGTCGGGATGGGATACAGGGGATCATTTGGGTGGAATCTCCCCCAATTCTTTTGGCACCATTCCAGAAAATACCATCAACAAGATTGTCAATACATATACCGTAAAGCCAGACATTGTTTTAGTGCCTTTGCAAGTAAACGACTGGGGGCACGGCTTAGGCTTGACGTGGTTTAATACTCATTATGCCCAAATACTTGATACCCTGATAGCAGGACTTCCCAATGCGGCTATCGTAGTGGTTATCGAAAGCCCTGTATATAATAGAAGTCAAGTCACAACCAATCCGAGTAACTACAATGTTGACATTGTAAACGAATCAGGTGGTAAATATTTTTATGATTCTGCTAGATCCATGGCTCAAAGTCGTAGTTTGGCCATAATGGATTTAAATACTGGATTGGATACTTTAGCAAAGGCAGCTACCGGTGCTGATTATGGAACCAAGCTTTACAATACCGGATTGATGGCTGATGGCTCACCTAACTATCCTATACATCCAAATCAGGCTGGGCATGATTTAATGGCCTCAGCTGCAATATCCTTTTTTGACTCATTTGGCAGTTTAGTTTTAACTAACCAGAATATGACTGTTACATCAGTCTTTACCGCACCAGCAATAACTCAGATAACAAATGGAACTCTTGCCAGTACCTCCTTAACCTCTCCCCCCACGTTCACGGAGCCTGCACTTGAGTATGCTAAACCTGTAATAACCAGATTTGAGGTTACTGGAGTTACTGGGTTAGAAGCAACCATTGAAATTGAAAGCTCTGATAATGTTGGGGTGTTAGCTTGGAAAGTAACTGAGACACCAGAACCGCCCCTACCCACGGGATCATGGATTGTTTTCTCCCCTCCTACCGCCTATACAGTTTCCCAGCCAGGAGAGATAACCCTGTATGCCTGGGCAAAGGACGAAGATAACAACGTATCCGAGTTGTTTCAAGGGCAACCAGTAACCTTCATAGGATCACTATTAGCAGAACCTATGGCTGCTGCCACTATAATTGAGGCACCTGCCCTCACCCAGATAAGTAATGGTACTTTGAGCGTAGAACTTTGCACAGTTTCAACCTCAGTCACAGAGCCTGAAATAGTTCAAGCAGTTAATGGAGTCCTCTTAGCTGAGGGTATAGAGGTAGAATACACCCTGTCAGAGCTTATTCTATCCCCTTCACGGTCCCCGACTACTACAAACCTGAGAAAACTGGACGGTTCACCAGTAGAATTATATACATTGACAGGTCAACGCCTGTAAACATCAAGGAGAAACATCATGGCTAAATATCTCGACGCATCTGTAACCGCCGCTGCTCATGCAGTAATAAAATCTGGAGCTACCACTTTGCTCCTGCTGTCTTCCTCGGAAAGCACTTATGCCGGTCTTGCGGCCAAGACGCTGGCTACCAAAACCATCAACGCTACTGGCTGGACTGTAGCCAACGGGGTGCTGACTGTCCCTTCGATCACCAGCATCAGCATCAGCACCTCTGGTACTGTGAGGGCGTTCGCGCTGACCAATGGTTCCACCATCGAGTACCTGTGCGACTACTGCGCTGGTTCCACCGATGGTACTACTGGTGGCACGGCGGTCACCTCGGGCCAGCTTTATGATTTGGCAACCTGCACCCTGACCATTAACCAGCCCACCTAACCTGATAAGTTAAACCAAATAGATACGCCTAGTAACCTAGGCGTATCTATTTTACAATTTATAACTACAGGATGTTCTTATACTGTTACCAAAAAAAAATACTAGCCCTAGAAACAGGGTCTAGCATTAATCATGACTCTGGTGAACTGCCTTCTAGAATAAGTACTGTTAATGTTAAGGTACTGTGGGAATTTATTAAAAAATAAAGTATTTGTAAAATGTATTAATAAAATATACTGCAAATCAGTATATAATAATATGAATGATAACTTAACCAAATTGTGCCTTACTTTTGCGTGGATGATACAGTAGGTTTCGTTATATAAGGAGTCGGTTGATGAAGGTAGAGACTAAAGAATTTAATATGATGGCTCCTTTCTCGCTGACAGAAAAGGATGCCACGATAGTAGGAGACGAAAACGTAATCACTATCGCAGGCTACGCGAACTACACAGGCCTTGATGCTAGTGGGAAGACTTATATAGACATCGTTGGAGATCTATTGTCTGTAGATGGTATTGACTTGTCTGTATGGGCCTCTAATCCAGTTATACTGCTTGGGCACAATAGAGATCAGGTTATAGGAAAAGGTACTAGGGTAGAAAAACGAGCAGATGGGCTTTTCATTGAATGTGAATTGCACCGAAGTGCTATGGACGAAAAAGATTGGTACAGGCTTAAGTCTGGGCTTACTTGTCACTACAGCATTGGGTTTCGCACGCAAGATGCTATGTTTAAAGAAGTGGATGGAAAAGAAGTATATTTCATTACCAAGTCCTTGCTACTTGAATGCTCTTGTGTAAATATTCCAGCAAACTCTATGTCCTCTTTTGAGCGCATCAAAGAGCTAACAGATAAAGAAACTAATGAGGAAATAATAATGACAAACATCAAAGTGAAGAGGGCCGATCTGCTCTCCGTAAAAGACCTTGAGGCTTTCAAGTCTCTCGGCGGAAATGAGGCAGAAGAGGTCGAGATTTCTGTGGCTACTTTTCTTAAGAATCTTGTGGCACAGGAAGTTGCTTCCGCTCTTGAGGCTAAAGAAAAAGAATCCAAAGAACTCCAAGAAAAAGAGGCTCAAGAACTTAAAGAAAAGGAAGCTGCTGAGCTTGCTGAAAAAGAAGCCGCAGAACAGGAAGCTGCCGACAAGGCTAAACTCGAAGAAGAAAAACAACTGGCTGATGAGCTGGCTGAAGTAAAGTCTCTCGTCGAAACTCTCAAAACCGCCCTTGCTGCGGAAGAGAAATAATTATAAATTCCTAGGAGAATAAGATGAAAGAAGAGATTGCACAGCTTAAAGAAGTAATTGAGCTTACTCAAAAAATGGCTGACTCTGCTAAAGCATCCCGAGAGGCGGAAGTCAAAGAACTTTCTGAAAAACTTGTAGAGTTGCAGAAAGAAGTTAAAGACAAGAAAATTCAGTTTTCTGATGGGTCACAGGCTGCAAAGTCTGGTGTAATGACTAAAGAGGCTGAGCGCAAAATGGACGAGCTGTTCATTGCCTCTGCTCTGCTTACCCGTAAAGACGGTCGTCTTGATGCTGAAGCCTACGCTGAAGTAACTGGCTCAGCTGATTATCGCGATGTAGTTAAGGACGCTGGGCTTACTCAGGGTCTTGGTTCTTCGCAGAACACTGGAGATGCTGTAGGTGGGGACTTTATTCCGCCGGGCTTCTCTTCCACTCTGCTTGAAGAAATCTGGCTCAAGCTTGAAGTAGCTAGTCTGTTTAAGCGGTTTAACATGACTTCTCCTACCTTCACCTTCCCGTTTGCACCTGACAGGCTCGTAGCTCGTAAAGGTACTGAGGCAGCCGCTATCACTAAAGACCGCTTTGCAACTGACCAGATTATATTCACCGCGAAGAAAATCATGGCCAACGTTGACTTTACCGACGAAATCGAGCAGGATTCTATCATCGCAATCCTTCCCCTCGTTCGTCAGAAACTCATCGAGAGCTTTGCAATCGGTCAGGAGCAGATTGTACTTAACGGCGATGTAACCTCGGGTGCTACCAACGTTAACGGCGACCTTGATGCCACTGCAGAAGATGTTCGTCTGACTGTGAATGGTCTGCGTAAGCACGCAAAAGCATCCCACAGCTACTCCATCGCATCTGGTGGTTTCTCTGCTGATAACATGCGCCTGCTTCGTACCAAGATGGGTAAATATGGCAAGAATCCTTCCGATCTTTGCTACATTGTCACTATCAATGACTACAACAAGATCCTTGGTTTCGATAACTACCAGACCCTGTATCAGTATGGTCCGGGTGCTGTAATCATGAACGGCGAACTTGGTCGCATCGACGGTATTCCGATCATCGTCACCGAGCTGCTGCCCTCTTCGGATGGTACTGCTACCACCGGTGTTGACTCTACTGGTATCGTAAATGCTACTGCAGCTAACAACGTAAAAAACATCTGTGGTCTTGTGAACAAGAATGCATACATGTGGGGCGATCGTAAAGCATTTGGTCTTGAGACTTTCCGCAACCCCTACAACCAGATGACCTCGCTCATCGGTTCGCAGCGTCTTGACTTCCAGAAAGTTCTTTCTTCTGGCGATCCGACTGCTGTGTTTGGTATCAACTACTAATCTGTAATATTGGAGGGGCTGGAAACGGCCCCTCCAAGTTAACTTGGAGATTCCTTATGGAATTGATTTGTGTAGAAAAATATAATGACATCAGATTTACTTTAGAAGTTGGGGATTCTACCTCAAAGGTTTCATACCTTACTGATGAGGAGATTGCTCAGCTTATTGCCGATTATCCTGAAAAGTTCGAGAGAGTAGGAAAGAAAGACTCAGATGAAGGTCTAGTTATTGAGACTAAGGTTCCTAAAGTAGAAACTCAAAAAGTTAAGCTGACTAAGAAATAGAGGTAGCCATGAACTTTACAACCTCAGAAAAAGTAGCAATGTTTCTAAACAAGACCTCCCTTCTTTTAGGAGAGGCTGCTACTATTGATATGCTGCTAGATATGGTTGATGGGGTTATAAAGAACTATTGTGGGTGGGAGATTCTAGCTAAGGACTACACATATACACTTAGTGGCGATGGCACCGCTACTCTATATCTAAAGCAAGCTCCAGTAAACTCAGTCGATAGCCTAGTATTTGATGATACTGATTACACCGCAGATGTTACTATCAGCACAGATGATGGAATCTTATCCTTTTCTACAGACTCAGGATTATCTTTTACCTCTGGAACAGATAACATAGAAGTAACTTATAATGCAGGATATTTGGCTGTGCCAAATGATTTAGCTTATGCTGCTTCTTGGTTGGTAGCTATTAACTTTAATAGGATTACTCAAGAGAGTATAGGAATTACTAAAGAACAGTTTCAGGATGTTCATGTGGAGTACGATAGAACTGACATCCCAGTAATGGTTAAGCATGTTCTGGATAGATACAGGCAGATAGGTATTTTTTAGGAGTCTAGTATGAAGGGAGCTACATTCGCAGCTAATAGGATGTTAAAGATAGTTGGAGTGTTTGAAGGACTTCCTAGAATTCTAAATGTTGACCTCAATACTTATGAAGTAGGGTACACTCAAATAAATGTGATGGCTACCACCGCATTTTCCAGAACCAAGACTCATAAGGGATGGTTCTCAGGAACTGCTGACATAACTAACGGTACCAGAATAATTGATAGAGTAGACGACAATAAGTACTTAGTCATGAGTATTAAAGCTGAGTATGCGGGTGGGCTTGTAGCTTTCAAGGATGCCACTTTATTTAAGGTTAACGAAATATGTAGCCTTACTAGGTTTAGCTCGAATTTAGATTCATTTGGTAGAGTTTCTACTGCCACTCCCGTGACTATAGCTACAGATATCTGGACTATGGTGAACCCTCTTACTATAGATGTAGAAGAGAGAGCAGACCGAGTTATAGACAAAGATAAGATTAAATTCGCTATTCAATCTAGCGTATCTGTTGCAGTAAATGATAGGTTTGTTACGTCTTCTGGCGAAAACTTTAAAGTAGTAGCGTACAGCCGGGCAGAAATTGAGGGACTCTTAATGGTATACGTAGTACCGGATACTAGATAATGGCCAAGATAACTTTGAAGCTAAATAGTAAAGATTTAGAGAAGCTATATAAAAATGCAGCTAAGATTGAAGCTGAGCTTACCTCTACTGAGGGGCCTATATACTCCTATATGCTTACCATAGGCAATGAGTATAAAGAGGCAGTACTTAGTGGCATAGGTAAAACCTTTGATGGAGTTCTTACTTTAAAGAGCTTTTTGGGTGAACCTCAAACAGTTAATTGGAAGAAAAATGCTAAGGCAACTTTAGCATTAAAGAAGAAAAACTATTGGAGCTTAACTATATGGAAAGCTTCAGGAGCTGTTGAAAGAGCAGTTAAGGTAGCAGAAATAAAGAGCACAAATTCAAAAGAGATATTTTCAGGGTTGGATAAAGCAGATGACCCTGAGGCATATTCTCATGCTATAAACACAGAGTTTGGTGCTGTTTCTGTTCCTGGAGATAGAGAGTATAAAGGAAGGGCTTTATTTACTTTGCTAAATGCTGTATTCAGTAGCAGCACTCCTAAGATAGTTGCTAATATAGAAAAGCAGCTTAAAGAAATAATAAACAAGCACTGGGGGAGCTAATGAAGCTACAAGACATAGAAGCTAGCATGATGCGCCACCTTTACGAACAGCTACAAGTAGCACACGGAATTAAAGTATATGAAGATATTGTTTCACAGGACTTTGAATTATATGATGAGTGGGTTGTAATTGACTCTTTAGGTAACCCTATGGGAGCTGAGCCAGTCCAACATTATTATATACATGCAGCAATAAAAAATGGAGCACCTAACGCTAAGCATAAGCTTAACGTGTTGGTGGATAAAGTAGAAGAGGTTATTAATTTAGGAACAGAGATATCTTTATACAGTTACTCTACAGGAGAATTATTAGGATACATGACAGTTAGCGATTTTAGTATGAGCCCTGTGCTGCAACATAGCGCCGGGGGAATGATGAGATCATTAGCTGTTAGTGCAGTATATGTGGCTTAACATTTAACAATTTAGATTAGGAGAAAATAAAAATGGCAACTTTGGGAAAAGAATACCAGCCGATGGTAAAAAATGTTAACGGCGTTCTTGTCGGCGTGGCGCAGGTTCGTGTTGGACGTCCTTCTGTTCGCGATGCTGGCACTGCCGCTATTAAAGCAGTCCAGTTCGTAGGTACTAGTGAGAAGAAAACTGACACTTCTACTGGTGCTTCTATTGATTACATTAAACCGCTAGACATGTCCACTGGAGGTACCCTTCCGACTGGATGCACTCTTACTTCTGCAGGTACATATACTGGAGCATACGATGGTTGCTTTATTATTAGGGCTGTAGATGCTACTTCGGTAGATATCTTTGCACCTAACGGGTATAAAGACGCAGGAGTACTACTTACTGCCTTTGATATCGAAGCATACGATATGAAAACTGCGTCAGCTGCTACCTCTGGAGCTACTATCACCGGAGTTCCTGCTACTACTGTTACTGCTGGGATGACCTGGATCGTACCGGTATGGGCGGGGTCTGCGGTGGATAAAGTTCAGACTGGCATTGTATCTCCTTACAGTATGTTCGCTAGCTCCGCTGAGTCAGTTGGAGGCCTAAAGTCAGCCTCTTTTACGCCTAAACTCGATAGCCTTAAGACTCTTGAGTCCGGCTTCCCTGCTGAGGTTCAGGATCGCATCGTTGAGAAAACCTCTGTCGATGTTAAGTTCGAGTCGCAAGAGTATACGAACGCTAATATTGCGTATCTTCGTGAGATGGTTTCTAAAGTTATTAATGATGCGAAGATGTCGTCTATCCCGGTAGAAGTTGTCTGCCGTACTCGTGGTAACACTCTCGTAACCTTCTGGATTCCGAATGCAGGTCTTACCCAGTTCCCTGAGGTAGCTCCGCAAAATGACTACTCCAGCCTTACTTGGGAGATGGGTGCGTCTAAGCAGACTGAGATTACTGGCGAAAGCGCAGAGTACAACGTCTGGCTTAAGAATGCCTCTATCTACACTGAACTTTCTTACATACACTAGCTAAGTGCTTGTTTTTATTAACATTTTTGTTTTGAGGCAAAGAGATTGCAACTCTGGGCGGTTGGTCGCCGCCCAGCCTCATTAGTACGTTAAGACTATCCAGTGACCTAGGGGGTATATGATAAAGTGTACTAAATGTAACGAAGAAAAATCATTGAGCGAATTTTATACGTCTAAAGGTAAACCATACAAATGGTGCAAAGACTGTACTAAAGAGTACAACTTAATTTGGAGAAATAATAATAAGGATAAAACAAAAAATTATCATAAAAATTATTATTCTAAAAATAAAGAAACAGTAATTGCTAGGACTTCTAGATACCAACAAGAGAATCCAGAGGTACAGCGCGCTGCAGCCAAAAAATATAGATTGGCAAACAAAGAAAAATTAAATAAGAGCAGTAGAGAGTATATTAAAGCTAACCGAGAAAAGATGTTAAAGTATAATGCGGATTGGCGAGCTAAAAATAGAGACAAGTATAATAATAGGGAAAGACACCGAAGGTGCTTAAAACGTAATCTAAAAGGTTACCATACTGAACACGATATAGAAGAGACTTTTATTGAACAACTCGGAAAATGCGTATATTGTGGAAAATCGCTAAAAGATCATTACACAGTAGACCATATTATTCCAATAACGCGGGAAGGATCTTCTGATTTTGCGTATAACATTCAACTATTATGCAAGAGTTGTAACTCTAGTAAACATAATATGAACCATGAAGAGTATCTTGCGTACATGAATAACCGCATAAATTGTTACAATGAAGATTCTAGCAAATTACTAAAACACTGGAGAAACTAATAAATGTCTTTTCAAAAGATTAATGATAAAAAATACTCAATTCGTATCGACGGAAACCTAACCGACATCGACGTGCCTTACGGAAAATCACAGGCTCTTTTCGAGGCTTTTGTAGGCTCCGGAGGTGTGATCGACTCGGAAGGAAATGTCAAGAACGACGTTATGTCTATGGTAAGAAGCTTTGGCACTGTAGGAGATATTCTTCTAAGCAAATATGGGGCTAAAGGGGCAGTAGTTGAGCAGGGGGATTGTAGTGAACTTTCTACAGGCGAGGCTATTGAACTTTTCCAGATGGCTTCTGAGATTGTTTCAGATTTTATACAAGCCATTACTCAAGCGCAGAGTCCGCAGGCGGAGCCAGTGGCAGAAGACGACAAAAAAGCCAAGAAGACTCCGAAAGCTTAACAGTAGACGAGCTAATACTAGAGCTGTCAGAGTGGAACGTAGATAGCTACCTCAGGTATAAATGGATGTTTTCTTGGAAGGAAATACTAAAGTTCTACACTAGGAAACAGAAGATCTACGTAGAGCGCAAAAAAGCTGACTTTGATTTCCTTGTGGAACTTGCTACTGCATGTCTTGGTGGAAAGAAATCTGACGGCGAAATTTCTATTGACTCTGGTGAAGGACTAGATGAAATGGATGAGGAGCAAGAAGAAGCACTTCGTAGAGCCTTAGGCGATGACTTTGACAAAGTAATGGGTAATTAATTTAAAGGCAGATAACGTCGGGGTGTACCCCAAGGGGTTATCTGCCTTTTTGTTGTATAGTGACTTCCGACACATCGGAATTAAGGGTAGGAGATATTTATTTATGGCAGACAAAAAACAGAGATTAGGAATTGAGCTATCTCTTACTCTTGAAGAAGGTAAGTTTAAGGATTTACTTGCTCAAATAGAATCCGCCTTTAGCAAGGTGGATATTAAAGGGTTTGAACAAAAGCTAACTGGTGTAGAAGCGAAGATAAGTAAAGTCGCTAAAGAAATGGCTGCCCTCAAGCACGTTAACGCAATTGATATGAAGGCAACCCTAGATACCTCAGATGTTAACGAGAAAATAGTTAAAGCAGAAGATCATATCAAAAACTTCGGCAAAGTCGCTAAAGACGTTACCGGAGAAATTTTTGCGCCCGCTATTGTGGCTAGAAATGCAGATAAATCATCTGAAAGAATAAAAAAATTCTATTCAGACCTAGAGAACTATTCTGCCAAGGCAAAGAAAAATGCTCTTGACCTTTCAGTAATACTATCTAAAAAGGTTCCCAACAATGTATATGAGCGTACAGACTATCCTGATTCAAGGACCAGAAGTGACCATGGTAGAGTTGACCCCAAAGTACTGCTGGGCCTAAAGGGGGCCAATGGAGAAGATTCTATCTTTAGGGATAAAGCTATATCTTCTGGTGGCACTCCGGATTCTGGTAAGTACTCCAAAGCAGAATGGGAAGCATTTAAAGAGAACATACGCAAAAATGGTATAAAAGATGCTATTTGGGTTCGCAAAAAGGCAGGCGAAGCTAACTATGAGATAGAAGAAGGTAATCATCGCATAATAGCTGCTATGCAGCTTGGTATGAAAAGCGTACCTCTTAGGGTAGATACTTATGCACCTACTACTAAAACGAGAGATGCTAGCGGTCTACCTGTATATACCAAACATCCGGATGATAAAGTAAGCCCGTTGTTTTCTGCCAGTTCGTCTACCAGCACGGTGGAGCAGACAGTCAACATGCGCAAGCAACTTGATGCGTTAATATCTTCGCTATCAGATCCCAAACTTACCCCGACTAAGCTAGCTGAAATAAATGCAGAACTTAAGACCCTTCAGAAAAGATTTAGTGATTTAAAGGTAGGAGACGGAGTATCAAATAACCTAGCTTCTTTGAGGTCTAAAGAAGACGCAATAGCTGCAGCAGCTAGAAAAAAAGAACTTTCTACTCTTGGAGATACCTTTGCTACCGAGATATCTAGGGAGAAAGCAAAGGCTAAAGCCCGCAACGATGCCCTTAGAACTATGGGCGATGAATGGGTAACCGAGATAAATAGAGCAAAAGCTAAGGCTAACGCTGCTACAAAAAGCAGAGAATCTGAACTTTCTGCGCTAGGAGATCAGTTCAAGCTAGAAATATCAAATGCCAGAAAAGCTCAAGCCGACCGCATTCGTGCTCTAAGAAATATGGGGGATGATTGGAAAGCTGAAATAAACGCGGCTAAAACAAAGGCTAACGCTGCGGTTAAGTCTAGGCAGTCAGAGCTTTCCACTCTAGGAGATCAGTTCAAGCTAGAAATAGATAACGCTAGAAAAGCTCAAGCTACTAGAATCAGAGAACTCAGAGCCATGGGAAGTGAGTGGCGAGCTGAAATTGCAGCAGAGCGTAGAAAGGCTGACAAATCCACGAAGTCGGCTGAGACTCTATTGCAGGCTGACTGGAATAAACAAGCTGGTACCTCTGGAGTTAAGTATAAAGCGGCTGGTGGAGGCTATGTAAAAAATTCTGTAGAAGTAGTTGACCCTTCTAACTTAGACGCTATGAGAAGGGTAACAGCAGAAGCCTATAAGATGAACGAAGCGTTTGACCACGCTAGAAAGGGCACCCACAATTTTGCTATAAAGTTCAAAGAGATGGCAAAAACTATGGCAGAATTCTACCTTATCAGAGGTACTTTCTTCGCCATATCCAACCAGATAAACAGCGCCATATCTGATCTGTTAAAGTTTAATCAGGCTCTTGCAGATACAGCGGCTATATCCAACGCCTCAGCAGAAAATGTAAATAAATTTGGCCTAGCCGCTATGATGATAGCTAGGAATTCTAAGATGAACCTAGAAGATGTCATGAAGTTAATGAATCTTCTAGCCCAGTCTGGTGTTAACGCTACAGACGTTCCGCTGGTTTCTAGAGTTACTGCTATGTTTGCTACTGGTACTGGCTCTAGCGCAGAGAATGCAGTCCGAGTTATGACTACTGCGCTGAACGTGTGGAATATTGAGGCTAGTAAATCTGCTATAGTAGCAGATACCTTAACCGCAGGTCTTAACTCTGCAAAGCTAGAGGTAAACGAACTTTCTACTGTGTTCAACTACTTAGCCCCTATGGCTAGGCAGGCAGGATTCTCTATACAGCAGACTACTGCCATTATAGCAACCATGTCGCAGATGGGGGTTAAAGCCTCTACTATCGGTACTGGTACAGGTCAGTTGCTGACTAGGCTGATGGCTCCCACCAAGGGTGTTAAAGATTTAGCTAAAGCATACAACCTAGAGCTAGATCAGCTTAACCCTAGATTGCATAAGTTTAGTGAGATTATACGTACACTCCAAACTGCTGACGGAGGTAAAGCAATTCCTGTCCAAGACTTGCTAAGAGGGTTTGGGCAGATCGCTGGTAGATCTGTTTCTGCGGCTGTATCTGCCGATGCGGATTTCTTCGAGGAAATGGAAAAAAATGTTTCTCTAGGTAATGCCTCTCTTGTAGCCTATAGTAAAACGTTAGAAGGAGTTGGAGCTAAGCTTAATGTATTAAGACAAACATTTGTGCAATTGTTTGGGTCTATAACTTCTTTTAACGGAGTGCTTGGGCTAGCGTATGACTTAGCACTTAGTCTTACTAGGGGGCTATCTACAGTAGAGGGAAAATTCTTAGCTGCAGGCGCAGCATTGACTGGGATAGTAGCTGCTATATATTCATTTAGAACTGCTATAATAGCTTTTAGTGCAGCTAATCCTTTGACTATTTGGCTGGTTGGGTTAGGGGTACTTTTATCAGGACTTATAGCTTATTTTGGTAGAGTGTCTTCAGAAGTGCAGGCTTTAGGTAGAGAACATGACAAGCTAGCTAAAGATATGGGGGCAACTCAGCGAGCATTCCAATCCCTTACTAGCATCTACGGCGAGGCTACTAAAGCAGGAAATCTTAACAAAAATATAACTAGAGAACACAAAGAAGAAATAGAGAAACTAGTAAGAACCACTCCCTCCCTTCATGGAGTTATAGATACATCCGTAACTAAGTATGGGGAGTTGGCTAGGTCTATAAAAAACGTTAATAACCAGATGGAATCCTTGTCTGATAATAACTTAAATGCTTACAATAAGCTGGTAGACCAACTTGAAAAATCTAAGTCCCATCGCGGATGGGGCGGATTCACCATGAGTTATAATGACAAATTAGCTCAAATAGATTCTGTGGAGAGAGCTTCTATAGCCAATGCCAGCGGTAACAAGGATAAAATAGCTGCAGCAAAATCTGCTGCAGAAGAAGCTAGGGCAACTTTAGAAGTTGACTTTAAAGCTGATCCCACGGTTAGAAAAATAGTTGACATGCTTCTTATTAAACAGTCTTCCATCTCATACGGTAACCCAATAGATCCGCTTAAGAATGACCCTGAAGCTCTCAACGTATCTAAGTACGTAAAAGCAAAGCCAGAGCTTAAAGGTGGCCCAGATACTAATCCATACCCTACTCCGGGTATAGGTGAAAAACCCACCAGCGGAGATACCATCACCGGCATAGATATGGCAGATGCTGCTAGAAAATTTGCCAATGATAACTCTAAACTACTCAGCCAGCTAATGCTTAGTGGAACTGAAAATGACCTAAAAGCAGCTATAGAGGATATTAAAGGAGAAAAAGACCCAGAGGTTTATGCTGAAAAGAAGAAAGCTATTGAAGGTTACATTAAAACCTTAGAGACACAAACTTTAAAAGCCTTCACAGAAGATCAAATTACTAAGATGGCAGGCGCAGTGGGGGCTGAATACGATCCTAGCAAAAAGAAGCCTTTTCAGTTTCCTAACACTGATGTTGGAAATCTAAACTACAAGAACTACACTCAGTATGTCAAAGATAATCCCACTGCTTTTATGGATAGTATCTCCAAAGTGACTGCAGAAAAAGGCTTTACTACCGCCTCTGGTATGAATCTTACGGAAATAAAAATTCCCGGCTTTAGCCCTGAGGCTGGAAATAAGCTTACTTCGGCAGGAGTAGAAAAGCAGTTAGATAAAGAACTTTCAGTTCTTAAACAAACTGCCGATCTTAAAAAAGAAGAAGCAAGGACAGCTAATGAAGTACGCAATATCGACATAGATGTACTAACTATGGAGATAGAAATAAATGCTAAGAAGAAAGAAGCATTTGAGAAAGATATTGCTACATTGAACACTAGGTCGTTAAGCAGAGATCTCACCGCAGACGAATTACAGCAGTACGAACTCATGGTGGAAAAGCTTTATACTATAGAAGATTTAGTAGAGTCCATCAAGAGAAAGAAAGCAGAAAGTGAGGATACAGGATTCTTCTCTAACTTTGGAAAAGGATCTTACTCTGCGCTAAAAGCTCAAGGAGATGTAAAGTCTAACACCCAACAGTTAGGAGCTGACATAACCAACACTACCCTAACAGGTATGAACACCTTACTTGATGAGTCAATAACTAAGCTTGCAAAGCTAGAATGGAGCTGGAAGTCATTTGCAACAACTCTAGGCAGTGTTATGCAAGATATAGTTAAAGAGCTACAAAAGTACTTAGTAAAATTATTTGTGGTGTGGTCTGTTGAGCAACTGGTAGGGATATTTAGTAGCGGTGGAAGCGGTAAGGGTGCTCAAATGTCTTCTTCCACATCTGCGGGTAATTTTACTCTAGGAGCTAACGGGCTTAGCGCTGCTAAGTTTGCTGAAGGAGGTCAGGTTCCTTTGAATGCAGGGGTAGCAAATACGGACTCGGTTGCTGCTTGGCTCACCCCAGGAGAAGTGGTTATAAATAAGCCAGCAGTGGATATGTATGGGGCAGACTACTTCCTAAAGCATAATGCTAAGAAGTTTGCTGAAGGAGGTCTTGTAGGAGGTGTTAGTAGGTCTGTAGCAGGCGCAGACTCTGGAGTGATAAACTTACAGGTCGTTAACATAGTGGACCCTAAAGATTTGCCGACTACCAGCGATACGCAGATAATTAATGTTATAAACATGGACATCGCCAAAAGAGGGGCAACGTACAAGTCTGTAAAACTAGCTACTCAGCAGTAATAAAAATACCCCGCTCAGTATTAAATGGGCGGGGTATTAATATTTTTTGCCGGTGTAATGTATATAATAGTATAGGAGGAGATTATGGAAACATATCCCACAGTAGGCTCGGATGGAAAAAGGATACCAAATCCTTCCATGCCAATAGACTATGGCATAAAGAGTAACAACATCACATTTACCTCGGACAGTGGTATAACTGATATTAGGCCCAGAGGTAGACTTAAGAATACATTTTCTTTTTCATATGTAGCATTAAACGCTATTCAGTATAAAGCCATCAGGGATTTCTACATAGCTAGAAAAGGAACTCACGAATCTTTTTACTGGGTAGATCCTGTAGACAAAACTCAGTACGTAGTAAGATTTTCAAATGAAGAGTTCATAGGAAAAAACTTTGGGCATAACACCGCCACTCCTTTGTACTCTGTAGAAATAAAATTGGAAGAGGTGCTGTAGGTGGTAGAAGATCATTTGATAAACACTATTAAGACTATGGCCAATGGAAAAGCAGAAAGATGCGGAGTAATTACTGAGTCAGGTGAATTAATAGAAATTACAAATGTATCTAATGATCCTAACAAGTTTCTTTTCAGTAGAAAAGAATGGTGCTCCTTGCTTAACCAGAAGATAAACATAAAAGTTATTTGGCACACTCATGTCAACGGAACTTCCGACCCATCCGAAGCAGACCTAGAATTTATGAGAACAGTACAATACGACTCACTTATTGTGTCCAGTTCATCTTGGAGATATATAGAATGTCTAGAGAAATAAGTGGCCTTTTTAAAGAAGAAACACTGCTTAGAGAGCAGTCTCAGCTGCTACATCTGATATCTTTCATAGATATACCTACTACTCCAACTGCAACTACTATAAATGTAGTTGATTCTAATGATACTGCTACTTATCAAGGGGTCACATATATAAAATTCCCAGTCATGTTTAATGGGGTTGATATGACCAGCTCCGGGGAAATAAATAAAGCATCTATCCTAGTGGCTAACCCAGGTAGAATATTTCAGGACCTTATAAATAAGTATAATGGGCTTAGGGGTATAAGAGTAAAAATAATTACTGTATATGAAAAATTTACAGACAATGGTGATAGCCCAGATTTAGATGCTTATGTGGAAGATGAGTTTATCATAGACTCTTATTCTTCTACCGATACTGTTATTCAGTTTTCTCTAGATCCAGTATGTGACTTCAACATAAAAGTTCCTAGGCGCAGGTATGGCAACCTATGCTATTGGAAATACAAAGATCCAGATACCTGTATGTATGCAGGAGAACTGGCTACATGTAATAAAGATTTATCAGACTGTAGAGCACATGCCAATGAATCTAGGTTTGGTGGGTTCCCTGGAATTCCAAGGCAAGCCAGAAGGGTTAATTTTTAATATGTATCTAGACTATCTTTCATTAGCTTACGGTAAAGGCGCAGGCCGGGTTGATTGCTTTCAGTTAGTAAGATTATTTTATGAAAGAGAATTTGGAATATCCATACCTAATTTAGATTATCCAGAAGATTGGTACAATGATACTCCAAATCTTATCATAGAGAATTACAAGTCTTATGGATTTACCGAATGTGCTAATGATTCATCATATGGAGATGTGGTAGTTTTCTATGTGAACAACGTTCCAAGACATTTGGGTATAATGATTAAGTCAAATTACTTTCTGCATAGTACTAAAAATGGAGTAGCTGTCCATAGCATTACTTCTGGAAAATGGTTGTCTAGGGTAGCTATAAAATTACGGCATAAGGGTGTTCTAAATGATATTTTCTTTTCATAAAGATTTAATAAAATATGTAAAATTTCAGGATACGATTGAAATAAAGAAGCCTACGCTTATTCAATCCTTCGAGCAACTTATGCTTGAATATCCTCAGTTGTACGTATTTTTGGCAGAAAATGGATGGGAAGAGGCTTCTAAGACATCCTTCAAATTAAATGATATTTACATTATAGATACTAAAGAGCTGCACACTAAAGTAGTTGAGTCTGATGTTGTATTTGTTGGTAGAGATATACCACAAGGCGAAAGTGCAGTATTTAAGATAGCTGCTGCCGCAGTAATAGCCGCCGTTAATGCTATGACGGCTAACAACCCTTACGTGTACGCATTCGCAGCTTCTTTAGCTCTAGGTGGAGTTTCAGAGCTAGTAATGGGGCAACCTCAACTTCCTACTTTTGATTCTGGAACAAGTACATCGGCAACATATACCTTTTCTGGTATAAAGAATACCACAGTCATTGGTACTCCTATCGGTATAGTGTATGGAACTCATAGAGTCGGTGGGCATATTATTAATGCCTACAACGATGTAATTGGAGAAGACACTGTAGGTAACTCAAGCTGGCTGCGTATGCAGATAGGTTTGTGTGAGGGAGAGATAAGTCAAGTTGAGCCTTCTTCTATTGAAATAAATGGTCGTAGAGCCTCTGCTTACCCCAAGTCCGATATTGGAGTTTTACTCAGGTACGGGGACTCCGCGCAGTTACCTCCGGACAGTCCTGTAATCGTGGCTGAAGATGCTACAAGTACCATCGTCCCTAACGTTAGAAACTTTCCCATCTACCAAAATGGGAATACTTATGATAGACACTACTCAGTGGAGTACACGTTAGAAACTCCAGCCACTAGTGTGGATATCTACATGTCAGCTTATTGGAGCATCTTCTGGCCGGTGAAGTTCACAGTATATTGGAAAGAAGCCAGCGATCTGGGAGACTACTCTAATGTGTCTGGGCCATTCTGGGGTCCGAAGCCTATCTATGATAATCAAGACACAGTGGCCATTCCACCTACTATTTCTACGGTTGTATTTCCTGCAACTGGGATGTATAAAATAAAAATAGTTCCGCTTACTTCTACTAACTTAGATGTATATGGGTGTGCTAGGCCTGTTACTCCTCCGTCGATAGAAGGTATTCCTCCTCTGCCTGAAGGAGCTATGTCGGTATTAGACCCTTACGTAGTTAAATATGTGATCCATAACTCAGGGGTACAAAATACTGATGACCATAGCGCTATGGAATTTTTTAATAAAATAGAAAATTCTATTTCTTATAATCTACAAATAAATAATGATCCTTCTGGTACTGTGTCTGTGGATTCCCCCGGCGTTGTAGTAACTACCTCAGAAATAGTGGATTCAATAAAGGTAAATTTATCTGCTCCTGTGCTATACAAGAGTGCGAATGGAAATCTAAATGAGACAGCAGTAACTGTGAAAATATACTGGAAACTAGAAGGCAGTAGCCTATACACAGAAGATGACTCGACGACCGCCACTATAAAAGGTAAAACAAAGTCAGAGGTAGAGTACTCTTTAATGCTACCTGTGGCACAGGCTGGTATATATGATATAAAAATTGTCAGGGTCACCGAAAGTAATGAGGACAACCTTCTAATTACTGATAGGGTGTACCTTAAAGATATTGTAGAGATAATACAGGATAAGCTTATATACCCGCACACAGCGCTACTTGGTATAAGCATAAAAGCAACTGAGCATATATCTGGAGGGCTTCCTACAGTAACGTCTATTGTGAAAGGGACTAAGGTAAGTGTACCGGAGAACTATAACAGTGCTAGACGCATTATGCAAGGCAGCTATACTGGTGAATTAAAATCTACTAAAGAGTGGACTGACAACCCAGTTTGGTGTTTGTACGACCTTATAACTAATAGTAGATACGGCCTTAAAGATTACTTTAAGATCTCAGATGCTAAGCTTGGAATAATGCTAGCTAACTTTTACATCATGGCGCAGTATTGTGACGAGAGAGTGTTGCCCTCTGGTGAAGTTGTAACAGATTCTACCTCTATAGACTTTGAGGCGGCTAGGCCTAGGTTTAGCCTCAATCTGGTAATAGATCAATCGAAAACAGCTATAGAGTGGCTTACTGCTATATGTGCTACTATGAGAGGCTCTCTGTATTATACAGAAGGTTGTATATTTTTAGACATAGATAGGCCGAATAAGCCTATTACTCAGATTTTTAACATGAGTAATTTAAATGACTTCACGGAGACAGGCTCATCTATAAAGCAGCTTCCTAATGCTTATGAAGTTCAGTTTAACAACTATGCTAATGATTATGACTCTGATACTATTTTAGTAGAGGACCCTGTATACAAACTAAATCAATCTGCAGAGGAATATAAAAATACCTTGCAGCTAGTTGGGGTTACTAGTGAGGAGCAGGCTAAGGCTCTTGCTAAATATACATTGAATGTTTCTAGGCTATTAACTAAGACTGTAACTTTTAAGACTTCTACTTACGGACTTCTTTCCACTGTAGGTGATATTGTAGGTGTTCAGCACGATACTCCTCTATGGGGGTTTGGTGGTAGGATAAAAAGTTACAATCCAACCACCTTAGAGATAGAAGTGTATGAAGATATTACTGTGGAAAACGGCAAAACTTACGCAATACAGTTGGTTACTTCTGGTATAGTATCTGAAGAATTGGCGCTTGAGTCTGTACCTGCGGGCACGTATTCTACCTTTACTTTAACTAGTACTCCTAGCACCGCTCCTACCGCAGATGACGTATATGTATTAGGCGAGTATACCAAAGTACTAAAGCCTTTTAAGATAGTATCTGTAGCTAGAGATAAAGATGAGGTAGTGCAGCTAACTTGTGTAGAATATGATGAGTCGGTATACTCTGATGATCTAACCGACCTGCCCATTACCACAGCCATACCTAACTACTCTCAGCTTAATCTAACTCCAGATAGGTCTGTGAAGAACGTTAAGGCAGAGCCTTATATTTACACTGATAGTTCTGGAGTATTGAAAACTGGGGCTACTGTCTACTATACCCCGCCTTCTAATAACCTTTTCTGGTTAGGAGTTACAGTATTTTATGGGAAGGGTGGAGTATACTCACAGGCTCCTATAGACACTACTGGGGTAGTATTTATTCCTGAGATAACGGAAGAAGGGGATTACTTGTTCTTATGTGTGTCTAAATATACAGACGGAACTACTCAAACTATAAATGAAGTCTTAGATGATACAGTTAATAATCCCTATTACTCACTATTTATAACTCCGTATGTAGACAACACTGAATTCATGAAGGGCATAACTGGATTGCAGCTAGTGGGGCAGGCTAATGATACCAACTTTGTTGGTAGAGATGCTAAGTTTACTTGGAGAAAACCCGCAACTATTAACTTTAACCTAAATGACTATGCAGTAGATACCCCCTTAGGAGTCTCTACTTCTGATAGCTGGCTTAAGGAATACAGGGTGGAAATAAGAACGGTTGCGGGAACAGTACTGAGGACTTCAATAGTATATGACGAAGCTTACACATACACTTACGAACAGAATTACTCTGATACTAGTTCTCTGCCAACTAGAGAATTTACTGCAGTAGTTTACGCCATAGATCGACTAGGAAGGGCAAGTAATCCTGTGAGCCTAACAGTAAAAAATCCTGCGCCAAGCGCGGTGATCTAAGGATAATATATGATAAGCGTTACAGGAAGCATAGGAAGTTTTTCTATAACTTGGACTCCAGTGTATGAACCAGACGTGGCCGGCTATGTAATTTGCGCGGAGCCGGGCACGTCTGATTTTGCAGTGTCTGGGAGTAATGTAATAAACATAGGTCCTGAGGCATCCTTTACTTATTACACTAACGTGGTTGGTGATTTTGCAGTAAAGGTAGCAGCTTATGATAGTTTCAGCGATCCTAAAAATCTAATCCTATCTGATCTTAATTTTTCTACTGTATATACAGTAACAGTTATAGGACTAGTAACAGAAGTTCTAGACTCTCTAAATGGACAGATAACAGAAGATCATCTGTACTCTGCTCTTAATAGCCGTATAGACCTAATTGACGACCCAACTACAGGCCTCCTTACATTGTTCCCTAGGGTATCTATGACCGAAGGGCAATATACACTAAAGCTTAATAATAATGGTCACATTGCTGGGTTCGGTTTAGCTAACACTGCGTATAACGGCGTTCCTAGCAGTGAGTTTATGATACTCGCAGATAAGTTCAAAGTAGTTAACCCCTCATTACCTGATGACAAAAAACAAGTGTTTACGGTGGGCACGGTAAATGGTGTTACCGGAGTGGTGGGTATTAACGGGGCATTGATAATAGACGGGTCCTTAGTAGTATCCCAAAACGTATCTGTAGGCGGGTCAGTAAGCATTGGTGGAGCTACCTTAACATTTTCAGCCCCAACGCCTTCTGGGATAGGGGCAGTAGCTACTGACCTCACAAATGCACCTTCAACTATTTTGAATAGCAATGTCACAGCTACTTCTATAGGCGCTGTTAAGACTGACCTCACAAATGCACCTTCAGGCATCGTAAACTCAAATATTTCAATCAGCTCAAGCGGAGCACTATCAGGAGCCGGAGGCGGGTCAGTAACTTTATCCGGGCTTGGGTATACAGTTCCAACTTATGATTTGATTGGAGGAACTAAGCCTCCAACTGACGCAGATAAAACAAGCACCATTCTAGGAAATACTGGCACGTTGACCTTAAATCAGGCATTGACTATAAACTCTCTGCTTACTGTTTCAGGTAGTGCTGCGGGTATTACTTCTGGACTAGCTAGCTATAATGCAGATGGAACTGGATTTTGGATTAGTAAAGATACTAGTAATGCTAGAATGAGAGTTGGTACTGTAAGTGGGGGAGTTTTAACTAGCGGGTTTGTGTGGGACGGGTCAACTCTTAGTATTAGAGGAACGATTACCGCAGATGATCTAATATCTGGGTCAGAGATATACATAAATACAACGCAAGATGAAAATTCTATGGCCTTATCTGTAGATATATCAAGCTCTTCTAAGGGAGCAGTATATATTAGAAACTCAAACAGGACTTGCACCATACCAGTGCTAGATATATACTCTGGATCTAAAACAGGGGCTCCTTACTCCTCTGCCCCCGCCATAAGAGCTACCACCAATGGACCTGATATATCAGCTATAGAAGGGTTGTCTGGGTCCGGGTATGGACTATATGGATCTGGAATTAAGGGTGCAGTAAAGTTAGATCCACTAATAAGCGCTGGCACCCCAAGCACAGCTTCCTCAGTGGGGGCACTTCATTGCGACTCTAACGGAGTCTTATATATTTATACACCTACGGGGTGGGTCAAAGTAGGATCTCAGTAGAGGAGCTTTAACATGGCACAATATCAAACAGGAACAGTATCTGTAACACAGAATACCAACATAATTGCTGGAGTCGGTACTTCTTGGTTATCCAATGTAGCAATAGGGGCCTCATTTAAAGTAGCCGGAGTGCCTGCTCTTTATTCTATTATAGCAGTAGACTCTAACACTCAACTACAAATTAGCCCTAACTACGCTGGGGCTACTGTGAGTGGAGGTTCTTACCAAATAAGTACTGACTTCACCCCATCACTTGGGTTAGCTGAGATCAGCACCGGCGACTCTGAGTTTGCTTTCCACCTAACCCATGAAGTTATTAGGAAGTTGGATACAATAGTGGCTGGGAAGTGTCCTACAGCGGGTCCTGGAAGCGGGCAAGCTTTTAGTGTGGGGACTTTGAGTTCTACGGCAACATCTCACCCCACCTCCGACTCCTCCGCAGTACATCTGGCACTCAAGGCTCCGAGTGACACCCGAGAGCTTGTTGCTGGGTACGATACAACCAGTGACTTTGGGTACATTCAGTCGCGTCAGGGGGGAAATGGGTATAAGACCTTGGCGGTGAACCCGTTGGGTGGGGTTACGCTGGTTGGCACCAGCGCAGATAATGGGTCTGGTGCAAAGTTGCAGGTGGCTGGGGCTGCTTCCTTTGGGGTGCTTAACACTACAAATGGTTCTGCTTATATGCATAAGAACGGAGAAATCCGACTGTATGATGGGACTGGCGGAAACTATGTGCAGATAAAGAATGATCAGACTTCTGGAGGTGGGATTGCAATAAAGGCAGGCGGAGTTGAGAGCTTTAGAGTGTCCAACGCCGGGAATACGCTGGTCGGTACAGCAACCGATGATACAATAAATAAGTTGCAGGTCAATGGTGGAATATCTTGTCAGAACCTCACAGCAAGTTATAATGGAGTTAGCGTCGCTGCCGCTTCTACCACCGGCATCGGTATACTTGGCACACTTACCAATCACCCATTACAAATTTATAGCAACGGCGCTCCTAGGATGCAGGTAACAGCCGATGGAAGTGTGCTTGTAGGAGTTACTACTGATAACGGTTCTGGTGCTAAATTGCAGGTGTCTGGTAAAGCCACTTTTACCGACAATGTAAAGAAAAACGTAATAAACGGATGGACATCAACTACCGCTTGGGATTTTTGGGTTACAGCTGTGTCAAATACTTCAGTACGTTTGAGCATGGTAGGAAATGACGGAGTAACCAGATCAGTAAATCTCACGCTTTCATAATAAGGAGACAATAAATGGAAACTAATTACAAACAAACAGACGTAGCTGGAGAAAAATGGCAGAGGGCTTGTAGAGTTCAGATTGACAATCCGATTGGCAAAAATCCTTCTATCCTTTTTGTAGAGGAAGAAGTAGTTAACCTAGGAGATAAACAGTACACCGAACTAGTAGCTAACCTTTCAGCTCCCTTTGATGTTAATAACCAGCTGCATGTAGAACTATACACAAAACTTAATGAGTTGTATACTTTGCTGAGGACAGCTAGAGATGAGGCTGCGAATGAATAAACTAGATACGTTAGAACCAGACTTTAGAGCCAAGATAGTGGAGCTTTTAAAACAAACTGAGGCTGCTACTGGAAGGAAGTGGGGGATCAGCGACGGACGCAGGACCATGAGGAGGCAGGCAGAGATTTACGCACAAGGCAGAACTACGCCTGGGAAGGTTGTTAGTAATGCGCCTCCGGGTAGCTCAGCCCACAATTTTAGCTTGGCGGCCGACCTATGGCCCTTGACTAAAGATGGAAAAGACTTTGATTGGGGTGCTTCTAAGAGTGTATTTAAGATCATGGCAGACATTGCAGTGAAACTAGGGTTGATTGCTGGGTTTTACTTTAAGTCCTTTCTAGACATGCCGCATGTTGAGTCTCCGGACTGGAGAAAGCAGAGGGAGCTTTGGAAAGCAGGAAAACTGAAGGTGGAGTAATATCAACTAGTTAGCCTATAAAGTAGCGGGGCAACTATAGTGTTAAAAACGGCCACAAATAGAACTTTTGATTAACTTGTTAAGTAATCTTATTTATAATGGATGACAGGTAACTTCGTTCCCTGTCATCATAATTTGATTAATGTTTTTTGTTGTTTCTTTGTTTAATCAAACTTATAAATTATTAACTTTCAAGTTACTTGATAGTAACTTTCTTCATAACCTCCAAGTTATGAATGGTTCTATTATACCACATTTTTTGCATTTTGTCAAGTAAAAAATGCATCACATTAAAAATAATTTTACCAAGCGAGGATAACCATGAAGCGATTTATTTTTGCAGTATCTATGTTTTGTTTTAGTTCTGTGTCATTTGCTGGTGGAGACTTGACCTCTGACTCGAAAGGTAGGGCCGTTCAAGGATTTTCACCTGATGGCAGATTTAGTCAAATACTTACTATTAATTCTACCACCTTTGACCTTAGTAATAAGCTATCCTACAGTGTTTACACTGAAAGTGCAGGTTGCAAGGTTAGAAGTATGCCTACCTCAGACAAAGGTTCCAATAAGCAGACTACCGTACCTGCTAATAATGAGTACTTTAGGGTAGTGAATAATGCTACGCCATTTGTAAACCTTTCTGGGTGTACTTCTGCGGAGCTACAGCTGCAATAAGGGGTTAGTATGGAAAGACTGCTTATAGAGGAATGCGCCAGATTATCTGATGAGGTATATGATAAATGTATTGAAGTTGGTGATTTAGGGTTCACTGTGTCTGAAACTTCTAGCGTAGTTATCATAGCTATTAGAGGAACTGCTAATCGTAGGAACGTGGAGAGGGATATTAATGTTATCCCATACCACTTTAAGGGAGGTATGTTTTCTACTTGGGGATTTGTGAGGGCTTACAAGAAGCTTGAGGGACCAGTGTTGCAGAGGTTACCAAAGAACAAACCTGTAATATTCACAGGTCATTCTTTAGGCGGAGCTGTGGCTACTTTGTTTGCTGAGCGAATAGGAGTGGGCGCAATTACTTTTGGATCTCCTAGGGTTTATTTGAGAGGATGGTATAAGTCTACTGTAAATCATTTTAGGGTTTATATGGACGATGATCCTATTCCTAAAATTCCGGCTGTGCTTTATTGTCATAAGACGGAGGGAAATAAGATTAAAGACGCGGATAAAGAATTGATAGAGGTGTCAGACCATTTTATGGATTACTACCTAAAAAATCTTTATAAGCTTTGGCAGTAAAACTAAAGACCACTTCCGATATGTTGGAAGTGGTCTTGTTATTATTCATAATAATCCATTAGAAATTGACCGCAGGATGCTCCAATGTCTAACCCAGGAGGGATATAGTACTCATGTTGAATATTATACTTGTCAAGATATCTCCTAAATATATTTAACTTAGACTTATTACTTGCTATAGCTTTTAAAGTAGGTTTCTCATTATAGAATAAGAATTTAACATTTATGTCTTTATCTTTTAGGAAAGTACTCAAAAGTATTGCGTCTTGTTCTGTGTCATTTACTCCGTCTAATAGGGCATAATGAATTTCAACTGAATTACTGGTGTATTTTTTATAAAAGTCCACCGCCGCCAATGCCGGCATTATATCAATACTAGCAGGCATCCATTCTTTTCTGATGGAGTCTATAGTGTAGTGAAGAGATAAATGCAGTTTTACTGGTAAATTATAATGTTTAATAAGATCTACTAAAGTAAAGAACCCACCGCTATTAGGTAAACAAGTGGCTACCGCAAATCTTGTATATGGGGAGGACAATCGTTCTTTAATCATTTGCATACTAGAGATAACATTTTTAGTATTGTAAGTAGGCTCTCCGCACCCCATATACGAAATAAGCAAAACTTTATTACCAAGCGTTTCTTGTTCGTATACATATCTTACCCCCTCATATATATCTGAGTCTGTCAAGTTATAGCAATCTATTTTTCCTATGTAGTCAGTAGTATGACAGAATTTGCATCCTACATTGCACATGGTCTGTGACGGTACACATATAATATCTTTACCGTCGTCTTTATTAATATAGGACAGTTCCATTATTCTCTTATTAGATCTAACGACGTACTTGATAGTACCGTCCGTGGATTTTAATTTTTTTATTAACTCCCACATTAATAATCCACCCCTCTCTTGCTTATTTTTTGGTTACTTGTAGCAAGGTTAATCCCATACATTTTATAGTTATTCACTTTATGCTCTTCAAGGTACCTACCAGTCTTTATATAGTTAAACTTTATACGTAAGCTGAAAGGTATATCTTCAAGTTCATATCTAGTAAATAACCATATAGGAATGTTTAACGAAGTTACCTTTGAAATAAAAACAGTAAGCTCATCTAGAGGTTGGTCTAGAGGTTCGCCCCCGAATAGCATTATCTGTTTTATTACAGCAGACGATAGCACAAACTTAGGGTAAAGATCATTGAATAAATCTTTAGCCGATACCTCTTTTCCTATTTCAAAGTCCCATGTTTCAGAGTTGTGACACCCGCTACAGTGCGGGCCGTTACAGCCCGCAAAGTATAGGTCTAAAGATTGAGTTGAGAGGGAGTATTGAGTGGTTAGGAAGCGCAATCTTTGGCCTCCTTTAAGTATTGGTATAATGTCTCCCTACTTATATTAAAAGATCTTGCCACTTCAGCCTTAACCTCCCCAGAATTTACCCTCATAATAAGTTCTATCCTTTGTACGTCTGTTAATTTAGAAATATGCTTCCCCTTATATTTCCCGGCTAGTTTAGCTTTTTCTATGCCTATACGTTGGAGTTCTTTATGGTTGCTGCATTTTCCAATAGCATGTAACTTGTCATGGCACAAACTACATGCCGCTATCAGATTAGCGGGAGAGTTATCCCCTCCCATAACTCTAGGAACCACGTGGTGTATTTCTAAGCCTTCAGCGGCTCCACAAAATATACAAAACGAAGTCACCAACTCTTAAATCTCCTTATAAAATTGTCTTTCAGGGTAATCCTGCTCTCTACGAACTTTGTGCCAATTTTTAACATTTGTCAAAAAGCCAACCACGCGCGTGTAGTTATCTATCACTTCTTTACCACATACAGCACAGTATTCTTTCTTACCTACCGACATATGACCTTCAACACAACGCTGCAGATTCATATTCAAGGCAAAATAGATTACTCCGCTTTTAGCACAGTGCTTGATAAGGTCAACGACCTTAGAAGTATCTTCAACCTTCTCTTCAAGATTAAGGTGACAGATTGCCCCGCCAGAGAAGTGGCCATCGAACAACCCCTGCAGACGGATACGGTCTAGCAGATCAGCTTTAGTTACTAGAGGAATAAACTGGTTGCTGTAAATATCGTATTTATCATTATATCCAAGGAACCTATCTTTATCCGCCAGCTTGATAGATACATTTTCTCCAGGAATCTGTTCACAGTTGTGTGGAGTTTTATAAGTTTTTTGATATTTGTCGTTCTCCTCATTGATGAAATTAAGCATCCTAATAACAAAGTCCTGCCCGTACTCATTAAGAATGTCGTAGCCCATAATCTCTACGCACTCATTAAGCCCGTTAACCCCAAGGGTAGAGTACTGTTTGGAAAGTTCCATAAACCCAAGCGAGTACAGCGGAAGGTTACCGCTTTCAATACGGCTCTTGATGATGCTTCGTTTAGTATGGTTTACTCTGGCAGCAGTACCCACCAAATCTTTGAGATCTTCGAAGAACTTAGCTTCACTACCCCCACTCCTAAATGCTAGCCTAGGGAGGTTAACTGTAGTAACCCCGAGGCTACCAATCTTAGAGCTACCAGACCCGAAACTGTTAAAGTACTCATTATCAGTTTCACTGCGCAGCCTGCAGCAAGAGGACAACGTGCTACTTTTACCCATATAGAAGTTAATGAAACCAAACTCAGAATTCTTTTCTGCGATGAACTTTACGAATTCTTCATCATTAATGTTCCTTCCGTCATCTACCGAGAAGCATGCAGTAGTAACTGGGAAGGTTACGGGAGTGCGCCTCATCTCTTCATTCATTACGTCAAGGAAAAGTTCTTGAAGTTCTTTTACCAAATTAAGGTCAGGAGTGCTACCGTCAGGAAATATATACTGAGGGCAAAGACTTTCCAAGAACGCATCATCATAAATAGATACGTTAGTAAAAGGAGACTGATTTCCGCGCATGGGCTGGTTGATAGTATACACAAAACTAACAAGAGTTTCTCTAACATATTTCCAACAGTCCTCTATGCCACTAAATTTAAACCCAGCATCCGTTCCATTATTTAAAATATTTTTAACATAGTAGCTCATTACGATCAGAAGATCCGCAAGACCGGCTGCGCCGAGGGTAGAGTTGGAGGCTATAACTACGAACTGCTCAAGCTGGCTTTTGAAGCTGTAAAGGTACTTCGGAGCGATTGACTTAATCTTGTCAACCATTGGAAGACCCAACAGCATGATATCATATGTACTATAGTTGAAGCAGTAAGGGCTACCTGCTGCTATGCCATGGAAATCATTAATATAAATGTCTCCGGTAAGCTGCTTTTCTACGGTGGTGTTTGCCACTTCAAGGCCGTACAGCCTTCGCATGTGTTTCCACAGCATGAAGTAACTATTAAGTTTAAAGAACGGCTTAGGCAATTCAATTCCGTAAGCAATATTAGAAGTATCAGTTACGTTAGCATTGGCGTCAACGCTAGCGTCTGCGGTAGTGGTTGCTGAAAAGAATTCTTTAGAGAATTTGCACATGTCGAGTTGTTTGCCAATGCCTTCAAGATCGAACAGCTTTTGGCCGTACTTGCCCCTAAGGTGCATCATAAAATCAACAAATTCTCTGTCATAGCTAGTGTGAAGGTACATAAGTTACTCCTTGAAAATTTAATATAGTGCCCCCAAAACTAATGGGGGGCGATATATTATATACATAAAAACATGAAATCTTATTACTTCTTTTTATCTTTATTTGCAGTAGGAGTCTTACGCTTTTTAACGGGGACCATCTTGAGTCCGGGTTGCATAACTTCATCCGCCACGCCTAAGGCCAGAGCTTCAGCCGAATTTAAATACCAATCCTCTTTCTTACTATGCATAGCATCTAGCTGCTTTTGTGTGATGAGAGTACGACTAGTCACAATACTATCCAGCACTTTCTGAACCTTTTTGAGTTCTTCTGCTTTCTCTACTATACCCATGAGAGTTCCAATATATCCAGAGCTAAGGCTGTGGAACATGATTCTGCTATAGATAGCGCAAATTCTGACGTGAGAGACTGCAAAGATAAGGGCAGCCATACTAGAACAATCTCCGACGGCATAAGAGATCACAGGTGTATCACTCTGAACAATCTGGGAAATAATTCCCAGCCCTTGATCTACGAAGCCTCCGGGGCTGGACAACTTTATGGTTATAGGATTATTCATCCGATCATATGTCCTATCCACCGCTTCCCTTTCATCATCCATTTCATTGAACTTAGAGATTTGCAGAGTAACCTTCTCAACCATAGAGTCGTCAATAACTCCATTTATGATTATCTGGCGAACCCTAAGATGCTCTTTATAAACATCCATAGGGAAGTTTCCAGTTTGAGCCTGATCTTCACATTCCTCGCAGGACTTAGAGTCCTGAATGCCCGAACCCGCCTGTGCCCCTTTCAGTTTCATCCAGCTCGTTGACTTCTTCAAACTCTGCTGTTTTGTACTCATTAAACACCCCCTGTGCGATTTTTTCTCCATCTTTGATGCAAATCATCTCAGGGCTGTGGTTGATTACTATTGCTCCGATCTCTCCGCGGTAAGTTTCGTCGATAGTACCCGGAGCATTAAGAAGAGTGATCCCCCTCTTAAGAGCATTTCCAGACCTAGGGCGCAACTGCAGCTCATACCCGTGGGGTATGCTCATGGCAACTCCTAGAGGGATTAGCGCACGTTCGCCCGGATCTAGTGTAATAGATCCTTCCAAATAAGCGTGTAGATCTACTCCTGCATCTCCTTTTGTAGCGTATGCAGGCAAGGGATGCCTGCCATCCCTCATTTGTTTTACTTTTACATTAAGCATTAATTCTCCTATTAACCTATAAGACTTTCTTGCAGAAATCCTAACGATACCTCGGAACTGGCAGCCATCATATCTGCTAAGTGTACAATAAGTTCAGACGTTGTATATTCCTCGGGAAACTTTTTACCATTAATGGTCCAACGACCCATGTGGTGAGCAACTCCTCTACAAATAACAAGAACATCCTGTTCGGGTAACTCTCCTTTGTCATTTACAAACTGTTTCCACATATTCAGGATGTAATTAGCCCCATCAGTACCGTGGGTCTTAGTAGTGTGCTTTTGCATGACCAGTCCATATTTGCAAATATCGTGACTTACGCACGCGGACAGTATAAGATCTTTATCTCTACCTTCTACAGCGTAAGCTCTGCATAGCCTCTCAGCAAAGTATGCCACTGCCTTTGAGTGCCTTACTAGGCCTCCTGTACCATTTTCCTGGGGCGGGTGCCATTTGCCTGTGCTTGAAGAAGGGACCAGCCAAAAGTACGCTGGAGCTTTGTTAAGAAGATACTCAGTAAAATGCCTAATGTCCCCGTGCTCGATCAGTTCAAGTTCTGTTTCAAAGAACTCTTTTGCTACACTCATAGTTTAAATCCTTTTATTTGTTGCCATTCTAGTAGTTGAGATAGTGTATTACCTCCGTAGCCGTACAAGCCGTGAAACTCTATGTGGCACGGTTTGCACAAAGTTATTCCATTAATATCTATAGTTCTATAGTCCTCAAACGCAGTGTATGACATAATATGGTGGGCATTTAATGTGCCACCTTTATCATAGCCACAGCAAACGCAGGTGTATGCATCTCTTTCAAATATTAGCTTACGCCACTCTATATATTCCTCATAAGTTCTATCAGCAGACCTTTCTTCGTCTGTTTTATTAGGATTATACCTTCCATTATCCGGCCCCTTTTTGTACATAGAGCAGCCGCATGAGGTAACGTCTCCGCTAGTAAGCCTATTAGTAGCTATAAGTTTTTCGGTGCCACATTCGCAAATACATTTCCATTTTCTATTTTTAGGTAAACCTGACAATGTGCGCTCTACGTGTAGGCTTAATACCTTAAGTTTGCCAAACGTTTTGTCAGTCAAGTCTATATCTAACTTGCACCCACAATGATTATTTTTTCTGCTCTTTAAGTGGGAAGACGCCATTATTTGCTCTCTGCCACAAGCACATCTGACTTGGTAGGTAGTTCTTCCGAACTTATCCGGAGCTAACTTTATAGCCACGGTCAGATCTCCAAACACCTTTCCGGTAAGGTCTGTTGATTTTACACACCCACAACTTAAATTCTTTCTACTCTTAAGGGTATATCCTGCTATCACCAACTCTTTACCACAGGCACACCTAACCAGCCACCTTGCATTCTTTCTAGAATCTTCCACCTTATGCAGTACTGTCAAAGACCCAAAAACTTTACCAGCTAGATCCTTTGCTACTGCGCCGCTAGGCACTACAGAACTCCCCTGCGAATCAATTCATAGTTTAACTGGGCAAGGTATTCATTAAGCTGCTGTTGTTTAGACTTAAAATCCTGTATGGCGGTTTCTACCTCATTGAGTAGGTCAAACAACTCTTCTTCCTTCATCTTTTTAATTATACCAATATCTAAAGGTTTGTATAACAGCATTTAAACTCCTATTAACCCCATTGAGAGGCCATTGCCTCTGAAACCCCGGGGAACGTTTTACTTCTATCTATCTCTCTGTTGCTATACCATTTAGCAATACGCTTGCCGCCGTGTATTACAAATTCACCCTTGTCTACTATGTTAGTAGGCTCTAGCTTAGGTAATCCTTTCAGCCACAGGCAAGTGCTCTTGCTATATGAATCTCCAAACATCCAAGGTTGAATGATTTGGTCAGGCTTTCTCCATCCAGAACTCATTATTCCTATAGGATTCTCAATAGCTATCTTTGGGCAAGGATGATTAGCAAACATCATAAAGAAATCTATACCTTCCTGCTGCCTACCATCGGCTCGTTTCTGGGCGAAGTGCTTTGCTCCGCTAACTGCAAGATGTGTGCAAGGAGGAAATGCTATAATCATATCCCAATCTTGATGTAGAATATCTCTTACGTCTCCTTGGTAATGTGGCCCAGGTGTTTCTGAAGGAAGTATGTCACAGCTCATTGCTTCATGCCCTTTAGCAATGAACTGGTCACGCACGCGCCCAGAATACTCGCATGCTATTAATACTTTCAGTTAAAAACCTCCTTACTTCCGACAATCGGAAGTTACTCAATTGACCTTCTATACTGCGCGATGAAGTACGCGTCGCATAAATCGTAGATAGCCTGCTGCTTAAGTTTGTGATCTCGTATGTAAGTCTCAAACTGTGCCTTAACTTCAAACGGCAGCTTAGCTACTGTGGCTTTCTTTATTCCATCTTTATGCTTCAGCGCGGATATTGCTTTGCGCTCGTCTTTAGCTATTACCTTAGAGCGCCATGCCAGTACTGGTATTACGCCTACTCGGTATCCTTGCAGGTACAGCATAGTCCTTATGTACCAGAATAATCCTGCGAGTAAGTCTTTACCTGAACTTGAAGAATTGAAACTAAGCCCTTCGATGGCTATGCCCTTTATATCGCCGAATGTAGTTTCACAATATCTTACGAAAAACCTTATTTCGTTCCACTGCCACTCTAGCATTTCTTCGTTATCTACTGACATAGGAGCGGCTATCACTAGGAAGTTCTTCAGCGCACCTTCATCGTTTATACAAACTAATGCGGTACTTCTCTTGCTTTGATCTATACCGATGAACATTAATCGTTCTCTCTAAAATACTTAGTGTACATAGACAGAATACACCACCCCTCAGCAAGCCCGTAGATTGGACCATTGAGCACATGAGTTACTTCTGCAGTGACTGTGCGCCCAGTGTACACGAGAGGAGCGCCTTCTTTCATTTCTGCCCCCGTCGATTTAGTTTCTTTAAGCTTAAGTAGCTGCCCCACCTCAAAGTTACGGTCATTCTTTCGTAGTTCGTAAGTCTTAAGGTCGTCCCACACAGCCTGGAATACCTCAGGATCTGTCTTTAGTTCATGAGTCATTTAGTACCCCTTTTTCTTGATGTTCTCTATTTCCCTAGAGAGATACCACAATGCTTTTTCCAGATCTTCTAGCAACCTATCTGCATTCTTCTTTCCTGCTCTAGAGATGTACTTAACTGTGTTACCAAGGCAAAACCCAAGGTTCCAATGTTCTATGACCTTTATTGCTTCGTACGGGTCGTCAGGACCTGACCCATAATGAGCAGGGTGGTTAACCTGTTCCACTTTCACTTGCCCTCTCAAACTTCCACCTACCTTCTTCGTCCGCTACCACGGACATGCCTTTAAATTTGAATTCTACTGAATTTAGCAGATCACTACTCCAGCAATTTTCTTTTCTCTTTGTAATCATCTGTGCGCTAGGTTTAATCCAAACTCCTACACCATATCTCTTTAGATAATATGGCAGATTAGTCTCGCAGCTAGCACACATTCCAGCGCATGAATGTCTTACTCTGGTACTTCCACACAATACACACTTTTCTACCCACTGTTCTTTGCCTTGCAGCCTTTTAGGTTTCCATCTAGGGTGCTTCCAAAGAATTGAGTTTCCTATGAAATGTGTACCATTGAACTCTACTACGTAGAAAGAGATGACAGCACCTACCGCGACTTCTTTAGTAGACAGTATGCTCTGTTCTTTACCTACAAACTTGTAACTACATTTAATGAGTGATCCATTGAATGATACTAAGAATCCCTTAGCTTGCTCATCTTCAACCCATAGGTCTTCAATGATACCTTTAGTCAACTTGCAAGGAATCCTATAAGCATTTCCAGTTCTTGTGGTATTAGAGTCCGTGACTAAAAGATAATCCGAAGGTTCTCCTTCTATCAAAGCAGCTTCGATAGTTGGCATTAAATATTCTTCTGAAACTATCGCCTTGCACTTAGCAGCCCACGTACTTATGCCTAAATTTTGACGTATGAATAAGTTTAGGAGATCTGCCCTATCTTCATACCTATGGGTCATATCGCTGTTTTCAAAATACTCTCCTAACTCTTCACTGTTCCTGAAGTAGTCAGTTGGATAAAATGTAGTAGCTGATATGAACCCGCCTATAGCAAACATCGGAGTGTTAGCTAGTTTAATGTCTCTCACTAGCCAGTCAGGTTTAGTTATAGATTTGGCATCTAGGCCTACAGTCAACAGCGACGAATACGAAGCTTCTTTAATAACTATGCAGGGTCTAACATCATCCTCTGGAGTGAGCCTGACAGAAATAGGATAAGATAAATCTCCTATGCCTGTCTTAAGATATTCTAGTTCTCCGTACACCTGTTCCTTTGTTACACTGTCAAGATCAAGGTACTCCTGTACTTCTATTATAGGCAGCAGATTTATAAAGCTTTTGGTTATTAAAGATTTATAAAAACTTCTATGGGCACTGTCGCATTTAGCTAACAATCGCATAGTGGGCAATTCTCTAGATTGAGTTATATTTAAATCCTCATGCCTTTTTAGGTACACCAAGAAGTCGCTGAATGTTACTTGATTCTCTTCTGTAGGTTTAACTGGTACGAATCTATCTTCCTCAACGGCCCTGAACTTAGTGTTGAACAAACAATGCCAGCAACTAAAAGTTAACAGCCACTTCGATTCTTCACTTAATGTTGCTAGTAATTCTACAAACTCTTTCTTGCGGGCTGGTACATATTTGATAGATTTAACGCGATCAGTAAACTCTATCGTTTCTAGCACAGCTTTTTCGGTTACCTTTCGCATAAATCTCCTATGACGTTACTAGCGATACCCCTGCTATCAACATAGCAGCCATGCCAATCATAAACGCTAAGACGGCAACTATGCCCCAACCATCTACTAGCGTGATTAACGCAGCTACAACTGTTAAAAATATAATTATAAAGGTCCAGCCTACTAGTTTTTTACCCATAGTACCTCCTATACTATCTTAGATAGCCCATTCTCTTTCACTAGCTGAATGGCTGAATCAAACACCACGTTATTTACTATCGGGGTATGGCTTACGGTGTAAATGCACTTTCCAGTAGACTTAAGATGAGCTAACACTTCAAATAAACCTTCACGCCCCCCTTCATCCAACGTAGCAAATACCTCATCCAAAAACAGCACATTGTAACTTGCGCTACCCATAAGCTCCAACACCTCTAGCACTGCAAAAAGACATGCTAGTTTTACTCTAGACTTCTCCCCGGCGCTCCAACTAGAGAATGGCACCGACTTATCCGCGTCCACTACATTCAGCTCTATCTTACCTTCGTCAGTAACATAGAAGGAGCACCTAATCTTGCCACCAGATATGATGTTGGAATACTTCAACATCAGCATGTTGAGGACTTGGAGGAACTTGTTCATTTTATGTACTCGGTAGCCATTACTTCCGAGAATCCGAATCCAGTTGTCCACCAGAGACATGCGCCTGTCGATATCTTCCAGCTCTTTACGGAGCTGATCCATTTGTAAAGTTACTCTACGGTTATTACCCGAGGCTTCTTTATTAAACTTTACCACCATACCGACTAGATCGTTCTTGCCTTTAGCTTCAGCAAGGGCTTTAGTTTTTGCCACGTCAGCAGCCGCTAGGTCCCTAGACCTAAGTTTCTCTAAGTCTAATTTATCCTTTATAGCATCTGCTTCCATTGGAGTAAATTTCTCCGGAGGGTTTGACAAATCTATTTGAAATAGCTCTTGTGTGAACTTGTTATACTTATGCCAGTCATCTAGTAACTCAGATATGTACCAAATTTCTCCATCGAGTTCTTTAATTCGTTTAGTGCTTTCTTCTATTGAGCCAGTAGCTTCCTTTAAGTCTGCCTTATAGATAGCTAAAGCATCGTCTGCTCCCACAGAATGTCCACACCTAGAGCATACTGTTTCAGGCTCTTTGAGGGAGTTTAGCTTAGATTTAGCATTTTTAACCACAACCTTGTGCTCGGCTGAACTTGCGTCTAACACAGAAAGCTTGTCTTTAAGGCTTTCTGCTGATTCACTAGGAAGCTTTATTCCCTCTATCAACTTCTTAAGCTTTTCATACTTCTCTAGTTTAACAGTATATTCTACGTAGGCGTAGGCTTTATTAGTAGCAATCCTATGTTCTTTTTCCAGTTCAACTAGTTTAAGCTCGTGTTGTTTCTTTTCTTCTTCTAGCCTAGTTATTTCTAGCTCTAGCTCAGTTAAATCAATCAGCTCACCCACCTCTCTAATAGGAAGCAAATTATTACTAAGTGAATCTAACTGAGCGGTCTTGGTCTTGGCTAGAAGTTTGAGTTGCTTTAGCTTGTCCTTACTTTCTGTGAGAAGCTCATCTAACTCGTCAAACTTAAGTATACGGTTAATGAATCCTTTTCTGGCTGTATCAGAAGCTTCTTCTACTAAGTCAAGGGTGGACTCAGTAGACTGATAGGTCATTGCGATAAACGATTCATAGGTATCTTCAAGCACCTCTCGTATAAGCTCCAAGTTCATTGGTATTGTCTTCTTGGTAAGAGACATCCCATTTCGTTCTACGGTGATAGTTCCAGTTTTTCTGGAGTTGACCACTACGTAGCTATCGTTTCCCTTGGTAAACCGTATAGTAATCCTGTAGGGTTGTTTTGTAATGATGTTTGAAACATCCTCAATTTTTACACCCTTCGGATTTTTGTTAAATAGCCCTTGCGCTAGAGCTAGATAAATACTTGTCTTGCTTGCACCGTTTATACCGTTGATGCTGTGGACACCTGTGGTGAAGTCGAAGTGAAGATGCTGATAGGCAAAGCAGTCATCTACGGCTATGCTTTGGAATTTAACTTTCATAATATTAATTTACCACGGCCACTTGAGAGGGCTCCCTTAAAAATGAATCTTCCTCAGAGCATTTATTAAGGAGTTTTAGTCTGATCTTCTTTGGAGTAAAACCAACCACAGTGCAAACTGCCAGAGCGTAGGTATATCCGCCCCCGAGGTTACTTACTACTTTGTCTCCTTCTTTCAATTCTCTTCCGCATACATCTTTCATACATCCCTCCTAAGTTCACTCATCATATTAGCTATAAGATCATCTTCATAATTCAAAGATTTCATGTATCCTATAAGCCCGTCATCAGAGTAAGCATCCTCGGTTATCTTCTCTACTTCTTCAACAGAAGCTATGGCAGACTGTACTACTGGGACTTTAGAAAGGATAACATTATTGCTAGGTGGCTGAATTGATTTGAGTTCTGCGGGTGAACCTTCTACTTCTACTCTGTAATAATGTTCGGGTTGAAATACTAGGTTATTAAATTCATGCGCCTTTACCTTCTTACCGACCAAACTTGGATAATAGGTTGGTACCCGCTTATAGGTTACGTCTTTGTCTATAGTAATTTCAAGATACCCGCAGCTAGGGTTGGAATCAAATTCCTTGTTGATAGGTTTATCAGTATAAACTACATTACCTATCTCGAAGGGCGCATGGATATCTCCTGCAATACAAAAATCAAAGGGGCCTGTAAACTTTTCTACATCAATTTCTTCAGTAACAAATTTGTTGAAATTGCATCTGAAATGAGAGATTAATATATTGAGCCCATTTCCTAGATCAGGAACATAGCCGTGTATGGAGTCGTGGTTTACCAAGTGGAACTTAACATTTTCGATTTCAAAGTTATTTCTATAAACTATGTTAGGGAACCTGTTAAGCTCTAGGTAGTCTAAAAAACTCTCTCCAGTTTTTATTGTAGAATGGTTTCCAGATACCATTAGCGTAGTAACATTGTGAGCATACAAGCTGTGCAGAAGTTTCAGTACTAACTGAAGTTCCTCCTTTTTAGCCGACACGGAATCCAGCAAATCCCCCGCTATAACTAAGATGGAGTTACTTTTAACACACTTATCAACTAGATCAGAAATGAATCTTTCGTATCTAGCTATCTGCCATCTTTTAGATACTCCAGGAACCATCTTGATGTGACAGTCTGCTGTAGCTATCACTTTCACCATACTGATTATTTCCCAAGATAAATTCGGTTGTGATTATCCACAGCCCTCTGTGCCAATTCTGCAATAGACTCAAGCTCAGACTTCCGAGCCTCGGAAGTGCTCATCAGTCTGGCGGACTTCTCGCCGTACTTAGCTTCCTTAGCCATGTACTTGGAGTAGGCTGCTTCGATCTTAGAGTCATAGAGGTTAATCTTTTCTGCCACTTTAACTTCGATGTTCTGAAGTTCTACTTTAGCTGCCTCTACTGCCTGTTTATACATAGATATGTATTTTTCAATTCCTGCGGTAGCCTCGCTAAAATGTTTATCTGCTTTTTTACTGAAAAAGAACATTTTTGATCTCCTTTATTTAGGAGGGAGCTTGCGCTCCCTCCTTTAGTAGACTACCAAGTAATCTGATCATCGTTGATGACTTTTACGCCACCCTCCGAAGATCCGGAACCTGAAGATTTATCCTCCAGCATCTTAGTAGCCTGACTCTGCTTATACTCGACAAGCTGGTTGTTGATACCAGTTACCATAGCAAAGTTCTCTTTGAAAATTGCTGCCGGAACTGCCTGACCTTTTTCAAAACCAAGGACGTAGAAGAGGGTGCTGCCAGACTCTTCCTCAGTAGTTTTGAATTTGGTAGTGAGGGCGATGGATGGAATGCCCTTAAGACTTTCCATGTATTCCTGGAAAGGTTTATACGACGTACCTTTAACGTAGAACATAGCTACGGGGCAGTCAGTACCATCAGGCAGCTTAACTCCGGCAGGAAGCCTAAGGTATACTACGTGCTGGTTAACGCATTTATCTTCTTTTTCGACACCTTCTTTCCTACGGGGGCAAGATTTGTCGTTGCATACATTTTTAAGATTATACCCGACAGGTACCTCGCCGCGTTCACAAATTACTTGCGAACTGCAACGTTTCTTAGGGTCAGTACTCCAAGCAGAATACTGAGTACCAACTTTAAGAATAACTGCTTCGAGAGTTTCCCCGAGATCGGTACCAGCAGTTGCCAGCACAGTTTTACCGTCCTTTACTTCGTTCTTCTGGCCAACGCAGAAGTTTCCTTTAGGTACTTTAGTACCATCAGCGGCAGTCTTTTCGCGGTAGTTGATCTTAACGATGGGAGTTTTGGAACCGCCGCCGCCAGTGTTATCCTGACCAGTAAGCCTGCCAAGGATAGCGCGTTCTTCGTCGGAGAGGCCAGCCATCAATTCAGCATACGGATCGTTCGTTACATTTTTAGCCATTTCTTTTGTTTCCTTTGATTGAGTAATTTTTGAGTGTGTTTAGCGAGTACCTAAGTACATCAGTACTGAGGGCAGCGCCGTTAGAGTGAGCAAACCAATCCAAAAACTAATTACGTTATTTATCTTAGCTGTATTTCGTTTGATAACCACCCCCTTTCAATTCAAATGGACATGCATTATATCACACTTTTGGTGATTTGTCAAGCATTATTTTTCAAACAACGGGTTATTTTTGTACTTACCTATACCTTTAGCAAGTTCCATAAGCACTTCTTCTCCACGCATTGACTCTAAAGCCATTATTGTAAATGACTTTCCGCTTGGGTTGGTAAACTTGCGCCTAGTATATTTTTGTTGTTCCATCCAAAGACTGGTAAACATAGCACCTGCTCCTGCAACCATAGGAGCAGGGACTGGATAAAACACAACATAACTAGGGGTGTTAACGACTAAGTGTACCCCATCATAATATCCGCCTATAAATAAATATGGAACTTGTTTTTCTGTGCTAATAAACCAATCACTTCGCACATACCCGCCGCTTATACCTCCCACGTAACCACCATTATAAAAATTAATGTTAGGCATTTTTACCTCCCACGAAAAGGCCTGATCCAATTGTCATAGTCATTATAAACATTGACTCTGCCAGTTGAGAAAAGCCATTCTTTTATTGATTCTTCATCTAACTTAGGAGGATCAGCCAGCCTATCTTTTATGTCTTCCAATAAGGCAAGCCCCTCACCAAATATTTCTTCATACTTTTCAGGAGTATGCAGAAGCGATACAAGCTCTACGTTCCTATCTACCATCCAGAATTCATTTCTAAGGTTATCTTTAGCTGCTTCTGAAAATCTAGGAATGTCCAATTCATCAAGGTGCTTTTCAACCTCTTCAATGGACCCGTACTTTCGGATAAGCTTGAACCCTGTTTCTTTTCCTATTCCTTCGGGGGAATAGATAGAATCTCCAGGATCACCTGCGATAGATTTAGCTTGCATGTACTGGAAAGGCGACATCTCAAACACTTCGCAGAACCTGTCGTAAGTTACCCACACCTCGGGCGGAATATCAACTTTGTTAAGTTTCATCTTAGGTCCATAAGAGCGCTGCCGGACCCCCGGGCGAAGGAGCTGAAAAAGGTCGGTATCACTACTTAATATAGACATTCGATGAGTTGCTATGTCTATTTCACGGGTGAAAAAAGCAAGAATATCGTCAGCTTCAACTTTAGGGATGGCAGAAACTTCTATGCCGAACATAGGTGCCAACTTCTGAAACTCTGAAACAGTGTCAAAGAAAACTGACATCTCGGCTTTCTCTTGTGGAGTAGCATTTTCTCTGCGAAGCTTCCTATCAGACTTGTATGCTGGGTACTTTGCCAAGCGGTATGCCGAGCTTCCGGTATCACAACATAGCACAGTCTTGTGACTATGAGTCTGTTCCATAAGATCTCTAAGATCGCTTATAAACTTCCAAAGAACGTCTTTCTCTTTCGTATGGCGTAGCTGAAAGAGCGAATTGAGGCTGTCGATTAACATTACATCTTTCATAATACTTTCATTCCTTTTTCTTGTTGCTGCTGAATAATATCCGTGAACTTTTTACTACAGTCTGGGCATAGCCCTTCTATAGTGCCTTGCTTTAGCTTACCAGTGATCTTACCAGTCTTTTCTGAGTAAGTTGTGGTAGTCTTCACAAAGGCTATAAGTTCATCTTCACAGTCGGATGGGATCATACGCCTACATGCCACGCATGTTCTATGTATTGTATATGCCATTTCTTATATTACCTTAACTCCGTGACCTTCTTTGCCCCAGCCTCTTAAAATGAAGGCGATCTTTCGTATATAGTCACGGTGTGCTTTAAATTCCTCTCGGCCCATTGAAGGCTCTTCTTTGAATTCTAACCGAGCTACTTCGTCGAGCAGTATATCAGCATAGTAAATCAATTGGGCGTTTGAGCACGACACTCCGATAGGTATGTAATACTTATCTACATTTACGCCCAATTTAACCAAGGACATAAAGAACAAAGATGAGCTAGCCCAGTTCTTAGCGTCATCTCTCAAAAACGACCCATTAGTCTTCATTGCTAGCATCCTCGTAATCTAGGCAGTCGCCGTCCTCGTCAATTTGAATCCTGTATCTAACGCATTCACCTACTTCGTCAATGTGCCTGCAGGATTCTCTATTACATAGAACCTCCACACTCATGATTAGTCGGGCCTCCCGTATATACTTACTCTGCGATACAGGAAATGTCCACTGCACCCTGTCATGATGGGCCTGTAGCCGGAGTTGTGGCATACAGCCTCAGGGTGGTTATCTACAAAGTCATAGAATTCGACGTTGGATAATGTTATGCTTTTTATTACTTTTCCATTTTCTTTAGCAATGTCGATAGCATTGTCCACCTTCTCTTTAGTGTAAAGATTAGTCTTGTATGTGATTTCCATTATTCAACGTCCTCCTCGTCTTCGTATTCTACTAGCATCATTTCTGGAAAACTTTCTTCTTTATACGCGCCAAGGTCTGCCCACGTCTTGCCTACTTCTACATCACATTTCATAGCAAATGCAGGAGACAACCCAAAGTGCCAGCACTCAAGGTGCTTTTTAATAAACGCCGCAGCGTCTGCAACATACCACTCAGGCACTTCTGTCTCCACTGAGTCATGAATTACGTTAATAATTTTAATAGGTAAGTCTTTTTCATCTATCTCAGTTAGCATGTTTACTAACGACTTAAGCATGAAATCAGAGGCTACGCTTTGGATTAGGAAGTTGTTAGCCTGCCTCTCTGCTCTCATAACCAAGTATTTATCAGTAGAATTTATGTGAGGAACTCTGCGCCTGCGCCCCGAGATAGCTACAACATACCCGTTCTCTTTGGCAAATGCTATATTCTCATCGAACAACTGTTTAATACCAGCATGTTTTCTAAAGTACTCTCTCAGGTGCCTGTCGGCCTCTTCGACTTCCATATTTGAGCGTTTAGCAATCAAGGAAGGGCCGGACCCATACAGTGCGGCGAACCCTAAAGTTTTACCAAGCTGTCTGTAGTCGTTAAACTTTTCCTTAACCTCCTCTACTTCACAAGGTAAGTCGAACATAGACTTAGCTGTGTTAGAGTGTGGGTCTAAGTTATTTATAAAACCTTGGCACATAACTGTATCGTTACTAATAGCAGCAACGACGCGAAGCTCCGCGTTAGAAAGATCGCTGACAACCAGCACATTTCCAGTATCTGTAGTAAAACACTTTCTGAGTTTTTTACTCTCTTCCGTGTGCATTGTCACATTCTGGAGATTCGGAGATGTTGACGAAATGCGTCCCGTGGCTGCACCCGTGACCCTATACGAACAGTGTATTCTACTATTTACAGACTTTTCCAGCAACGCGTTAATGTAAGTATTACGCATTTTAGTTAGTTCTTCTAATTCTTTGATAACTTTAATCGAAGGAACGTGCGGATACTTTTCAGCCCAAACTTGAAAACATTCTTTATCTGTAGCGTAGAGTCCACTCTTAGTTTTCTTAACTTCTGGAAATTTTAAAATATCTTTAAACAGTGTACGTTTATGATGCGGACTGCTCACTAGAAATTTAAGGGGCTCTTTCAAGCATTTTAGCTTTGTCTTTCTTTTCGCGTTTTCATTTTCTAGTTTTATGGTAGACAATAACCTAGCTGCAGACTTAATTTCGTTAAGCCCTTGTATGGAATCTTCTAGAATATCAATTCTTCCGTTAAGTTCCTTTTTATACGCAGCAGCTTCGTCTAGATCTATCTTCCAACCGTTTTGCTCAATTCTAGCTAAAGCCCAAGCGTAAGAGCTAACATCTTTAAAAACTTCCTCTTGTTCTTCAAGCTTAAGCTCATGCTTGAAGTAAGTAGCAAGTTGAAAAGTAAAGTCAACATCCATACAACTATACGTAAATAGAACTTCCGGAGGAATCAAATCATACGTGAACTCGGACTTCTTTATTTTGTGTTCCTTACAATATGCATCACGGAAATCATTTAACGGACGTTCGTAATCTGAAGCGGTAGGGTCTTGTAGTAGAGTTGCGGCACAAAACTTCAACGAATGACTTTCTCTGTCTTCGTTACATAGAAAACTAGCAATCAGTACATCAAATACATTTTTCTTAGGTAGTTTTATGCCGTAGACTTGCTCAAGGAACTTAAAATCAAAATACCCGTTAGCTACAAGCTTCTCTCTTCGCTCATCTTCTACCAATTCTTTTATACCTGCTACTACTTCTACCCATTCCTCTGGGGACCAAGTATCTACGTAATCAGGGGTAGGGATACATGCACCAAAATTCTCCTTATGAGATAATTGGATTAACAGAATTTTGCCTTTGTTAAATTGCAATGAAGTTGTTTCAGTGTCTATAGAAAAGCTAAATACGTTTTCTCTGTAGAACTGAAGCATTGATCTGAAGGTAGAAATATCATCTATCATCCGGTATTGCTTTTCTGGTAGGCTCTGTTCTGTGATTTCTGGGAACTGCATCTCTATACTTGCTTGCTTGAGTGAAGTTGTAATGACAGCTTGCATGTCAGGCTTATACGTAAGCATACTGTACGGAGGCATAGCTAGTACTTTCACTCCACTTTTAGGATGCTTAAGTATTTTACCGTAAAACTTACTAGCTCCTTTAAGTCCCATATAGGCCTCGAAAGACTTAGCAGTAGGAAGTAGTATTAAGTTAGGGGCTAGTACTGAAACTAGATCTTCTATGTAGTCAGCTTTTTCTTTAAATCCTGCTGCTTTTCCATCTGCGTAATCTGACATGCAGCATACAGAAACATCTTCAAAGTTTATTCCAAGTTCTGTTGCCTGTAGATATAGTTTTGATACCCCTGCAGGAGTTACTTTTTGATAAGTAGTCCAATCTGAATGCTGAGGGGTGTCATACATAATAAGAAGTTTGGTGTTGTGTGCTACTTTAGCATTTATCATTTAAAAACTACCCATCCTTTTTGAAAATCAGATTTAAACTCAAAGTACTGCTCCGGTGTATTGTTCCTGTTTCCGTACATTCTATGAAATAACGCATGTAGCTCCCTTGACAAGGGAATGCCTAATCCATACTCGTAATGCAATTTGATAAACTTACATCTTAGTTTATCATAGTCTTGTGCAGTAAAATGAGTTTTGAAATTACTGCGTTTCAATTCAAACCCTAAGTCTATTAAAGCTTCATCACGTATATCGTGGAAGGACCTTCTTAAGTGATGAATAACTAAATCCCGTTTACTCTTAGAGATGTCGCAGCAGTACCTATGAACTGCATAACTTTCAGCTTGCCATGTTCTTATTTCGCTGCGCAGTACTGCATTTACGCAAGAAACACCATTTTTCCAATTATAGGCATTTGGCCCACTTTTCTTTTCGTTACCGCAGTGGAAGCAACCTCTGCCGCTGAGTAACGAGTTCAGTACTATTTCCTGCGGCCCAGCTTCCTGGTGAACATTGCATATGTACTTCAACTTTTGTTTATTGTTGGTGTAGTTATTGAATAACGGAGTATAGTTCCTATCAATAAAGCATTGCAGTACTTCTTCTATGCTCTTTCGCTTAGTTTTACCTGCACGTTCGCTGCCACAAGCCTGACATCCTTTCCCTTGTTGTACATCATTTAGCCTTATATATCTTATTCTGTCGCTATGTACCAAGCAAATGTATGGAAGTCTCTCATGCGCATTGTGGTAAGAAGTAAATATAGGCAGCATCCCAGCTGCCACAAAAACCTTACAGGCCTCCTCAAAAGTATATTTCTTTACCCTTCTTATACTTACTCCTCCGTACTTATCAAATTATAAGGACCTTTGACAGATGCTATCAAACTAGCAGCCGCCTCAAGTGCCTTTACCACTCTGTCCTCTGGTTTCATTTTAATGCCGTTTGTAGTGTATAAACTTCCTATAGCCGTGTACATTCCAGAGCCTACAGAATCATAGACATTTCTATTTATGATGCTGAAATCATCCTGCATTCTCCAAAGCTTATTTTTATACCCTATCAGAAATGTACCACCCGCCTCTGCCCCATTTTTAGTTTCAGCGAATCCGCCATCTTTCAAACAGCTACGCACTGCAGTTACAAAGGAGGTTCTCATGAACTTATCCATATTGGATTCATCTTCCGGCTTGACGTAGGGAATTTTAAGAGAATGTTCCAAGAGATCAAGCATCCTAAAACTTGTAGTACCTCCTAAAACAAATTTGTCAACCTTAAACACCTTTGAATGGTCACATGATTCATACATGAAACCGTCTGACCCGCAGGTGTCCCCTCCTAAAATTACCCTACTTCCATCAAGCAATCCTACAATACATGTCATAAGAACCTCCTTTATTTTTAAATCATGCTATCTAGCATTACTTCCAAGTCCTGCCTAGTCAACTCATTTACCAGCTTGACTTCAGGATTAGACTTATCCCACATAATGACAGTTACTACCTCGTGGGCATCATCAGTCCAAGTTTCTAAAACAGTGTTTTCATTAAACATGCCTAAATTGGGCAAAAGAGATTCCTAGGTACTTCATAATAGCGTTTACCGCGAATCCTTCTGCCTCTAACTCCTTATGCAATTTTATTTTTTCAAAAGGGATATGCTGCTGGTACAGTTGAATCACATGCATCCATTCGTGAGCAACTGATCTGAGGACGTCGTTGGTAGGTCTGCCTATTGCTACCTCAATACTTGCTTCGTAAGGCCCGACAGGACGTAGAGTTGCGTTGATACCAATCCTTCTTAGATGCTTTGAATTGGTGTATATCATCTCTATTTTTGCTACGGGTACGGGGTTATCTTGTTTTAGCCATTCCAAGAACTTTTTAATTTCTTGGATCTTCTGTTCCGCGTTGTTCTGCGGCACGGTTCCCCCTACTTCCGATGCATCGGAAGTTACATTGATTTTTTGAATCTTACCTTATGGTCTACTGCGTACTGAATTTCATCTCTGGTAAGATCACCTAAATCTCTGCCTTCTCCGAACTTGGAAGTGTCTAGGGAATATGTCGGTATCCATTCTTGTAACATAGCACCTATTTCCTGTTCTGCTTTCTTTCCTGCTAAATCATTGTCAGTTCCTAGGATCACCTCCTTAACTCCTAAATTTAGCACCATCCTTAATTTACTCATTGACCAGTTATGACACCCAAAAATTGAGAGTGCCGGAAACCCTTTATCGTAGCTGTTAATGGCGTCGAAGGCCCCTTCCGCTAATATCACGTATGAAGGGTTCATTTCAGCAACGACATCAAAAGGAAATAGCCAATTTTCTGAGCAGCTACTACCTTTGTTCCTGATGTACTTAGGCTTTTGATCCCCAAGTGCTCTGGCGTCTACTCCTATTAATTCTCCTTTGAGGTAGATTGGAAATACTATCCTATTAGCGTAAAATCCCCTATCGCATTTTATAGCGCCTAGCTTTCTATAAGTATCTATAGATATTCCCCTAAACCCATCTACATCCCACGGTTCTCCTGGAGGAATGAGTATCTTTCTAGCCTCGCTTATATCTTCTGCTTCTTCAAGGCTAAGCCGTTTTATCCTAGCTCTCATAGCCATAGTTTCTAGCGAGAAATCATCAAGCTCTCCGCCAAGCAGCCATCTGATTAATTTTTCTTCTCCCATAGAAAATCCACAGGAAAAGCAGTGCGCCTGCATTTTTTCTATATTTATACTGAAAGATGGGGCCGCGTCAGACGCTCCTTGGTGGTTTATGGCATTGGGACAAGATATGGCAAACTCATCTCCCCCTTTATGAACGTAGGCGCACCCTTTGGCCTCTAAAAGTTCTAGGATTTCAATTGTCAGTTACCTCCTTTCAAAGCGTCAAGTTCCTTCCCAAGCTGTAGAAGAGTTAATCCTAAGGTAGAATCCTCAAATTTGAACGCAGTAGCACCAAGCTTATCAAGGCTGATCTTATACCTTTCAGCAAAATCTGCTGGAGGCATATGACTAGATATTATAGTGGATTTACCAGAGGTCCTTCTTAATTTTATAAGTTCCTCTAAATGAGTTTCAGTAAAACCACTTTCAGCCAAATACTCATTACCTACCATATATACTACCGCCAGATCTGAGTCTTTAACTGCTCTAACGATAGGGGAATCATCAAAAGTTTTGACTGCTTCCATATATTTAGTAAAGGGTATCATCTTTGGTTTTAATTTTACTTTAACGCATTCTTTAACTATGTTGCTCGCAGCTTGAAGAGAATTATCCTCAAATAAACTGTGAAAGTAAGCTACCCTTCCGAGTTTAGTAAATCCTTCCGGATTTTCCATAATTTTTGATACTATGTTTAATACTGCCCCTGAGCATGAGGGTAGTGTATTCTTCTGCATGTACAGCGGAGGAACTCCTGCTATTTTATATTTTACAAATAAAACTGTTTCTTCTTCAGTCATTTTAAATGTTTCCTTTATTTTATTCCAGTAATACGAATCACACTTCTCCAATAAGCTAGATAACTCTAATGGAACTTTCTGAAGAGAGGCAGGATAGAGCTGAAACATACCTTTCATATAAGGCTTTGGCATTAGCAGATATTTTTTTAATATACCGTAATCTAAGGTACTATAGCCAAACCTACTTATAAAATTATTATTGCTATGTTTGCGTCTGCTAGAAATCATCTAACCTCCAGCGTCAACGCTAAATCAGACAGTTCTTTTTTACGCAGCATAAATGTTCTGCAGTCTGCATACATATATTTTATTAATGCTTTAACTTCATTGGTTCTAGAGTAGGTAAGTTGTCCAACGCTGGAACCTCTATTGATTTTAACAATTTTTTTGGGGGATACATTCAAGGCATTAGCCACATGATTATTTAGTTGATCCATAGCTGCATAACTACCTACAAAAACTATTCTAGGATATCTATTTTTATTAATAAAAATACACCCATCCCCATCAAAAAATCCTAATAAGTAGCTTGACAAATATTTTTCGGGTATCCCTTCGCCAAAAGTTATAGTGAATGTTTTGTTACTTACTATCCCGTATTTGGATAGGTCTGACACCATTTTATCAGACCTAGCAGACCACCTAACTCCAAAATGCTTTTTGTTCTTAGCTGTAATTATCAATGGATGTGTAGATCCAACAAACTTTTTAAAAGATTCTACTCTTTCTGCATCTTTTTGAGCCAACCCAATAGACACCCTATTTGATTCAGTAACGCACCCGTCTGCTGCTAAAAATCCAACCCAATAGGCTTTTTCGCTAGAGTCTATCTCTTCAAAGATATTGTGGGTTAACTCATATACTTGTTTGGATTCTGACAAATTTCTTGTAGGAATTTTCCAGGCACGTAAGTTTGAAAGTATCACTGAAGCATAGGTGCCAAACATACCAGCAACTTTATGCAGTGAAGACTTATTTACTGAGTACTCATATATTATAGTAGATTTATCTTCTTCGTTAAATAATATTTTAGATGGCATTTTACTTCCTTTTCTTCCTATCTTCCTCGATTTCAGCTTTTGTCCTACGTTTCCGTTTATGCTTAAGTTCTTTTGGAAGTTCTTCTTTTACCTTCTTAGACTTACGCTTCTTAACTTCATCCGCAGGAACGGCTTTCGGCTTTGCTGCCTTTTTCTTTTCTGCTTCTGCTTCTACCTCTGCCTTTGTTCTCCGCTTGCGTTTTGACTTATTCTTCTCTGCTTTTTCAGCGTCTTTGGCGGCTTTCTCTGCTCTTTTCTTGGCCAATACTACAGACCTAGGAAGTGGGTAGTTTGGTACGCCGTACTTTTCAAGGTACTTGTCGTCAATATTCTGGTTTTGAAGAGCTTCATAATTTTTTTCGTAAGAGGAACATCTGGTTCTTATGGCATTAGGGCACAAGTATAAGCAAACGAGAAATTTTACCTGAGCAAATTCTCTGTCCGGGCATCTAAGTATCAAGGTAACCTCCTATTCGAGCCATATCTGGCCCATGCATACAGGGCACCAAATAAACTCATAATGGTTTCCAACTTTTTTAGCAGGCTTATGCACCTCACTAAAGCAATGTGGGCATTTGTTTGAGTTGTACTCAGCGGTCTTTGTGCGCAGTAGTAAGGCTAACTCTTCTAAAGTCATGATTATCGCTCTTCTAAAATACGTTCAAAGTTACTGAAGCTTTTAGCTCCAGCTCTCCAATAGTCATTTCCGCCGTCCACGAAGATTTCTCCGCAAGAGCAGCTTACAAATTCATGAGTAAATCGGCTTTCAACCTCACTGCCGCACAGCTTGCACCTTGCTTTATTTTTATACTTCAGTTCGTCTTTCATGTTAGGTATCTCCTATTCTATTCCTATGTAATGTCTCCAGCCTTCTGTTCCGAGAGCGTCAAAATCATCGGCATCGTCTAGAGCAGCTTCCAACTCATTAATGTGAAAAAACAAGCTGTCTATTTCTTTTGAGGTTAGTTCTCCATTTATGGACTTACCTCTAAGAAACTGCAGTTCTTTATCTGTTAGTGCTAATGTCATAACAGCTCCTTATAAAATCTCTTGATCAGCATAATCAAACCACCCCGGCATCATTATGTATACCCAATCCCAAGCCAACCATTCATCATCGTGCTCAATACCTTCCATACTTTTAAGACCCCAGCACGAGTACCAACAAAAATCATCTTTTAAGTCAAACTGGTACTCGCATATACTACATAAACTAAGTTTGTTCATAAGCTCTCCTTAAAATTCAAAGCTACTGAACTTGGCTATATTAAGCTGCTTCATTACACGGAAGTCTTTAGGGATCTCTCCAGTAGGCCCAGTGAGAAAGTTCCTGAACTTCTTAAACTTGAGGGTAAAGGTATCCAACTCTTTGTCTTCTTCAGTTTCTGTGATAGCAATAGACAAGTCGCAGTAGTTAATTGCGCCAGAGTTGTACCTAATATGGTCAGCTTTCTCAGAAAACTGAGCAGGAAATACAATACGAACTTTATGTCTACGGCAGAACTCTTTAAGCTTCCCTATCTGAGCCAGCTTGTATTCCCAAGAAGACACTTCACTGGACACTCGACCCCTGCCAATAATTTCAGGGTAGTCGATGACAAAGAATCTTACGTCTCTTGTCTGTACCAACATCTCCATGAGAATGAAAAGATTATCCCAATCTGGGGCAGAATCAATCAGCATGAACTTCTTCTTCTGTGGATCGAAGGTAGTCCACATATTTTCCCAAAAGTCTTGGTCGTTAAGCTTATACGTTCTACGACAGAACTCTAAAGCCTCTTCATTTTTACCACATAGATGCTCTACCTCAGCTAACCTAATCTTGAGAAGTTCAGCCTCCGTAAAGTTACCTACAGTGACTTTGCCAAGGTCAACCTCACTAAGATGCGAAAGAATCCTAGCACGTAACTCACCAGCGCCCTGCTCCCAACTCATGATGGCGGAGCTTCCTTCATAATTCCTGTGATGGTTAACAGCCCACTGTGTAGCCATATGGGTCTTGCCCCTCCCAGACTCACCAAGAACCATAGACAGCCCAGCCTCGATCAACCCGCCGTACTTGTCTATACCGCTCAGACCAGTCTTCTCATAGGTGAACTCAATTTTCTTCCCTGTCATTGCAGCCATATCAGCAGAAGCAATGCTTTCTGACGCTGACTCAGAGAACATACGTTCGTACAGACTCTGCATCTCACCTACAACACGACCGGCTTCTTTCTTCTCTACTGCGTCTACTATCTTACCTACTCCGGCAAGAGCTACTCTGAATTGAAGCTGCTTCTTGAGTTCGTCCATCAAATAGCTTTCAGTAAGACCTGATACATCCTTATCACGGATGTCATCTATGAGGCCACACATGAATTTAAGCTTGTCTCTGTCTGTAATACGAGCTTCCAATTCAGCTTTAACTGCGTCAAACCCAAGGAACCTGCCGTGGTCTACGTAGAATCCCTTAATGAGCCTGAACAAGTTGCCTATGTCTTTAACTCCAAAGTAGTCTGGGGTAAGCCTTACAAGCAAGTCAGGTGATTTCTTTGTTAATAGAATGTTAATTATGCTAAGCTCGTACTGAGCGTTGGCCTGTGCCATTAGTTCTCCTTGTACTCTGGTATAATTTGAAAGAAGGTCGCATTATACCACAAATCACTTCATTTGTCAAGCATTATTCTCTGTCTTTGTAAAATTTATTGTAGGCTTCTACGGCGACTTTTATTTCTGGCCATCTAGATGCTGATACGGGTACTTCTTTATCGTCATACATAAAGCTACGTCCCCTCAGGAACACCCACAGATCAATCTCGGGAGGGACTTTCCAGCTAGTCACGAGATGAGAAAGGCCGCTGTTGTAACAAGCAGGACTACCATCAGAAGCAAATGCAATCTTGTCATGGTAAAATATAAAAGGAACATTACCAAAATGACCACCAAACCTATCATTTCTATGTGACTGCTCAACAACACTTAACATGCACCTATCTTTAGATACAAGCCTAGCTCTCAGTTTTATATGTCGCATACACCCTCCTAATCAAACGCCATAGCGCAGATAAGATCATCTGACATCGGCTTAGGCTTGTCTATACGATTATGCAGAGCGTACTTTCTGGTGCTGCCTATCATACACCCATGAAGTATCTTAAGCTTTCCGCAGGTAGAGATCACTTCTCCACGGTCAGACACAAAGTAAGAAGGAAACTGAGGCACCTTCCTAAACACGCTATCCTCCAGTACAAACTCATCCTTCTGAATCAATTCTTTAGTAAGGTATCTTGTAGGTTTTCTTGCCATTGTTAATGTCCTCCTTTAATATTCATCTCTGTGGTTTATGTAGCCTCTTACTTGATTGATGGTATGCCATATGGATAGAATAAACATACCCCATTGACCTGAGTTGTATGTTATGTAGAACCATAGAGGCTGACAAGCTAAGCTAACTATAAATGCTCTCTTATGATTCTTACCTGCCATTAGATAAACGGATATACCAGAGGTAATCAGTATCAATCCTTGTAGTACATCTTTAGTCTGTGGGGTTGGTAATGGCATTGGTATCTGTCCTCTCTGGTATTCTATAATATAGGTATATCGTTCCGACCAGCGGAACGATTCACATTATACCACAGAAATTGAAATTTGTCAAGTAAAATCTTTTATATAAACAAAATAATTTTACTTATCCTTAAAATATTCATTGTAATCATTTACGGTTTGTTTAAGCCCTGCCCATTCTTCTAGTGTTAAGGTGCCTTTAGGGTCGGAGTTAATCCCAGCCGCGCCCAGATGTACCCATTTGCGCACGCCTGTTCCGTAATTTTCAGATCCAGATTTTTCGTACACTATAGCTCCCTTCACTGAAGAACTGAGGCTGTAGATCCTAATAGGGCCTCTTATGTGAAATCCCATAGGCCCGTGAGCCCAACCTTTACTAGTTTTAGAGTCTCCAAATTTGCTACTGTAATGCGTCCTTTCTAGCAATTCAACAATAACCCGCTTTCTATCGGGAGTCAGCTTACCCCTTATCTTTATATGCTTTGGCATAGTCTACTCCTTAAAATATTCGTTGTAGGTTGCTACTGCTGATTTTATCTTTTTCCACATATCCAGAGGTATAGGCCGGGAAGGATCGCTGTCTTTTGTCCCTATAAATACCCAGTGGTTTATTCCTAGATGGCGCTCTGATCTGCTGTCTGCCGCATACACTGAGGTAGCGTGGAACCCAGTTACCAAATTATAAATACGCACATCGCCATGAACAAAAGAATACGTAGGATAGCCTAGACTGCTCCAGTCATGTCCATCCTCTTTAGTGCCGAAGCCTGCAAGAGTGTGAGTCATTTGAATAGTATTTATGATAACATGTTCTTTATCATGCGTGAGTTGTGCTCTCAGTTTTATATGCTTCTTTGACATAGCTCAACCTCCTCTATGTCAGCTATAGCCCTAGCTAAGTTAAGTCGGCCATGGTGATACCCTAGTCGTGTAAGATCTCCCCTTCTAAGCTGCTTTACGATCATTTTGAGGGTATTTCTGAGGTGCTCTTCCGACATATCGGAAATAGGTATGGCAGTTCCTTCTTTAGTTACCCACAGTTCTTCTTTTATATCGGTCATTGGTAATCTCCTAATTGGATGTGATAAGAGTTATGAACGTAGCGCAGGCAGCCGTGAAAGTAAGGCCCATCAAAACTAACATTGTAGGAAAATTCCACCAACGTAATGGCAGTTTATGCTCTACGTAAGAAGTAACATACACCATAGCTATTGTTATAATTAACCACCCTGCTGTTGTCATAGTAACCTCCTAATTAACTTCCGACTTGTCGGAAGTCTCTACTTTCTGCCACACTTTAGTAACCTTTTCTATTAACTCAACTTCATCACACCAGATGTCGTCATCGTCAAATTCGTAAGGCAATTCATCTTGGCACTCAGTGGCTGCTGTGGAGTAGTAGGTTTCGTAGAATTTACCATCGTGTTGAAAAATTTCTCTATAGAGAATACTCCAACGAGATCTTTCTATGATCTCTTGGAACACGCCCTCGTCTACTTTATCTTTAAGAAGTTCTTTTTGGAATATCATTTTGTTGCCTCCTTTATGTTTATCAGTAGTTTACTTCTAATTTATACCTATCAAAACTATTATTCCATTTCTCTGGCATGTAATCTTCTAGCTCACCTGTCTTAGTATTGAAGCAATACCATTCAGAGCAGTCAATAGCAGCAAACTTTGTGTCATATCCTAATTTAGAAAAGTCAAGTATCTTTGGCTTGTCCCTATGAGTATGACCAAAAACTTGGTTAAATCTATTATCAAAGTGTTCAGTCCGGTAATCTGCCCAAAGTGGGCCTCCGTACTTACCATACCCACCTCTGGTGAAATCTATGCTGAAAACATCAGACAAGGGCCTTTGAACTACTTCACCTGTGGATAGATTAACTACCTTGTCTATCTCTGCGTTTATATACTCAGAGAGCGCTTCGATAGTATCAAAGCGCTCTCCAAATCCTTTAGAGATTCCTCCATGAGTAATTAAATAGTTGTCTCTGATAAATGATCCAACATATTTATCTTTATTGCCATTTATAAGATGCCCAAACGCCGGATTATTTCTGTGCCCAGAGCAAGCTAACTCTGATGGGCATTTATGCACGTAGGTTATGTCATGATTTGACCACGTAGCTAAGGCGCTGGACTGTATAAATAGCTCGAAGGTCTTACAAATAGTTTCATCAGAAGCATTGTAGGCGTCCATAAGATCGCCTGTAAGTAGGTGTTCTTCTTCAGGTTTATATTCTAGAAAAGCTTTAAGCTTCTCATAATACCCGTGTACATCTCCTAGTATTAGTGCCATATTATTTTGCCTCCTTATACCCAAGCTGTTTGTAATATCTCTTTCTATTCTTAGCAAAGGTCCATGCCAAGCTGTTTTCAACATCATCCCTAAGATCATATAGGATTGGGGTTCTTTTACCTTCTTTAACCCTGGTAAGTCTACCTACTACCTGTATAGAGTCTCTAAGGCTATTATTCGGGCGAGCCAACACCATGGCATCTAAGCTGGGAATGTCTGCACCCTTATCCAACTTCTTAACTATATGAATTACTTGTATTTTCCCGCTTTCTATTGATTCTTTTACCTCTCTATCTTTCTTAACAGAGGCAGTTCCAGTGTAAGAAATACTACTTATCCCTGCCGCGTTAGCTAAATCATTAAGCATTTTAGCTTGGGCTATGGTGATACACACCACTGCTATTACTCGTTTGTCTGCCGCGCACTCTTGTATGATTTTAAAAATGAGTGCGTTTCTTTCATCATTTATAGCTAGGGCGGGTAAAGTATAACACCCAAAATCCATCGGGATGTTGGACACCCACTTTACTTTAGTGTCCACCCACCTAACTTCTGGTACTACGGCGTTTTTATTTACCATTGTAACGCCAACTGGAGCGAGGAAGTCGTTTAGAATGTCGGTGTTAAGATGCTTGCGGAAGTAACTAGCCGAGCACGCTATCCTGTGCTTGTTGTCCAGTTGGGACAGAACGTATCTAAAAGAGTCCGCCCCTGCTGTGTGGGCTTCATCAGCTACTAAAGTTCCAAATTCAGTGCGCATTCTTTTCAGTAGGTCAGGGCTTCTAGCGAGGAGTTGGAAGGTAGCTAGGCAGACGTCTCCGAAAGAAGAGGTTCCGGCTTTTATAATTTGGATATCTCTATTCCAAATTAACTTAGCTGCATCTTGCCAATTTTGTATCAGGTTGCTCTGATCGAGCAAAACTAAGGTTTTTCTTCCAATATTACCGTAAGCATACGTCATTACTATTGTTTTTCCAGCTCCTGTAGCCGCTGATAAGGTGCAGGAGCCTTCATCCTTCACTTTACGTATAAGCTCATTTGCGGGTTCTTCCTGGTAGCTTCGGAATTTAAATTCTTCAGACAACACAAAAGGCTCTCCTAATGGAGAGCCTTTGCTACGTTGGTCTGCTATCTCTCTGTCGAGAAGACTAGCCACTTTTTTAAGTTTTTCTAGATTTGGTGGAAGATATGCAACGTTATCTTTGTAGATGTAGTTAGAATACACGTCTCCATTCTTAGTAGTATACGAGTACATATTAAGGATGAGAGCTTTTACTGAAGGGTCATTAGGCAAACTTACTTTAGCCAGATGGCGCAGTTGAATTGTCACTCGGTAACTCCTCCTGTTTAATTCATTAATAAATTAGGGTAAATTTAAGTATATAATGTAATAGAGAGTCACCCACCTCATAAATAGCAAGGACTAACCCTATGAATAATAACTATGTATACGTATACGTGGACCCCACTAAGCCTGGTAACTATGAGTACCCAAACATTAACTTACGATTAAGTTATGAACCTTACTACGTAGGCAAAGGAAAACTAAACAGGATGCTATGTCATATCGCAGAGGCAAAGTTAAAAATAGAACCTTGAAGCATAAAAGGATACTTAAATTAATAGAATTAGGCTACGAGATTAAAGACTATATAATAAAAATAAAGTCAGATCTTACTGAAGATGAAGCGTACTCATTGGAGTACGCTATAATACAAGTTGTAGGTAGAGCAATTATTAATAAAGGCCCTCTATTAAATTTAGTTCGCGGAGGTTCTGGAGCGCTCCTTGGTAGAACTGCGAAGTTAACCAAAGAAGATGACATACAAGTAAAACTTATGTATGAGGCTGGAGGTACCACATGCTCTATCGCTCGTGAATTTAATGTGTCTAGCACCACCATCAGTAGTAGCCTTAGAAACACTAATACTCCTATTAGAAGTCGGTTATGTAATACACTAGCTAAGTCGCAAGTCACTGAATTATGCGAACATTATCTTGCTGGTGCGTCAACCACAAGTTTAGGATTGCGGTACGGCATTCCTAGGAGGACCGTCCTAAAAATTATAACCTTTAATGGTATTAAAATCAAATCCAATAGAATACCTGAAGAAATTAAACAGAGTATAGCAGGCATGTATTCTGATGGACATTCTTCCACCCAATTAGCTAGCATGTTTAATATATCTATAAGATCTGTTCTTGATATTGCCTTGCAGTACGGTTATAGCGTGCGGCCTAATGGTAGACCTAGGCATTAGCTATTTATGAGACATTAGTGCATTGGTTACCTCAAGTTTTTCCAATCTATTTCTCCTTCGCCTAGAGCTAGGAACTCAAACAGCGCGTTGGCGAAAAGCTCCGCGTTGATAAATTCCTGTTGAATTGGGAAGTATAAAGGTCCGAGGTAGTCTATTTCCTCTCCTACCCTTAGCTTTAGGAATCTAGGCCAAAAAGGTTGGCCGGACGCCCACTCGTACATCAGTCCGAAATATTCCCACTCCGTGACAGTTCCTTTGCTACAGTAAATGGTTCCTCTAACGCCGTGATGATACTTTATTCCCATGTTTTCAAGGATATACTTCTCGCGTTCCGGGTCTATAGTAAACATAATTTAATCCTCCTATTGGTTCTTTGGATGGTGAGCCGCGCAGTAGAATCTTTCCTTCAACTCATACGTAACTTTATCTTCGTAGCTGAACCTACCGATTATGCTTCTTTCTACTAGCTCAGGCCTCCCTTCAGTATGCATGTTCTTTACTAGCAGGCACCCGCACACATGACAAGAAGTAAGGTCCTCAAAATAGACGGGTGTTTTCTTAGAAAATGGCCACATAGTATTACTCCTTTAGTTGCGTATTATTGAAAAGATACAGTAGTTTTATCTGGCCTCTCCCTCACAAAGATGGGAAGCCTCAAGCTGTTATCTGCAGTTATCTCTTGATACAGGACTTCCACAATTCCCCCAACCAACTTTCCGGCTTTATGTCTAAACCACATTTCAAGGCGCAGGTCATCATCAATTCCAGTGCCGCACTCAGACTTCAACTTAGCATCATCGCCAAGGATAAGCCCACCAAGACTTCCCTCATGGCGTGTTCCAAGCTTACCCTCAAAAGCGCCTATAATACGCAAGTCAGCTGGGTAGAACGCTTTAATTTTCAGCATTTTGTAAGACCTATCGAACTCATATAAGGAATCAAGTTCTTTAATCATAGCACCTTCTCCACCTTCGGCTACGATTTTAGTAAAGAAATCTACAGCCTCTTCCTTGTTTTTAACAAGGATGCTTTCCATCATCGCTAGGCCTCGTAGGTTAGATTGTCTTTCAAACAACCCTGCGAGTTCCGACTTTCGGAACTTAAGAGCCTTACATTCTCCCTTCTCTCCATGCGACATAAAGTAGTCGTAATCTACTATGTCCCACACTTTAAATACAAGGTGATTAAGCATGGCAGATTCACTATAAGTACCCTTGCCAGACCTAGCCATGCTAATGCCTTGAGCGAATACCCAGTTTTTACCTGCATCTTTGTTTTTCTTAGCAGTCTTGCATTCAGGGTAGAATACACTGCCGAGTATCTCTCCATCAATTACAAAGGCACAGCCGGGTTTGAGCGCTAAAACTTGTGAGGCTAGGTAGTCAAGTGCCTCAAGGTCATGGCCTTCTCTGGTTTTGAACTGAACCTTAGTTCCATCACATATAGCTATGCAGCGCATTCCGTCGAGCTTGTGCTCGATAGCACATGGAAATTTGAAGTCATCCCACCGACTGTTTCCGCTTTTAGGCTCCACTACAGGGTGAGCTAACATAACCTTGAAGGTAGGTATAAGACCCTTGAAGGCTCGATTTATGCTTCCTTCACTAATTCCTATCTTAAGGTCACGGCTGGTGATCTTGGCTATCCATTTGCTGTCTTCTTCAGTAGTCTTAGACATTACATTTTTTATCAGGGTTCTCCCTTGCGCAGGAGTCACTGAATGCGCAGCAAGAATATCTAACACTTGGAGTAGTTCATCTAAAATGTCAACAGATACGGAGTTAAACTTTGTAGGTATATCTAGTTTCTTTACTCTATAGGACTTGAATGGGTCGTATGTCGCCTTCAGTATAGCTCGCAACCTAGGGCTGTCATACTGTTTGAGCGTTGATACCTTCATTCGTGAAGAAGCCGTTTTGCCTACGTGTTCAAGTACTTCAAACTCTTTCATTGTTTTTCTCCCCATTCATTATACTCAAATATGGCCTGCTTAATTTTAGCCCAGTCTTTAATGGAAACTCTCGCTGTGTCCTGGTTATTCGCAGTGGAAGTACCTCTTAAGTACAGACGGTCTTTATGTTTTACCCACTCAGGCCTGTAGTTGGAGGCTAGGCAAAACCCGTTAGATGCGAAGAACAGTCCGCCAGCATATTCAGTCCTAGTGCTACCAAAGTAGTTTGCGAAATGGGATTGCTCAAGTACGCTAACCTCAACTATATCCTTAATTAGCTTTGCCCTTACCTTGATATGTTGTTTCATTGGCTTTCTCCCCACTCATTGTATGCTTTAAGCGCGGCTTTTAGCATAGGCCATTCTTGTATGCTGATAGTTATAGGTATATTATCACTGGCAGTCTCACGGCCTCTTAAATAGATCTCTCCAAAATCATATTTATCAGGAAACTCGCATGACTTAAGGCGGTACCCTTCATGTTTGAAGGTTCCTTCTCTAGGGTTACGTACATTCCCAAAGAGATCACCTCTATGAGTCTGCTCAAGTATTACCAGCTCTACTGACTCTTTATTACTAGATAAGATTGCTCTCACCTTGATGTGTTGTTTCATAAGCTGGCTCCCCACTCGTTGTACGCTTTAATGGCCTCTTTAACTGCTGCCCACTGCTTTAGCGTCAGCCGTACTATACGATCATCTTGATCAGGCATCCTACCTCTAAGGTATAGTTGCCCACCTTTATCAGCACCATAACTGTAAAATGCAGGACAGTCGCAAGATCTTAGTATAGCATCCTTATAAACAAATTCCCCAACTATATTGTCATATATGCTATTTCCAAACTTCGTAGCTCTATGGCTCTGCTCAAGAATCTGCACTGCCACCCATTTATTATTCTTTTCCAGAGCAGCCTTAACCTTAATATGCTGTTTCATAGACATCCTCCCTTAACTTCCGATACATCGGAAGTACTATTTACATAATCACTTCACCGCAATCTTCAGCAAAATAAACTACGTTAATTTTATGCACAGCTCTGTAGAAGTACTTTCCAGCTTCTCTCTCGTCGTCATCTTCATCATTAGTGTACCCTAGAATAGAAGCACACAGCCTCTCTTGTATCCACCCGCCCCCATCGCCGGAGGATTCGTTTTTAACTGCATTATCCCATGTTCTGAATGTTTCCTCAGTTATGTTGGGGTGTGCCAGTAAAGCATCCACTACAGCCGCAAGTACCTCTACGTCAGCCCTCTCGGAGTTTCCTAGAGTTGGTGTTTTTGCAGGTCCGTGAAAGTAGTATTCTGACCTAAACTTAAGGGCCAACTCTTTATAGAACTCTACGTCCTCTAAGGCTAGGCCTTGAATCTCTTTGGTTATGTATTTCTCATCATACTCGTTGCTGTATATTTTAATAAAGTAGCCTTTCTTAAAAAACGGGCGTGGTGCTGCTGCTTTTGCCTTTTTCATGTTAAACCTCCTTAGTGGGTACGTAGATATTTCCGCAACACCTAAGTTCATCGCACCTACCATTGAGGTACTCACATTGGCGAACCATATATTTAGCCAGCGCAGGGTCTACCTGAGCTACTGCTTCTTTGATTAGCTGCATTACTTCTGTGGTTAACTTGTGGGTCTTACTGCACAGGCGTTTATGAGCCATATTGATAAGAGCCTCGGCGTTTATGAACATCATGTGGTTTACTGGTTGCATTCTACCAAGGTCGCCAGAATATCCCATTCTGTCTTCTCTGTTGGATTTAACATAGTGAGTAACCCCAAGGGAATGGCGCGTAAGGTGCACGGAAACAAATGTAGGTATATCATACATCTCCACCACAAATATTAATGCACGAATGGGAGAGTGCTTACACTGATAAATTCTTTCCAGAGGCATCTTTGATTCTTTATTTATAGTAAAGCTGCAAGCTAATTGCATCAGCTTTTCATCCGTTATTTTGGTTACTGTTACACGCACTGGAGCCCCTCCTCGTCGGCACCTATTGAAGCACCGCCATCAGGAAGTTCAAGAGACTCATCCATCTGCGAACGTACCCAATCCCTGAAATCGCGGGCCAGTTTCTCTCCGAAACAATGCCCAAGAATAGCCTTGGCCACACAGTCATTCAAATACCTCTTATTTAGTTCTGGGATATACTGCTTGAGGCGGTCTAAATCATAGTTGTACTTATGATTTACGTATCCGGTTTGTTCTACCAAGTCGCAAAAGGTCTTTACTGAAAAGGAGGGAGGCGCGGGGAAGGATACTTGTACTAGTTCTTTCGGGTTGTTTTCGGTTTTGTTCATGGGTTGCCTCCTAGTTGCTTTGATGTTCAGATTTTTTAATCTCTCTCATAGCATTAACTAGGAGGTCACGGATTACGGTACTACGGTTTACTTTAGACGGAGTAAACGATTTTGTTTTAGAGATTTCTACTAAGGCATCTAGCAGCTCAAGGTCACCATCGCTTAAGTTTAGGCTGATTAGTTTTTTGCTCATTTGTCTCTCCTGTGAATTTGAAAGTTAGGTATTATACCACACTATTTCACTTTTGTCAAGGACAAATTCACAGGAGGCATATTTTTATTTGTAGTATTCGTTGTATTCTTTTATTATAGATTTCACATACCCTAATTTACTAGCTTCCATGATAAAGGTGGACCTACCTAAGTCGGTAGGAGTACTACACAACCACAAGGTATCTCTGGGAAATCCAGATATGTACGAGCCGTGTGACGCTACGGCTAAGTTTCCTCTTCGGCTCTGAAACATGTTACCAATACCAGAAAAGTCCTTATCAAAATGAGTTTGCTCTACTACACTAACTAAGCACTTATCCGGAGGTATTAGAACTGCTTTCAGTCGCAATCTTCTTTTCATATTATACCCCTCCATCAAGAGCGTTAAACTCCTCAGCAATTATTTTTATAAGTTCCCATTCTTCAAGTTTAACTACGAACTTGTCTCCTTTTCCATGGCATAACCATAAAGTATCGTCTCCAATGCAGGCTCCAAATATGGTTCCCTGTTTTATGTTGTATCCGCTAGGCAAGATAACAGAGACATAGAAGTCTTCTGAGCATACGTTATATACGAACTCTACCACATTGACTTCAACGCGTTGAAGTCCTCCCTGTTTGATCAACCTTCCTCTTATCTTTATATGGTTCATTGGTTAGCTCCCCATTCATTGTAGGCTTCAATAGCTTCTTTTATACCCGGCCATTCTTTTATAGGAATATCTACAACTGCACTATCTCTAGCTGTAACACATCCTCTGACCCTTACCCAAGAGGTTACTCCTAACACCATTCTGTCAGTACTATACGGTCCTCTATTTATGTACGAAGGTGAGGCTTCACTGATAATCCTTACTGATTTGTGCCTAAAAGTGTAAGTATGGCCCTTGAACATAGTGTCACAAGGTTCATATTTACCAAATTCACTTGACAAATGCGTCTGTTCTAGTATGGTAAGTTTTACTTTAGTTCTGCATTTAGAAAGCTCTGCTCTCACTTTTAAATGTTTCATTGGGTTTCTCCCCACTCATTGTAGGCTTCGATAGCTTCCTTGATCTCTTCCCAATATTTTATTGGTATTGTTATAGGTGGTCCGCTAAGGCTAGAGAAATATAAACGCATAGGCCCATATGAAGGATAGAACGCACAAGTTGTGGCGGACCTTAAAGCTACATTATTATGTACGAATTCTCCTATCCCTCTAAAAGTACCTGGAACAGTGCCTGAGCCGAACTTACCACCAAAGTGAGTTTGCTCAACCGCAATAACATGTACCTTAGTACGGTCAGACGACAGCTTAGCCCTTACTTTTAAATGTTGTTTCATTGTCAAACCTCCGGGTCACTTAAATAATCCATCACGGCTTCTTTGGCTTGTTTATATGCTTCATCACTTTTCAACCACTCTTCTTCAGTTTCGATAAATGCATCAGTGATATTATCTTCACTGTGACTGATAAGAAACCCTAATATAAATCTGCTGAGCGATCTAGGTAACACAGAAACTGCACCACTAATTTGTGACATCAAGGTAAAAGCGAGGTACTGCTGATCGTAAAAAGGTTCAAACTCCAGTTCCTCGGTTTCTCCTTCATGACAATTTTCAGGTTTGCTGTGAATAAGGGAAGAAACTTCGGGGGAAAAATGAGTCACTTCTACTTCATAGGTAAACTCAGTAAAGCCTACGTGCTTAAGGATAAAATAAAGAACCTCACTGTTCATTTTATCCCTAACCAGCTTCAATATGTTTACCGTCCTGTAAAAACTAATCATGTAATCCCCCTTAGTAATTCCGATGTATCGGAAGTTAGTCGTAGCAGTGGTCTTGGTAGTAGTCAGGAATCTCCTTAACATTGGGGATAGGGGTATCGAGAGTGGTCTTGGGCTTGTTGATAGATCCTACCAAGAAGTCAGCAAACTTCTTGGCTAAAGGCCCTACGTTTCTATTCCCGATAGCAGGAGCTACGTAGGTTTCCCAATGTTCCTTGGTAGGAAATTCCGACATGCACATGAAGTCAGGCACCTTTAGGAACTCTATCCGAATGCTCCTCCTTACCTGTGTATAGTAGTCCTGTATGCTGCTGGTGGGCGGAGGAGACAGCAGCCACTTATGCAACAGAACCTTATCTTCGGAGAAGGCCACTTTGTAAGCCACACCTTTCTCGTCCACGCGGTATTCACACGGAATAGCGGGTTCAAGTGAGGTGTAATAATCCACGGTCTTAACGAAACGCATCATCTTGGTGTTGTGATTCCATATCACCACATTGTAGTAAAAGGCTTTGGGAACTTTCTCGGTATACGCCTTTACTATTTCCTTAGGTAATACACTGTCAGCCCAAGTCCAAGAAGCCATGATGCTGCCATCGTTGAGCTTTATCCCGCACCGGTGGCCTGCAGGTATCTTGCGAAGAAGTCTCTTGTAGATCTCTTCATACTCCATGCACCGCATAGAATACCACTTGTAGAAAATGGCTGCAGACTCACCTTTCTTCTTAGAAAGGTTATGTGCAGCCAAGTAATTACTGGCAGCTTCCTTGAATAGAAGCGCAAGCTCTGCCCTCCTGCCTTCGCGGTAGCACTTCTGTATGTCGGACTCTCCTTCTTTGGAGAAGACACCGTGCACCACGTTGTCTTTCTTAGTTTCTTCGAGCCTTGTTGTCATGGGATTCTCCTTATTCGTTAAAGGTTTATTTTCTGGTTGTAACACTCCAGTGGCAGGGCTTGGTACACTTGCATCCAGCTTTACAGCCTGCCTTGGCTACCACCGTTATCTTAGCTATCTTCATGTCTAGTCTCCTTTTAGAATACATCGCTGAGGCCAACTCCAGCATTATCTTTATAAGAACAGACTCTGCTGGGTACTTGTTTGTCAGTAATTCTACTAACGGTCGTTTGGGAGAAGGTAAATGCACAGATGTAGTTCTGGTGTTGTATGCATCTATGAAGTCAGCTATAGACACTATGGTGGCTATATCCAACAACTTTTTTAGATTGGAGAAGGAGATGTCTTCTGGGATATCCTCCAAGGTTACCCCATAACCATCTCCCGACCCCATTCTATGATGCAATCCGGCGCAAAGCCCACTAAACTCCATGTGAGATTTTAGATCCTTATATCCTTTAACTGCGTGAGTTTTTATCTGCTCGTATTCCTCGTCAGTTATTTCTCCACCAGCGAAAAGTTCAGGAGGTAAGAACTGTTTACCTTCATCGTGAAAAAGCCCTGCTAAATAAGCTTTGCGCTCATCCTTTCCGAAGGCTCTAGCAGAAAGCCTAGAGAGTTTAGCCACTCGGGCTGCATGTTCTTTGACCTCTTTTGGAAGATCTTTATGGCTCATGCCTTACCTCCTACTTCCGACCATCGGAAGTTACTTGTCGTCCTCTACGTCAGCAGGGATGGGATCGCCCTCTTTGCCCACATGGAAGGGATCTTTGGTCGGATCTTCTTCTTTATTTTTTTCTGCCTCCTGCTCTGCTGCCTCCTGAGCAGTCAGAAGGGTGGAGACTTTCCCTGCCGCGTCTGCGGCTTTGATGTATTCCTCCAGCATCTCGTACATCGGATCTTCCTTGGTGAGGTAGTTGTCCATGAGGAAGGTAAGTTCATCATCCTCAAGGTGCTTGAGCAGTTGCGCCAACAGACTGCCGCAAGTGCAGTCTGCAAAGACATCTCCGCAAGCCTTGCAGTAACCTCCCCAGGTTATGTGGTTGAGAACCAGGTCTATGACTTCGCTGGAGGCCCCGACGGGAGGAATGGAGGCACTAGCGCTTACGTTTCCCCTTCCTCCGCTTACGTTTTTTTGGCCACCATTGGTCCTTTCATAGTCAGAGTCCTTGTACTTGCTTCCTCCATAATTGGAGTAATCGTAGGACTTTCCCTGATACGACCACTTTTTTGTTACGGGGTGGAGCTGTGCGATGGGGTCTTTCATCATGCTGTAGACCCTGTTGATGGTCATGTGCATTTCGTCGAGGTGGAGCTTTTCGCTCTGAGTGTGCTGGCCGTAGTAGCCGATGCTGAGGTTGACAGACGGAATGAGGTACTCCTCCTGCAAGTCGGCTATGTCGGAGTAGGAGCCGTGCCCTGACTTGAAGCCGAAGCTTTCCACGTAGTCGATGACCGGGCGCGGAAGAGTAGCTCCGTAGGTGACCCACTCCGTAGCCCCGAGCCTGTCCATCTCTACGAACAGCTTGGTGCACCCTTTATCTTCTCTCTTGAATGCTTCAGTGCGCAGGAACACTTTTACGCCGAGTCCACCACTCTCCTCGCCGTTGAAGAACATCACGCTCGGCATGGGCAGCTTGTCGCGATATGCCCTCCTTACGAGGTCAAGGCAAGCAAATACGCCTGCTCTGTCGTCTGCTCCGAGTATGCCGTTGGCGTTGGTGAGAACGTTTCGGTTCTGTCTCAATGCCACAGGCTTCTCAGCATCCACGGAAGACCTCGCTCCGCTGGACTGCCTATCCCTAACGGTGTCGATGTGAGACACCAAGCAGATGGACCCATGGCCGGGGGCGTAGACGAAATCGTCTTTGTGAACGAACACAGTAGGTGGCGCACCAGCAGGGCGCGGGTAGTATCTCAGCAGCTCATTTACGCAATGGTCAAAAACCTCGTCCGTAGACGCGATCAGTAGATCGTCAATCCTTGTTTTCATAGGTCGTTCTCCTTGTTATGGGTTAGGTTGAATAAGAAGGGAAGGTCGGTATTACCCGATTTCTTCCACGAAATCTTCCCACCCTTCAGGAAGACCAGCGTACTTCGGCTTGGCTTTGAGTTCCAGCACCTTGCCCTTGCGCTTGGCGTCACATGCGGGGCATATTTCAGCACCGTCCATGTTAATGCGGCTGTCGAAAGTGTGGTACTCACCGCAGTCGTTACACCTGAACGCTACATTCGGGAGGCAGCCGGGGCATACCCTTCCGACATAGGTGTGGTACACTACCTCTGCAGCTGCGTGGTACTTGTTGCAGATGGAGCAGAGCAGGTAATGTTCGACACAAGCATTGCAGATGTGGCCGCTAATACCTTCGAGTACATTCATCTTGTCCTTGCGATGGAAGCTCCCGCAGTGGGAGCACTCGGTATAGTGCTTTTTAAGGCACGCCTTGCAGGTACGATGCCCGTCGATAACCTGAAGGTCCTCTTTGAGGTGATGCTCGTGGCAGTGGTTGCATTGCTGGAACTTCTTGGAGTAGCAGTTCTGGCAGTAATGCTCACCATTTACGGTGATGCAGTTATCTGCCAGATGCTTCTCTCCGCAAGTCGTGCACGTCCACCGCACACGGCCGTCATGCTCGCTGCAGATCCCTTTGTTGGGATAGTCGGTGGTTTTTCCGCATACTAGGCAGGCCGCCGCAGCGAACTCCAGCTTGGGAAGTGAGAAAACTTTTTTGGAGAGGTAGGCAACTTCCACATCTCCGGCGTCGAAGTAGCCGGACATGCCATTTTTCGTCTTATCTGCGGGCATCTCGAAGCTATAGTCCTGATTGGTGTAGCTCTTGCGAGTAGCCTTGTACTCCCCTGGGTTGACTCCTTCCTTTTCAGCCAGCTTGGAGATGATGAAGTCCTTGGCCGTCTTTCGCTCATGACTGTCATAAGCCCCGTAGGACCTCGGCTGCACGATCTCATTGCTGCTGCTAAGGAACAGCCAGCTACGACCAAGCTTATGGATCTGGTGGGTTTCGGTGGTGGCCTTTGCGTCAGACACGAAGGTCATGATGGTCATCTTGTCACGGGCATACGCGATGTTGCCGTTGAAGTGCTGCCCGTCGAAGGAGTGGCAGGAACGGAAGGCCGCGTTATCCGATGCAGTGAGGAAGTCGAGGAGGTTGGTAGACAACCACAAGATCCTCCCCGACTTCACGATGTCGCCCAGCTTGGGAAGGAACTGCTCAGGCCTTGTGATGCCAAGCTCCTTCATGGGGAGTGCAAGCAATGCTTCCTTGTCCACAAGATGCTTGGAAAGCACCTTGGAGAGCCGTTGCTCCTGTCCCTTAACCGTAACTGCGTTTTTGGTTACGGATATGGTGCTCGGGTCGATCGGAGCGCCATCAGCTGCTGCTTCGACGAGGATCTTCTTGATGATGGCACAGGTATACGGGCGCTCCTTACGAACCTGCTCCTCAGTTTTTTCGAGGACGATCTTGGCTCGGAACAGGTTTTCGGGAGAAAGCTGCAGAAGCCCGTCTATCCTCTTCTTGGATTCTCTCATAGTGGCCTCAATAGCCTCCACTGAATCGTAAGGCAACCTGTGGTTGCTCAGGACTGATTTAGTGGTTTTGATAAGCTCTAATGACATTGATTCCTCCTTTTCTTTGAGACTTCCGATGTGTCGGAAGTTTTGCTGTTGTCTTCGCGTAAGCGAAGGGTTAACCTTTTAGGTGGTTAGTTTACGCTCCCTGCTCGATGAGCTTTGTCAGTTTGGCGCGTTCCTTCTGTGCTCCCACGCCTTTGCCAAGGCGCTGGTCGAGGAGGTCGAGCTGCTGCTGGGGGGTGCGTTTGGAACGAGCTTCCGTGCGCTCTTTAGCCTCGGCCCTTTTAACATCCACGCGTGCCTCGAAGTTCTTTCTTTTCATGTGTTACCTCCTTGTGCCTAGGTTGGGTTACGGTTCATCTGCAAACCTTTTGTTGTATGCTTCTACTGTCTTTTTGAGCCGCTTGTACTTTTCTAGTGACACAATGCAGGAATTATAGTAAGGCCTGTCGTACACTTGTCCGGGTAGATACTGTGCACTATTTAACAAGTTAACCTTTGTCGAATAATATGCATTTATTGCACCACCTGACGAGCATATTTTAAACTTGGCGTACTCAAAATATGAGCCGCCCCATTGTTCCTTAGGGCCAAATGCATACCCAAAGTGTGTCTGCTCCAGTACTGTCACCTTGACCCTTTTGAAGTCAGGGCGAAGCAACTCTGCTTTCAACTTTATGTGCTTTGCCAATCTCGCCTCCTTTATGTTAACAGGAGGATCAGACCGTTAGGTCGTCATTTCCTACTCTTTGTACTTTTCGTTATACTCTTTCACGGCTTCCCTGAATTGCGAGTAGACATGCAGAGGCATAGTGAACTCTCGATCATCGGATGCTTCACGGTACCCTCTGAGGTACATTTCATCAGAATCACCTTCCCAAGCAGGAGTAGCGCAGCTTTCTAGTCGGAATCTGCTAGAACTCCTGAAAAGACTACCTCTAGGAGTAAAGTTGTCTCCTCGGTGGGTCTGCTCTGTGATTACCACAGTAACCTCTTTGAGTGATGGGTTTAATTTAGCTCGGTACTTTATATGCCTTCTCATATCACCTCACAGATAGGGCGGGCCGTAGCCCGCCCCTTTTCAGATTAACCTATGACGTAGCTGCAAGCAGCCGGAGCAGCTACCGGGCGCGGAGCCGGTACAGCGTGGTATACCGGCTTCTGCCAAAACCTGAACACGCGATTGTACTCTTCGATTGCTGCGAGTACTTTGTCCAGACGGCCAACCGGAATAGCAATGGCGTTGTTGTCCTGGGTGCGATCGGAACCGCGCAGGTAGACGGTGTTGGCAGCGCTCTTGTCGAATGCACGGTCAGCATCACGGGCCGGCTTGCGGTTGGACACCAGTTTCACCCCGTTCGATGCGGTGAAGGTGTTATCGTACATGCCGAAATCGGCACCGCGCTCGGTCTGCTCCAGAACGCGAATGAGGCCTTTGTCGAAACCGGCAACTTTGATTACTTCCACTTTGATCTTTTTCATGTGATTCTCTCCTTTTGTCTTGTACGCTATGAAGCGGTAGTGAGGGTGGCGCGGCGACCCTTCCAAGTGATAGGACCGCGCCACCTTGATTCTATTTAATTGCTGCTACTTCCGACGTGTCGGAATTAGCCGATGATGTACGAGCAAGAATTTGCAGATGCAGCATAGCGCGGGGCTGCAGCAGCTGCACGACGCAGAGCTTCTGCCTGACGAGCTGCTTCGAGCTGCTGAGCTGCCAGACGAGCTGCTGCCTGTGCACGCTGTGCGATGAGCTGCCTGTCGTACACTGCGGAGGCACTCCAGAACTCGTTGTATTCACGCACAGCAGCACCCAGTTTGTCGAACTGAGCACGGGTCAGGACGATGCTGGAGTCGTCCTTGGAGGCGTCGTAGCCGCGAACCCAGACGATGCTGGAGTCGTCTGCGTCACGTGCCGGACGCTCGTTGGAAGCAAGAATCAGGCCGTTTTTGGCCTGGAACTTGCGGCTGTCGCCTGCGACGTTACCACCGAAGTTGTAGTACCGGCTGGTCTGCTCGGTTACTTTCACGAGCACTTTGTTGAAGTTTTGGTTGTTGACTACCTGCAGCTTGATCTTTTTCATTTTGTTATCTCCCTTTTGGTTGTATACTTAGTTTCCTAAGTAGTGGTTGAAGTTACCAAGATTTGGGCTAATGCCTCAATCTTGAGCGGCTTCTCTTTTGCCCGAGAAATTGGCTAAAGGTACAACATTACTCGTACCCTACTAAAGTTTCCTTGGTCACTGTGAGGCACTCGGAACAGAGGTCATGCATGGATGTAACCTCTTCTCCGTTAGGATCAGCCTCTCCTATGCGTTCGCCAGAGGCTCGGTCGTACACGCCCAAGCAGCCCCAACAATGCAACGGTTCGGCAATCTCCCGCTCATTGACCCGCTCAACGAAAGGGTCAAATACAGGGTTTTCCTCTTCAAACTTATCAAGGTCGAATATAGCTCCCACAGTTTCCTCCTATCTTATCTTGTAGGCAAACCCACGTTGGTTTCTCTTTTGTTTCCAAGGCTCTGTGTTGGAATCACGATTTACTTTTACATTTTTATTTACGGGAGTTTCCCGCATAAAACTATACAGAGGATTTGATACTACACTGGCCCACCTCTCAGCTGATGCTTTACGTTCTGCTATAGCCATGTCAGAGTAGTATTCATTGTACTCTAATACGGCTTCTTTGAACCTTCTATAATCTTCAACTTCAAGAAAAATAGGATCGTTATTTCTTTCTTTGCTGTTTCCTTGCACGTATATCCTAGATGGACTATAGAAAAATGGTCTGGAAAATGATATTAGAGCAACTCCATTTTTAGCAACAAACTCATACCAACTGCTGTTACTAAATGACCCTACACTATCGCTCTGCTCAGTTATCACCACTCTGACAGTATTCAAATCAGGCATGAGCCTAGCCTTGTACTTTATAAACTTAGCCATGAGCTACTCCTTAACTTCGTCGGTCAGCTCTATGGGAGCGGTGTTAACCTCACTGTACTTGTTGAAGTTTGTGAAGGAAGCAGTTACCCTCCTAAGTGGAGGGGCTGGTACCAGCCCATTAGATAAGAACAAAGGATCTCTCTTGTAGTTCCGAGCCTCGGAAGTCATAGCTTCTCTTTCAAGTCGGTTTTGGGTGTAAGCTCTACAAGCCTGCGCTATACTATCCTCCATACTTCCTCTAACCACCAGCAGCTTGAACTTCTCGGCAGTTATCAGGATGTTCCACATTTCTGTGGAGAATGCCCTAAGATTACTGGGATGGATCAGATTTTCGTTGCAGACCCAAATTTTACAACGAAGCGCCTTCACTCGGCAGCCTTCCGGACCAAGGTAAACGCACCCTTTGGTATCCGCGCTACAGCAGAAGTTCTTGCCTTCTCCTCGCCTGAATCTTTCGCAAACTCCGTCGCAGACATTGCACGGATTGAACCTGCGCATAAGAGCATCAGCTCTTTCGTAAAGATCATTGTAGATAGGTATAAGGAGTTGTGCGTACTCAAATGTTCCGTGCATATTTTTAATCTCCTTTTTAATAAGGTAACTATTCTAAAGTTTGCAGCCACTCATCAGCAGGAACAGCCTCAACATTCACCTTCTGAGCATCCGGCAGCTTAACTTCAGCAGCTCCGCCCATTATTACTTTCTTTATTGCCGCCATAACTTTACCTTCAGGAGCCTTCTCCCACTTATCGTGGTAGCCAGCATCTTTTATGGTGCTACATGTCTTGCAGTGCTCAGACTTTAACCTTGAGCATGTCCTGCACGTTCTGCTCTTAGCTGAACCCATTAGCACTTCTTTAGCAGCTTCTGGCTCCTTCTTTTCCTCTTCTTTCTTGTTTATTCTTACTATAACAGAGCTGTCGATGTAGCCACGGTAATGGTACATATTAGGAACTGCTGTGCCTTTAAGCTTAGTAGACTTATCAAACACAAATACCTGCTTCTCTTCGTCGTAAACCACAGAGAAGTCTTTTTGATGCTCATCGGAGAAGGGAAGTGGGCAGTGAGCCACCTTACCATCTTTCAGCAGCGGATGAAACAATGCAGGAACCTCAAACCTGCACACAGTAGGCGTACCATATGCCAACTTCTTACCGAGTCTTTTCATCTCAGTATGCACTTGGTCACAGTACACGTAGCTTTCTCCTTTGACGTAACCGTAGGAAGGCCACTCGTCCTTGGTTACATCAGTACGGTATAGCATGTACCTAGCAACCGGCCTTCCATCGACTTCTAAGTAACACTGCTTCGCATACGGAAGATAGAGGTACCACGAGGAAGGGTAATGCCCGGTGTCGTCTGCGATCTTTACCCACGTTTTGGAGGTCCAGTCTTGGTAATGGGTGCTGCCCTTTTTCATGCAGCTTCCTATTACATTTGTGCTGTAGGCGATGTAGCATTCTGCGGGGGTCTTGCAGATTACAAAACGAGGCTTTGCGAACAGTAAAGCTGTCTTTTTGCTGATAGCTTCAATTTGGTCTGCACGATAACCTTTAGCTACCAAGTCAGAGTGCTCAGTGATGAGCCGAGCGAGTGTTGTGTGTTCTCTTTTCAGCACAAGCTTCAAGGCTCTCTCACGAGTCTCAACTCGTAATTTGGTTTTGGGGTCTGACAGGATGGCTCTGAGGTAATCAACAACTGACTCCATAGAACCTTTGGCTTTGATGTTGGGGAACACTACAACCTCTTGTGGATTTCCGATTATCGGAAGTGCGAGGGGAGTGTCTTCTGACATAATTCCGCCTTCCTTTCTGATGGAGTTATGGAGTTTGTCAGTGGTTTTCTTTCGGATGGTTGCGAGGGTTACCGCAAGGCGGGCGAAGTTATGCGCGGGAGTATCTTTTAGCTCCTCAACTTTTTTAATGGTTTCGGGTTTTAGCTTTCCCATTATTTTTTCAAATCTAAGAGCCATAGGTACTCCCTCCTGTTTTGCAAGTTATTTTATAGTGATTCACCCCACTTATTGTAGGCTTGTATGGCCTTCTTAACTTCTACCCACATTTCTGTGGAGATAGTTACAATTGGGTAATTAATTTGGTCTATTACTACGCAGAATTTATTATGCACCCAGAACGTGTCGTTGAGTGCGTTGGTGTTACTCGCTCCTAGAAGGAGAACTCTCCCGCGCTCAAAGACTCCATTATGAAATTCAGGAGACTGTTGTCCTTTTTCGCTAAAATTATACCTAAAATGACTCTGTTCTAATATGGTTAGGAGAACTTCCGAGTTATCCGAAGTTAGCCTAGCTCTAACTTTAATATGTCTTTTCATTGAGTCGCACCCCACTCATTGTAGGCTTGTATGGCAGCTTTAATTTTAGCCCATGACCCTAACGAAAGGGTTATTGACCTCCCAACTGACAGCGTGCCCATTACTAACATCAGCTCACCCATATTCCAGAATGCATTCTCAATGCGTATTCCAGATGATGACTTCAGGGCACATAGTACTGCATCCTTATGCGCAAAGCAGCCGGTATGTCTTCCTTCTAATCCAGTCTTGTCTATAGCACTAAATTTATTTCCCATATGAGACATTTCAAGGATGGTTACTTTAACGTTAGCCTTATCGTCGATTAACTCGGCCCTTACTTTCATATGTTTTGGCATATTTTACTCCTGAGTGGCTCCCCACGCGTTGTATGCTTCTATGGCTGCTTTCACTTGTGGCCAATGTTTTATGTGAACGCCGGCTGTAGTCTTATTTTTCATTTCTGCTACAGGCTTATGACTCACCCATAAAGTAATGAGGTCATCATATATATCATTATACAAATAAAGACAGTTTCTAGCATGGTCAAGTTCATTGCTGGCTATGCGTACTCTTCTGTGAGAGAATTTAGATCCCACTACAGTAGGTTGTCCATACCAGTTCACACGGTTATACTTTTCAGGACCAAATTCTGGTCCAGCATGACTCTGCTGTATAAGATGAAGTCTAACTGTCTTCATCTTAGGAGAAAGACTGGCTCTTATTTTAATATGTTTTGGCATTTTAAACGTCTCCTTGTTCTTCTCCCCATTGATTATATGCCGCAACTGCTTCTTTTAAATCTTTCCACTGCGTTAGATTTATGTGCCCATTAAATTTAATTGCATGTTCAGATTTGGTTCCGGGAAATCTAAAAGCAGTTACCATTGGACTGTAGCCCCACGCTTCAGCACTTGAGACGTGCATAGAACTATACAACAAAGCTGCATCAGTTCTGAAAAAAATGTGCCCATTATCTGGATGTTTTTGATTAGGCATACCAAAATCTTCTACAAAATGCGTTTGGTCTACTACATAAACATCAACACTCTGTTTGTCTTTTGATAGAACACCGCGTATTTTAATATGTCTTTTCATTGTGAAGCACCCCACTCATTGTATGCTTCTACTAATTGTTTAAATACCTTCCATTGAACTAGTGTCAAACCCTTCATACCCACTTCTTTACCGTCTACTGTGGGGGTTCCTGGCAGTACAAATGCAAACTCTGTATTCCATACCGAGGCTCCTGAGCTGTATGGATAACTATAAATAAAACCTGCAGGAGTTCTAAAGAAAATAGGACCCTCTGAAGGGAATCTATCATATCCCATGCCAAATTCCTTCCCAAAATGAGACTGACTGACAATGTAAGCAGTAACGCTTTGTCTGTCTGGGGATAGCACACCACGTATTTTTAAATGTCTTTTCATTGTTGTGACTCTCCCCATTTGTTATAGGCTACGAAAGCAGCTTTTACGCTAGGCCAAACTTCTACGGGAATACTGAATGGGTTATTGGTACAGCCTCTAGGCATGACCACATAATGAGTAAGTAAAGGGCAGGACAGCTTTTTACGAGGCTCGCAGTAAGGTTGGCCTGACCCAGCTACAGCGCATAGAAGTATAGGGCCATGTAGAAAACATCCTGTGTGGTGTTCGCTTGCTCCTTTCATTGCTTTGGAGCTGAACTCGGTTCCTTTATGCGACATCTCCAACACAACACAGGATACCACTTTACGGTCGGCAGAAAGTTCAGCCCTTATCTTTATGTGCTTAGGCATAGCGTAGCTCCTAAAAAGTGTTTATATAAAAGATTTTACTTGACAAAATGCAAAAAGTGTGGTATAATGTGAATCGTTCCGCTGGTCGGAACGATATACCTATATACTACTGATTATCTCCCCACTCATTGTATGCCTTGACTAACTTCTTTATGCTATCCCAATGCTCTATTTTAACCTTAAAGATGCAGTTAATTGATTTCGTATGAGTAAAAGGTAAACATACCATTAGAGTCTTACTTGGAGTTATGGTTACCATAGGGTTCATCCATGGATGTGACACTAAAGATAACCTTTCAGGGAGGTTGAAAGAGCACTTATAGTAATTGGTTAACCAGTTATTTTCGTATTGTGGAGCTACCCAGGGAATATCATTTCCAAACTCATTACCAAAATGACTCATAGATAATATCTCTACTGTCACTGTATTTTTATCTTTGCTCAGTGTCCCGCGAATCTTCAGATGTCTTTTCATACTAGTGATTCCTCTCATATACGCGAAGGCATGGACAAAAAGCTACGTAGAAAATTAACCCTATAATTCCAGAACTAACTCCTATTCCAAGTAATTTCAAAGGGTTATATGTGGAGTAGAACACTACGGCTATAGCAGCGCCGGTCCAGGTAAACCTGCAGAAGACGCAAGAAGCAAGGAAGCTTGTAACTTTAGTCTTGTGCATGAGTTTACGAAACCACAAAAAATGTTTGTGCTCATAAAATAAAAAGTGGAACCCAAGAAGCATAGGAAGAAACCAGAGCTTGCTCATTGTGATCTCCTTTAAAAAGTGGTAGAATCTATAAAAGCGCCAAGACTAACTTGGCGCTTCTAAGAGGCTGCTACTTTACCTGCGCCTGAAGCCGCCGGAACGGTAGCCGGAAGATCTGAAGCTGCTGTAACTGGAAGGCCGGTAGCTGGGCCGTTGGTAGTATTTCTTGACCACCACCGTTCGTTGCTGTACGATGTTGGCTGAAGGCCTGTTCATCATCTTACCTGCCAGATAACCTCCAGCGGCACCGATAGCGCCAGCCGCCAGCGGGTCCATGCCCGGCTGTTGTTGCATCGGCTGCGTGACGACCTGACCGTTCTGGTCAAGCATAGCTTGCTGCGGGACGGAGGGATTGTCGCACCCCATGAACATGCAACACAGAACCACCAACATCATCAGACTGAAGAATCTTTTCATCTTTGTTACCTCCTTTGGTGTTTATACTTCCGATGTGTCGGAAGTTAGCTAGTTACGTCGCTCTCAGGTACCCACATAAGATTCTCAGTAGAGCAAACTTCCACCAAGCACTTTCCTCCAATGGTTTCATGAAGGAATGCCGGAGCGTTGATTGAGGTGATATGCTTCTTCACCTTCTTGGGTATATTCTCATCCCCTCTGTCCGTTACTATGATGGACTTTGCCCGGTCCTTCTCTTCCTGTGTAAGAGACATCTCGCCCTCCTTTAGGCTACTGCACGAGTCCACGCTTTGCCTTTTCTTGCGCTTGCGCGGTCGGTTGTGCGCCCCTTTTTGACAGTCTTCCTGTCTTCTTCAGCGGCGAACTTGGGTTTCTTTCCGATCTTCTCGAAGTTGTCGTTGCTGCTGCCCCACTTGCTCATTGTACATCCTCCTCTGGGAAATCATATGTATTGTACAGCTCTATTGCTCTTTTTATCTTTTTGTAGGCTTCGGTGGATACAATTATTTCATGATCCATTAGATCTTTTCTGCTAGTATCTCCTGGGAAGTATAACACGCCTAAGGCATTGTATTCAATTCCTAAATTACCAAAAGAAGCTAGTCTTAACTTCGGAACATCGGATATGTCAGGCCTTTCTATGGCTCCCGAGGCTAGGTTGAAGGTTATCTCTAGTGCCCTATTTCCCAAATCCCTTAGACCAAACTCAACTTCTGCGTGGGATAAGCTGAGCAGTTTTAGCAAAACTTTAAACTTCCCGTCTTGATGTACCAACCTAGCCTGAAGCTTTATGTGCTTTTTCATGACTACCTCACTAATGCGGCAGATATCCTCCTGCAAGTTTCCTCTTTACCGAGGACTTCCATGATCTCTACCACGCCGGGGGAACAGGACTTTCCGCTGAGCGCCATGCGCAAGGCAGGAAGAAGCTGCGCTTTGTTGGTACCGCAGTTGTCCATGGCAAGTACTGTAGCGGTATTGAGGCCGGTGGCAGTGAAGTCGGATGTATTGATGTAGTCAAGGGCGCAGATGACCCACTTTTTCTCCTGCTCGGAAAGTGCTCTCTCCATCTCGAAATCGGAGATGTAGTAGAACTTGGCCATCTCCGCCATTTCTTTGAGGGTCTTGGCGCGGGTCTGGAGGGTTTTTATTGCGTTGACGAGGAACGGGTGTCCTTTGCTCTTCGCGCGGCCTTCAACCCCTACTTCTTTAAGGAACGGGAAGATGAGGTCTGCAAGACGATTTGGGTCGGCTACCTTGAGCCAGTGCTTGTTGATGTGATGGAACTTGTTCATGTCCATGCTTCCGGGGGCCTTGCCTACGTTGTTGAGGTCAAACTTCTCGATGAGGTCTTCCATCGAGAATATCTCGTCATTTCCGTGCGACCAGCCGATGCGCACTAGAGCATTGACCATAGCCTCCGGAAGGATGCCCATGTTCCTGTACTCCATCACAGAAGCCGCTCCGTTACGCTTGGACAGCTTCTCGCCCTTCTCGTTGTGGATGAAGGGAGTATGGGCGTAGTTGGGCACAGGGAAGCCGAGAGCCTCGAACAGCATGATCTGAGCCGGAGCATTGGCCATTCCGTCGATGCCGCGAACGATGTGCGTAACGCCCTGCAGAGCATCGTCGATCATGTTGGCCAGCAGATATCCCACAGAGCCGTCCTGCCGTTGGATTATGAAGTCGCTGATCTCCGCTTTTCTCACGTTGATGCGCCCAAGCACGAGGTCGCGCCACTGAACTCCGCCATGATCTTCGACCCTGAACCTGACCACGAAGGGCTTTCCGGGCTGATCTTTCATACCGTCGCAGGTTCTGTCGTACAGCGGCTTTTCCTTGGCTGCGAGCTGGTCTTCACGCTTCTTCTCAAGCTCCTCGGCGGTGCAGTAGCACTTATAAGCGAGGCCTTTGTCAAGCAGGATCTGCACGTATTTCTTGTAGATGCTTGCCCTCTCGCTCTGGCGGATGATAGGAACGTCGCTCTTTATGCCGAGCCATTCAAGTGACGCGAGAATGTCATCCTCGTATTCCTTTTTGGACCGAGCGATATCGGTATCTTCCATGCGAATTATAAATTTACTTCCTGCCTTTTTAGCGACGAGGTAAGAGTATAGTGCGGTTCTGGCTGTGCCGAGGTGGCATAACCCTGTAGGACTTGGAGCTACGCGGGTGGTAATTTCGTGCATGTATTATCTCCTTTTCTTTAATAAATTTCACTACTATTTATCGGAACTCACATCACCTAAAATTCTGTAGAGTTGTACTCTTCGACAGTCTCTTTAAACAATTTGTAAACATCCAAGTTCATATAAAAGAATGCACCTAAGTGATCTGGATCTTCAGGAACCCACACCCTAATTGTGTCTCCCTTATAAAAGTTTCCAATATGGGAAACATCACAGGCATCCCTACTTATCAACCTTACACGTCCGGGATGAAATACTCCCAGCGCTAAATTTAGTTTATCGTTATATGGTCTATTCCCAAAATCACCGCCAAAATGGCTCTGCTCCATAAAGGTAACCTTAACTCTAATATCCCCTTCTAACATCTTTACAAGCTCAGCTCTTATCTTAATATGCTTTCGCATAATTATCTCCTAAGCATAATATTCGTTGTATTCCTTAACCAACCTTTTAAGCTCCTCCCAGTGCACAAGAGATAACAAGAAAGTAGGTTCAAAGGATTCTTTCTTATCCCCTAACACAAACCAATACTTCTCTCTGCAGGTACTATGCGCCTCATAAATCCCAATGGCTCCGCTGTTATCTTCACTGAATAGTTTGTACTCGCCGCCACCAAAAGCAATAGGACCCCATCTCTTTGTTACGTGAGGTTCTATGCTAGGCCCAAAGTCCCTACCCGCGTGAGTTTGTTCAATTATCTCAACCTTAACTCTGGCAGTAAAATATATGCCATTCTCGCATACCTCTTCAGGAGGGATTAAAGTCCCTTTTATCTTAATATGCTTTTTCATATTTATAGATCCTTGAATACGTGGTTATATTCCAAAACAGCTTCTTTTATTCTTTTCCACTCATCTAAGGTAGAAATGGAATAATATCGGTCAAGGTACCCTTGAGTCCTAGGCAAGTACATCGTAAAAGAATCCGGCCCTGTACTGAAATACGCATCAGTGCACTTATTTTCAAACTGACTATGTGATTCATCAGACCTTAGCCTAGCACCGTTAGTGGATACAAACGCAAGACCGCCAAAGTTTTTACTCCCATCTCCGTTCCTGCCTCCAAAGCTATCTTCCATATGGGTCATTTCAACCACAGATATCTTCACCATCTTTCTGCTAGGCAGGTACTCTCCACGTAATTTTAATCGTTTCATTTCATACCTCTCAGTGATGTGGTCTATAAAAATGCTGGAAGATTTCTCTCCCAGCATTTCTAAGAACACACTACATCTTGGATCTAGCTACTTTTTCTTGGCCGGCTCGGCTTCGAGCTTGGCCATGGCTTTGGCCAGGGGACCTTTCTCGAACAGGTCGGAGAGCATCTTGTCGATGTTCAGCTGCTTAATGGCGTCCTGGTAGGCACCCACTACAGCCGCGTCGGTGACGGCGAGGATCGGGTGATCGGAAGCGAGGTTCGGCTTGGCGGTGCGGATGGCTACGCCGACGAGGTTCATCATGACAACCTGGCCCAGCGGGGTGGCAGCGTAGCCCCGCAGCATCATGGGGAGTTTGGGGCCGATGGTACCGACGACCTGCTCACGCAGGATGGAGCCGGCTTCGAGGGTGGCGGCCTGGACGAGGAGGCCCTTCTGGGTGGAAACGGTTTCGGTTGCTGCATTCTTGACGTTCTCTATGATGGTCTTTTTCATTTCAGTCTTCTCCTTTTTGTTGGCAGCCGGAGCTGCGGTTGTGGTCGATACTGCGCTATGGGCCTGGGTTGCTGCTGCGCCGGAGCGGCGAGCTGCTTCTTCGACGGTGATGCACACAGAACCAGCCAAGCAGCGGTAATACCCGTGATGGGACACCGCGCAGCCTGCTCTGTGCTCGTGCGCCTTTCTGTGATGACAGATGCCGTTCCCGCAGACGCCTGCATTGTCACAGATGTACATCTGCTTCGGCGCGAGGTCCTCGACCTTGCTAGCCGCATTTGCAGTCGCCTTTTTAGGTGCAGCTGCGGCTTGTGCCTTAGGCATAACAGCTGCCCTAGCAGCTGCAGCTCTCAGGTCATCCAGCTTGTCCAGAAGGACAACCAGCGAGACGAACTGCAGGTCGGTGGTGTTACTGCCGCTGAACTCCTTTGCTGCGAACGAGACGTTGAGGTTGGGGTACTTTTCAGTGTCCCACTTCTTCATCTGTATCGCTGCCGTTGGTCGGTCTTTGGCGCGGCTCTTGAACCCAGCACGGAAGAGTGCTTCTACTGCCTCTCTCCTTTCCGACTGGCTACGAAGCCGCACCACTACCGCGTCTGGTGCTCTGTTACTTTTCATGGATTCGTCCTCCTCTTTTGTTGGCGGTTTCACCTCCACAGGTTTTTTGATAGGAACCAGCTTGTCAGCCGGAACTCTGTTTATGGAGCCTCCGCTCCAGTGAACTTGATGTTTTCCGTAGTCATCCATTTCCTTTTCCACCACTCCTCTGGAGTCAGGGTAATTGGGATAGGTCACGGCTGTTCCTACGGCGTGGCCGGTGTAGCCGAGTGCGATCAGGGCTTCCTTGAGGGTGACTTTCTTTTGTCCTCTTAGAAGGTTAGTAATTTGGATAGGGTGTCTAGGAACCATATATCTCTTGTTGGAGTACACCTTCAAAGAGTGGTAGGAGGTTAGCTTTCTCCAATAGCTCCAAGCTTCTTCAAAATCACTTCCCGCATCATACATCGGAATTCCTGCCGCAAGCAGTAGAGCGAGCGCGTTTTTCCTCTCGGTATCGTTTTCAAACTCCAACACCAATTCAGTTATCACGCTCATTTTTTCACCTTTCCTTTGGGCGAAGCCTTTATTACCCTCTTGGATACATAAAAGTCCCCCTTCTTCACACCCAGCCTAACGCCGGTAGCGCCTACACTTACGCGCACGCCGCCGATGTTGAAGGTCAAGTTAGCCATTTCGTACCTCCTTGTGAGTAGCAAAATACTGCGGGGCGCAAGCCCCGCAGCTTCACTACGCCTCGATTTTACCCGAGGATGAAGGAGCAGCCAGCCGGAGCCACCGGGACAGGAGCGGCGAACTTCTTGTTGTAGGCGTTGATGGCGTCGCCCAGGTCTTTTGCCAGGTTGGCGGGGATGGTGCCGGTGAAGGTGCTGGCGGGCTGCCAGACGTTGCGACCCACGTAGAAGGTACCGACGACACCCTGTGCCTTCAGCCTGCTGGGAACGTAGGTGCCGAAGCCTACGTTGTCCTGCGAGGAGGAGCAGAGGCGTATCTTGCCGTGGACGAACTCGCCGCAGCCCTTGGCGGTTTCGGTGCCGAAGTCGGTGAGGATGTGGGTCTGGCTCAGGACGGTGACCTTCACGGTCTGGAAGTGGTCAGCCGGGTTGCCTTCGACGTTGACCTTCAGATGCTGCACGGCGGCCGGAGTCTTCGGGGTGAAGGTGAACTTCTTGTTGTACTCGGCCACAGCCGCTTCGATGGCGGGGAGTTTGGCCACCGGGACGAGGATCTCGCGGTTGTCGGCGGCGGTACCGTCACCGCGAACGTACAGCTCGGTGCGAAACGCGTCGATAGAGATGCTGGGGTACCCCAAGGAGGTGATCCTCACGCCATTGGAGGCGATGAAGCTTGTCGAGGCTGCTCCGAAGTTGCCACCGCGATGCGACTGCTCGATGACGGAAACCTTCACGGTCTGGAAGTGGTCGGCGGGGTTGGCGGCTACGTTCAGTTTCAGGGTCTTTTTCATGTGTTATTTCTCCTTTTCATGAGTTCCGATGATCGGAAGTTATGGCTTCGGCTACTACTCTTCGCTCTGGACACGCAGACCAACTTCACAGTAGCTTACGCCGGTTGACTGATAACTTCGGTGTATAAATTGTCGAGGCGGAGCCTCGTGCTACTTCACGAGAGACTTCGGAAGTGCGTCGTTGTCGAGCGTCTTCTTCATTCCGAAGTTTCCGGCAGTGTGAAACACGATGATCCCTTCGGGATTCATGAACCCAGGAGCTGCCATACTTCCCTCTTCCCGTAAGTTGTCCAACACTCTTTCGATCTGGTCGGTGTCGAACCTACCTCTCCAGAGCACAGGAACTACGTGACAGCAGGAAGGGCGCACCTCGTCGGTCCACCTTAGCGAGTTGAACAAAGAGAACCTCTTTTCCTTGAGGCCGTAGGTTCTCTGTATGCCTTGGCCCCACCACTCTCCGAAGTGTCTGCCAGGCCCGAGCTTTTCCAACTCTTTCCTGTTGGCCTCACACCACCCTGCAAACCCGGTATTGTCCTGCTTTCCGGGGGTTATCCAGCGCGTCCTGCTTCCAACGAACATCTGCATGTCGTCGGTAAAGTAGATTTGAGCGTTGGTTCCGTCGATCTTCTCTGTGATTACTACTTCACGAGAAAGCCTTGGTATTTTGGGAAATGCTACGAATTCTTCCATCTGTTTCCTCCTTTGTTAGTCGAATCTGATGGTGGCTCCTTTAAGGAACCCGGAGCATACCGTACCCGACACTACTACGCCCGATGGGGATTTAGCCCTGAAGCCTGTACTGAAGGTGTCGCTGTCGGAGCAGGCGAACGGGCTATACCCAGTGATCTGCACGTCGGTGTATCCGTTGTCTTGCAGAACTTTCGTGGCTTTGGGCTGGTCGGTGCATCCTGCAGCCATTAAGAAAGCCAGCAGAAAGAAAATTTTATGTTTCATAGAAGTCTCCTTTTCCGACATGTCGGAAGTTGTGATTATCTTTCACTGAACTTAGAGGCAAGACCCATGCAGGAAAACCCAACCATAAGTCCTGCAAACACATTACATTGCTGCGGAGTGAACACTTGCTTTGCTGCAGCAACAGCATCAAAAAGAAAGTATGCTCCGCTGATCATCAAACACAGCCTAAAAATAAACTCATACCTGCTCATTTAAGCCTCCTTGTTCCTCTTGATAGTGCTCAAAGCCCTAGCCGCACCGCAGCTAAAGTCGCATCCGTGGTCAACTCCAAGATGGTTGCAATTGTTGTTTTTGTAGATGTAGCACTCTTCCTTGAAGGGACAAACTGACCCTTTAGGAATGGAACCGTTCACTAGGCCTGTAAAGTCTATGTTTTTCATGAAAGATCCTCTAGTAAGACGGGGCAATTTTATTTACTTTTAACTCACCCCAGTTCACAGAAAGTGAGTCTCCGGTATTACCGAAAATTCCAGCCACCGTTTTTCGTTCATGTGTCTGCTCGTTCTCTAGTAGAGCCCAGTTGTAGCTTCCTACCGCAAAGCCACATACAACTGCTATCTTACAACCATCGCCCTCACGATGCTGCTCTACTACCTTTACTGCTACTATAGAAGAAGGTTTGGTAGGCTCTGTATCATTCACTGCGAACAGCATTCTTCCTATCGCAATCCCAAGCAGAACTCCAAGGGTAAATCCTATAGTAAATCCATCTTTCTTCATATTCTACTCCTTGTCTTTAAGAAGTTCCTTAGCGAATTTAACTCCATCCTCAACGGTGCAGAATTCCTCTTCGAGTTGTGCCTCGTAAACACGTTTCAACATCTCTCCGAAGTGCTTTCCAGGAGCATACCCAGCAGTTATGAGGTCGCGCCCCTGTACCAAAGGCGCTATCTCTCCCTTGATTTCCTCGTACACTCTGAGGATTTCTGAGGCAACCCCCATATTAACTGCCTCATACTTCACAGCCGCCTCTTTACCACGCCCAAGGCGATCTGCCTTGTTTACTAGCATCAGCTTGGGAAGGTCTATCTTAGCCGCCAGCTTCCTAACTTGCTTTTTAGCCACGCTAGGAACTCCGCCCTTGATGAAGTTATACGGAGTCATGTGAAATTCAACTAGGCGCATTACATTTTCTGACAATTCAATCTCATCGGTAAGCCTTTTCAGAGCGGTCTTGGCCAAGGACGTAGCCTCAGCATGGCCGTGGAAGGATATTTTTCCATCACCGCGGTCCACGGCCTCCACAGATATCTTTCCGAAATCGTGGAGAAGCAGAGCCACCATCACTTCCAGAGTTCTTTCCTCAGGTAAAAGGACGTCGAGCGCCATCAGGGTGTGGCTGTAAACCGAACCTTCCGGATGGTATTTAGCCCCCTGCTCAATTTTCTTGGTGGCGTGTAGTTCTGGGAACACCGCGTCAAGAAGGTGCATGGATTCCAGCGCCTCAAAGAACACAGAAGGCTTGGG